GGAAACTTTTTTCAACCATGTAAAAATCACGTTCAGCCTAAGTTATATGAACAACATGATCATTTACATGGTTGAAAAAAGTTTCCTCATCTACTGTAGCATATGGTAAATCAACAATATATCCATTTCCGTCACCAAGTTTAAATGCTGGAATATTATATGTCGTACCATCTTTCGTTACAGTTTTATAATCAGTAGTAACATATAGAACTCCAGACTATGATGTTTGTCTGTTTTCAGCTTCCCATTGTTGTTTTGTCATAGCAACTACCGTGAGTTTTTGATTTATCCTTCCCGAAATGATGTTATAAAATCTCTACAAACCTTGTAAGTCTAAATAAGAGTTTGCCATAACAGTTCACCCCCTTAACTTAACAAGCTCTCTATTTCCATATTAGTTAGTGCATTAGTATTTCGCACATAACTTAAACTTAAATCTCTATTACCAGAAAGTACAATACTATCTATCATTGGTTTATTGATTAACATTTCATAATCATTCATTGCTACCAAATCAATAAGATCTATCCAATCTGTTTCAGTTTCATACTTCCACTGAAGTGTTCCATTATTATTACGAAGTTCAATTCTCTCACCTTTAAGAGTTTCCAACCATTCTTCTTCTGTGCCAGTATATCCACCCAATACTGCTATATCGTATGCACTGTAGCCACGTAAAGCAGCATTTGATAATTTACCAGCTAAAGTGTCTGGATTAGACAACATTCCAGATAAAAATCTTATTGGCTCTGATAATGAACCAGAAAGTTTAGCACCAGAACTCAATTGTCCATTTAAATAAATACTTTCGTTTGGCATTTGCTATCACCTCACTCAAAATACTTCTTCAGTAATAACAAACTTTTGCCGATCTATAAAAGTATCAACAGTACCATCTGATAATGTTATCTCTATATCATACCTATAATCTCCAGGTTCTAATTTTTTCGTATCTTCAGATTCAAGACGTAAGATAAGAGTATCATAAGGAATATCTTTTACTATCAACGTCTTTTTATCATTATATTCCTTTTTTAATGCAAACCTTATTTTATCATCTTCGGTTGGAATATACTCATTACCATCAGCATCAGTAATAGATACTTTAGTTGTTAATGAATCTCCCTTCGTAAGTTTGATTAAATTATTTTTAATTGTACAAGCCATATTCCACCTCCTTAGTTAAGAAGCAAATAATATCTGATTTGATTTCATAAAAAAGAATACGTTTTTTCCAGAACCTTTATAGTCTGGTCGCATATTTCCTAATACAAAACCTTTATACATTAAATATCCAGCCAATCTTTGACTAAATATGGGTAAATATTTGCTTTCTTTATTCATATAATATTCCTCTCATTAAGACCCAGAAGATGGAGCAGTAATAGTATCAATTTCACTATTAGTAATAGCAACCATATCTGTGGTCAACATATAACCAGAAAGGTCAACATCAGTAGTGCCAATCTTTTCATAAGCATTATTATACCAAATATATTCATCATAAACATTCGGAGCAAGACCACTATTTGATTTCAAATAAATAACTCCAGCTTGCCCAGTCTGTGGAAAATCTGTAATAACTTCATATGAAATACCAGTTACATCTGCAAGTGCATCATTAATAGCCTGAGTGACTTGTGCTTGTGTTTGATATCCCGCATTGTTAATAGCATTAACTCCGTTCTGCGCTGCCTAAGCAGAAGCTAATGCGCCATAAACCGTTGCAGTTCCAGCAGCATCAAGTTCAGAACCACGAACTGAATTTGCCGACCCCGCCAAATCAAACTGAGTAGTATTAACATATGCAGCAGAACCAAGACCAGTTACAGCAACGTCAGTACCATTAATAGCTATAGAACCATTTGTAGTACCACTTGCAGCCGTAATATTAACAGCTTTCTAATTTATAGGAAGAGCAGCACCATTTATCTTTACCGATTCAAGTACATTAGGTTCACCACCCTGTGTAACAATATCATCAACTCTTCCCTCAAGAGTCGCAACTTTCCCTTTAACAGTCGAATAATCTGGATCTTTTACTGTATAGTCATCGTTTGTCAAATCAGACTGTTTGGTAGGAACTACACTTGTAACATAGTTTTTTATTTTTTGCCAAAAATATAGCAAACCATTATCATCTAAAAATTTATTAGCCATGTTATTCCTCCTTTACAGAAAGAGAGTGGCATTTAGCCACCCTCGGTTAATAGTTAAAAATCCATTTTATCCTTTATATTCTTATATACTTCAGATTGATATTTTTCTGGGATATCATCTCCATACTTAACAGCATCAATCTTCTTTATTGAACGTAATGAATTTACATAACTCTTCAAATCACTAAAATATGAAGTGTTATATAATTTCCAATCATTCATCATCTCGTATATTTTTAATATGTCAGCAAATGGATAATATTTAAATTTCTCCCCATCTGCATGATATGGAACTTCGCCATTATCTCCGTCTGCAATCAATCTAGATATTTCCATCTAATCAGTAGTTTCCATCGAAAAATGATGAACACCATCTGATAGTTCAAGATCGAATCCAGATACTATTGCATTCTGACAATCAGCACGAAGTTCATTAATTTTAGCTTCTTTCACATAAGTAAGTTGATTAATATCAACATTATCAACTTGTTCATTAGCTTTTTTTGTTTCTAATTCTGGAATTACTATACCTTTATTTTCCTCGGCATTTTTTAATATCTGATATTCTTCCTCGTCTATTTCAATTACATCCGCAATCTCATATTTATAACTATTCTCATCAAGCGGTTTCATCCAAGTATCATGGTATAATATTTCTTTGCAACTAATATACTAAACATTGACATCATCACTAACAATAATAATATCATGTTTCTTTTGATATCTGCGGAAATCTAATGAAGTACCAACCCCAATATAATTTGAGTTTACTAATATTTTATAATATTTCATATATGCTCACCCCTTTCTTATACTGAGAAATTGATATTAACACCAAGAGAAGTACTCGAATACCCATAAGAATAAGTATTTCCGCTATTTCCAACTACTCTATAATACACATCATAAGAAGTATCGGGAGATCTAGTCCACCAAGAATATGCACTTTGATACCACAACCCACCATTAGATGCTACAATATTATCACCACTAAAATCATGCTTTTCATATTCAGATTTAGAAATATACATGTAATATGTACCATATGTATTTCTATACCAAATATCTCCAACTTGAACATTATTAGATTCATTAACTGTTGGGTCTTCTGAAGAGGTAAACACTCTCGGATTATCAGGAGTTATTTGACCATAAAACTTAATTCTTTGTGTATCTGTACTATACCAAGGGATTAGTTTATTCGTATCAGACTAAATTTCATCCTCAAAAGGTTTTTGCTAACCCATATATGCATTTAATTCAGCAAGAGCTGGTACATAAAGTAAATCATCTGAATATACAATTTCGTTACTTAAATTACCAGCACTTGAACAAACCCTTACACGTTTCAAAATAGCCCGATAAGAAACAGGAAGTGCTTTATAAATCCTATCATTTAACCATGTGCGTAATGATGTTGCGGGCCAACCGCCAGCATTTGAACCACTACTCGACATAATGTATCCATTAGATAAAAGGTTGTTAAGAGAGAATGAAAGCTTTGCATATCTACTTGTTCCAGCTAATCTATAAGATTGTAAAGATGTATATTCAGCCCTCCAAGTTTCATGAGGCCATTGAGCAAGTTCAGTGGCGTTAGCGTCTCCAAGATCCGCATACCATATTTTACACCAATGAATCCATCCTTTTGCAGAATAAAGATAACCACCATCTGTATGTTTAAAAGCACCAAATGTAATAACAGAATTGGTAGAAGTAGATCTTGTTCTTGTTAATTCAAATTTAGTAGTTGAATAATCATACTGATAGCTATTTGTATTATAAACATAAACAAATAACTTGTCAGAGCCTTTCTTATGACGTAATACACAAATACTACGTTGTCTATCTGGTCCAGCACTACAAGATTTATCACCCCACTGAATCTAAGAACCAGAACTAGAACCAGAACTATACCTCAGACGGAATCCCTCACTACCTTCTTCCTCGAAACAAGAAACAAGTGTAGCATTAGAAGTAGGTTGATAAAACTCAAAGTCAATAGCAAGAGTAAAATCATCTGAATTTTCACTGAATAACTAAACATCAGTATCAATATGAGTTCTTCCATCAAACCATTGATTTTCAAGAAGTACTTCAGACTCAACATTATTGAAATCAAAGTCATTACCAACAACAATATCTTTATAATCTTTAGCTTCAAGATTTTTAATACTTGACACTTCTATAGATTGTGCATTACCAAGACCATATATTTCTGCTGGAGACATTTCATTAAGTTCTTTGGTTAAATAAGAATCTCCGCTAATAGTCTATAATGGGAGAACTTTTCTATCCCAAATAGCATAAACATCTGTATCCCCAGTAATATATCCAGTAGATTTATCCCAACCCATAAAGATGTTATATACATAAGCTACTTCTTCATCAACACGAGTCGGAATCTCACCATCATATACAACTTCAGAACCATATTCAGCTTGAACACTCTTAATCGGAACACCAGAACGAGAATACCACGTTACTGTGTATGTTCTGATAGTCGAAGTGTATTGTGCCTTAATAGTTCTTGGGGCAAGCATTACAGTTTCAATCTCATCCCATCCACTAAAGGTATAAGTATACTGAGCATCACTTGCTTTAGTGGGAGTTTCCATTTCACCATCTTCAACAGGATCTGGTGGTAAAGCACCACGGTCAACATAGAATACTCCTAATTGAGTATCATCATCATTAACGTAAGTGGCTGCATACTGTTCGATTATATTATTTGGATTATATGTTACTACAAAATCAGGCCATTTTGTTTCATAAGAATCTAACTCACGATATCTTACTGCACCGTTGATATACGCTTTACCAGTAAGTATAGCAGAATTGATTTTTAATAATTGATTTAAAATTGTAGAATCTGGAGTAATCCAATCCAAATCATAAAGTCTCGCTTCTTGCAAAGTATCGATTACATCATTAATAATATCAAGACTATTTAATGTTCCACCTTGCAATGTTAATTGCTCAAGATAATTCATCTGACATTGGAAATCCGTAAGATCATTAAGATTTCTCATTACTAATGCATTAAGAGTAGATGGAAGATGAGCAATCTATACTTTACCATTTGTAGCAAAAGTTACACTACTAATCTTCGTACCATCAGCATATAGTTTGAGAAGATTACTACATTCTGCAAGATTAAGTGTACCAGTTAAATTATTACAATTCCTTAAATCAAGTTCCTCAAGTAATTTATTAGAGCCAAGAGTGAGAGATGTTAATCTCGAATTGGAATATCCAGGCGTTGTATTACCAAGAACTAATTTTCTGAGTTTCGTTGCCATAGAAAAGTTATTAGCAGCAATATAACAAGCAGAAAGGTCATTAAGTGCTGAGATTCTATTTGCACCATAAATAGTTACCTGAGTATCAGTGGTAGTACTAACACTAAAATTCAAAACTACAGTTTCACCAGCTTTTGCCCTAATCTATCTTTGATCACCGTTACCAAACATTGCAGAAACATACATGTCTTGGAATGGAGTAATACTTAAAGAATAATCTTTCGGAACTACAACATCATTGCCGGGGTCATAACATCTAAATGTAATACGGTTATTATCACCAACAACACTATTCATAAGATATTTTGTTCCAAAATACATCTCTTGATCTCTTACCCATTGTCTTCTCTGATATTTTTTTCTACCTTGCATCATATCTCTAAGATACTAAGTATCATGTTTTGGTATAGAATTATCAACAGATTTGCCAGTATAAGTTCTCACATATTTTCGCTCTACATCAAGTCTCCAGATTTCTTCTGGATAACAACCTTGAAATCTATCAAATTGATTGATTAAATTAGTAGCATTGAAACATTCTGCGGAAACCGTATTAAATGTTTCAGTTATTTCGTTAGATAATAAATCTCTTAATCTACACCAGAAAACTGATGTTGCACCATTAAATACCCAACCAGAAGATGCATCTCCATCAATATTATAATCCGTATCTTCTTTACCATATGGGAATATAAGTTCTCCATTATTGTTGCTTAAAATTCTGTTACTTTTATGACCTATAAATATTACTATAGGCGGGGACGGTTCTTCTTTAAGGTGTCTTTACACCTGATCGTCCCTCTCATGTTTCTTAATAAACCTGAAATATTGCATGAGTTCAGACTGTTGCATCACCGATAGCTATCGGCGTTTCTACGTTCAGTCGTTGTTCCCCCATATATTCTTTTTTAAATATTAATTTAAACTTAGGATTTTTCCATTTATGATTACATGTCGCTCTTACAGTAGTTCTATCAATATGTAAATATTCAGCTGCTTCTTTTATAGATATAAATTCTTTTATAATATTATCTTTTTCATCTAACCATAAAACATTCTTATAATTATTACTAGGTTGCCATTTATATTCTGTATTTTCATCATATTCATCCTTAAACACCCATAAATAGCCATATGAATTTGAATTTATACCTTTACATGTCATTATAATATTTGGTGTGTTAAAAGATGTGTATTTTCTAATATCAGCAACACAATCCCAAACCTTAACTAATTTACCATCAAGAGTTAATTGACAAACTCCTAAATTTGCATAATAATCATTGTCAAATGGCACAGACCCCTAACCGCCTTTTGTCATATTATATCCATTATTATAGCTATCATATTTATCAATATAATAAATTTCTTTTTCATCCAATTCTTTCTAATTTTGTGCTACGTCTAAAACTTCAGTTACGCTAAATGCATCAAACCCATATTTTTCTATATCCTCCAATAAATCTTTATTATATCCAATACCAAGCTTACTATGATTATAATAATAATTATATACTCTTTCTATCCCTGTCCCCTTTCTAGAATATCTACCATTAAAACCTCTTTTTTCAGTTGTCTATCCTATATATGATTTATCGTCAATCAAATTTGTAATTTTATATATTATTCCATATACATTTAATTCTTTCGTCATCATTTCACCTCCTTTATATTATAATAATAAAAGAATATATGGTTGGAAGGCGTTGCCAGTTCAGGTCTGGTTTTCGCCGTATATTAGTAGAAATTTTTTATACTTGGCACCAACATTTAATGCCAAGTCCAGTATCAGTATCGTAACACCATAAATCAAACGCATACTATGTATAATAAGTTTTTTCAGGATTAATTTCCGTATCTTCAGTTGGAACATATTCATCATCTACCAACTCACAATAAATATGGAGAAGTTCAGGCACTGGTCTTGTAATTGCCCTATATACTCCAGTCTTAGCAAAATGCCAGAATGTATTCTTTGCTCTATTATCCATCATTGTATAATAAAGAGTATATGCATAGAAAAATTCTACTGCACTTCTTACACACCATTGGTCAAGTTCCTATACAAACTATTGATTGGTAGAAGTGATAACCCATTTATAAAATGCTCTCCAAACTTTCTCATTTGTTTTTACTTGTTGCTTACCATACCCAGAATAATCATTGACTAATTTACCATCTCGATAATCTCCACAACAAGCATATCTAGGTTCGAATGAATGGTCTCCATCAAACCCTTCATTATATAAACACCAGATTCTCATATTGAGATATCCTTCTTCGTCACCATCATGCTCAGATAATCCTGTTTCATTAATAACTCTGATTGTTCCTTGTTGGAATAAAAGCTCATCAATCTAATCAACTGGAACAGGATTTATGTGTTCTGAAATAGATACTTCTGACACTGGAGTAACAACAAGTTCACCTTCTTTATCAAGTGTTTTAATAAGATGGAATGTTTCGTATCCATATGAACCATCTTGTTTTTTATAAACACCAGTTTGGAAAGTAGCATTATTCTTAGTATTGTCAGAAATTTCTATTGTAAATTCATTCATATCAGTTGGGTCATATGCACGAGTATAGTCCGTCTTTTTAGAATCGCCAAGATTACCAAGAGCATAGAAATGCCACTCATTATCTTGGAATTCATTATGAGTAGAAACATCTGGGTTTGTTTCCTTAATAAATAAAACCGCTGGTACAAATTCCATATCATTCTTAATTCTTGAATCTCTCCGTTTTGCAGGTGAAATATATGGCAGAAAATCTGAGTATCTCTTTTGCATTAAAGCATTATTAGCATTTTCACTAGAAGCTATATTTACCTTTAAATTAAAGAAATTATTTGGAATTGAAGTACGAGTAAGACTAATCTTACCAGTATCACCTTTCCAATCAGTAACAGACTCGGTATGTGCATTTTCAGTATTATAGCCAAGTGTTACTCTTGAAATATAATCTGGTTCTGGATCTTTAATCTTATCACTTGGTTTATGAACACCATCACAGTTAAATAAGAAATCAACATTTCTACCAGAGTTACCATAGTTATCAGATGTCGTTCCTTGTCCTGAATGCCATCCATTCTCAAAATACCAGTTATCATAATATTCATCGCCAGAATAAACATCACCGCCTGGAGCATGAATACATCTCAGGTTAGATTTAACAAATGTCTTTTTACTAGTAGTAAAATGGTCTGTTTCCAACATCAATACTTTTACATTTGGAATTATCGGAGCAAGTCGTTCTGGTTCAAGAGACCCATTAGAACTATACGGAGAATATTCACCAGTTTCAGAATTATAATAAATACTGTTTCTATCATATCTATCAAGCATAGTTGTAGAGTTCCTAGAATCAGCAATAAAGTTTTTCATTACGCTTTCTGAATTTAAAGATGTAGAATAAATTTTTAATCTATAAATTCTAACATCACATTCATTAGAACCAATCACGATTGGTTTTGGTTCGTACTGGTAAAATCTATCACTTCTATCATATACATAAGCTTTTGATGGAACACCATCCTCATACGACATTACAAAAGCAGTAGATGTCTCATCATCAAGATCTATCGGGTCAATATTTATATCCATTTCAATAATATCTTCTTCGCTATACGGCATATAAAGATATGTGTTAGAAGCAGCTACGGAATCATCTCCATCCTAAACATTTACATCGCTTGCTTTATTGGTTTTTAACCAACCATTATGAGCACTCATCTGAATACCCATATTTATAGTTACAGAAACATCATCAACCGTCTGAGTTCTTGTTTCTACATTGGTAAACCAAACAGCTTCTGGATTTTGAACATTTTCCGTCATAAATATAATCTTCATCTCAGAACCAGTTCTGGATGGATTTCCATCAACACCACCAGTAAACATTGTATAATCAAAAGTCGCACTAGTTCCAGATTTAATTAAGAAATATGAATCTCCATTCTCATCTATTTTATAACCGCCGTTTGCCCAGTCAAAATTATCAGAAACTGTCATATGATAATTATCATTTTCCCAGATTCTATTTTCTGAGTTATTAGTAATTCCAACAGGATTAAAATCTAATTCAAGACCGCCAGTAATGGGGTCTACATCAATTCCAAGTTCTGTTACAGTAACAACAATAGTTACAACCGTATTTCTACATTCAATACGAAGCGTATGATCACCAACTACATCAGATTTAAAATTCCAAATTCCCTGAGAGGTCTACATAGTATCAGTGCCAATAAGAACATTATCTACATACCTTCTCACAACTGGATAATTGGTAGTTGGGTCAAATACATTATAAACAATTGGAAGAGTATCATATTGTCTTACTGATACTTTCCCATAATAATCATTTCTATAAATACAACCAATTACAGGATTTTTATAATTTCCTTGAGAGTCGGCTTCTGGGTCATACCAGATAATATCTCTATAAATATGGTTGGTTTCTACATCTGTATTATTAACAACAGCCGTAGCCCATACTTCCAATAAATATGTACCATGCGGTTGCCCAGAAATAGAATATGATTGTAAAACGCCAGAAGCAGCAGTAGTAATAGTATCTTCAACACCGTTTAATTTAAAATGGATTGTTTTACTAATAGCACCATACGGAGTATAAGTAAATTGTACAGCTTTTCCAGCTTCAACAACATATCTGTCATTGTATTCAGACTCAATACGTACATCAACTTTTTGAACGGTAAATGTTCTTACTGCACTACTTCCACCTTCATCTACAACAGTAAGTGTGAATTTTTGCGTTCCGATTTTACAATATGATGTAACATCAATCGAGTTTCTTCCTTGATTACAAGAACCACTTGCTACCAATGAAGAACCAAGTTTTAATGTATAAGTACCATCTATTTCTTCTTTCTAATCATCGTTTGTAACAGAAGAATAATTAAATTCCAAAATTACCGTATCATTCGGAGTAATAATAAGCGGAGATCTTGTAATACGTTCTACAACTAAGTTGGTAGAAGTTTGCTATCCACCGCCACCACCACCTTGAATTACAAACTGACTAACAACCTCCTCGACATCATCTTTTACTCTACGAAGTCTATAAACATTGTCAGTTTCTTTACCACCAATTTCATATTTTCCGTAATCAGCAAAATACTCATAACCCTCTGTATCAATTTCGCTCACAGCTTGCTACAGAGATGAAACAGTATTATTTAATGATGTAATATTACTTTGGTTTTGAGTGATTTGCGTATCATACCCATCTATTCTATTCGTTAATGTTGTTACTCTTGTATTAATAGGATTAATAATCGAATCAATTTCATTTTTAGTAAATCCAACCTGAACAAATATATTGTCGATATATCTAAAGTGTAGAATACTTCCAGACCCAAACTATAAATAATAATCTTTATTATCACTTGGCTGATTCACAAGTGTTGTTTCTTGCCATTCATACTCTTCATCTATATTCTAAATAACAGTATACAGTTTAAGGTTCGCAGTATCTAAATAATATTTTCCAGCATAACTATCAATGTTTTCATCAGAAAGTGGTGGGAGAGAGTAGTAATCAATAGAATGTTCATTCACAATTACCTCGGCACTACCGCCAGAAATCATTCTCCATTCATTATCAATATATTTATAATATTGATATTCACCATTTTTGTTTAAAATATAATCAACATCCGAATCTCCAGTAGTCGGAAGTTCAGTAACAATAAGAGTTGATGGACTACCAACCTGATGGAATGTATCTTCAGAATATCTAAAATGAATATAAGTGCCATTATTATCGTAATAATAATCTTTGTTTTCACTCGGATTTTCTACAAGATTTCCTTCTTTATTCCAAGAACGAACAACCTATTCCGTTTCCTAATCAGTAGTTTCATCAGCAATATAGTAATCCATAGTATCAATATCAAGATATACTAATCCATTAGTAACATCATCTTCACTAACTTCGTCAGTTGGTTCGCCATGTCTTAACATAATAATATGATCGCCTTCAAGTGGTATAGTTAATATCTCAGCACTACCACCAGCAATCATTGCCCATTCGCCGTCAATATATTTATAATATTTATATTCACCATTTGCTACAAGAATGTAGTCGGCATCTACATCTCCCTCTTGCGGAAGTTCATCTACAATCAAAGTTGCAGAACCGCCCCAATTATCCCAGACTTTCGTATGGTCTTGTCTTTCTACCAACCACCATTTATCATATCCATTTCCAGAATCTTTAGGAATTAAATAGAAAGTTCTATCTTTTCCAAGATTAACTGGTGGAAGAGTAGAAATGATAGAAACATCATATGGAGTATAATCAGCCAGTTTAATATCCGTATATGATTTTGCTTTAGTGAGCGCACCATTAACAGAACCGCTAAGATTATCATACGTAGTTCCATCAACAACATATGCACTAGAAATCTCAGAACGCATTCCAGAAACCGTAGTCTGAATTGGAGTAATAACAGTATCTATCTTTGAATCGGTATAAGCAAAAACATCCGTAGCATGATTGTTTGGATCATATATACTTGGTTGCATCGCAGAATCAGCTTTTACTAGAGTAGCTTCAAAATCTGCGTCTACTTTAGACCTCGGCACAGAAGCGTCTGGAATAACCATTTCAAGGTTTTCAACTTTAGTGAAAATACCCTCAATCTCGGAATCTACTTTAGACCTTGTAATACTACCATCTGGAATATACTAAAGTGCAGAGTCGGCACGATCAATAGATGCTTGAAGTTCATCATTAAGATGCTGTTTCTCAATTGTCTTCGGCAAAATAGTCAATCCAGTCAAATCTCCGCTTTCAAGAAAATCGTGCAGAATCGCAACAGCATCATCATATACCCATCCCTAGATTTCACCCTTTGTAATCGGATTCTCATGATCAACAATACCAGAAATAATCTGAACCAGCTAATCATACATATTCTCGGTGAATGTGACTTCACTAGCGTTAGAGATATAAGCATCTGGAGTAAGAGTAAGCTAGAGAGCATTTACCGTTGCACGAATTTCACCATTGTTTTTTGTGCCATATATTAACAAAGTAAAATCGCCAGGTTTAAGTTCAGATGGGAGATAAACTGCATGGTTTTCATCAAGCTAATCATATTTTGCTTTTCCATTCTGGGCAAACTATGCAGTTATAACATCAAAATCATCCCACTCACTAGGCAGTTTGAAAACGAAACGGACAAACTTCTAAGTACCAGCGACTAACTTTTTAAGATCTGTTGCAACCCTCATTGTTTGATGAGATAAGTTAACATTAATATCCATTCGTTTTTTCCTTTCTCATAAAAAGAAGACCGAGAAGTTCTCAGTCTTAGTCAGCAGTTTCTTCGAATATAGCATCTAATATATCAATATCGCTCCTTTCAAGCGGGGTATCATCTGGGAGATTCTCGACCATCTCACCAATATCTACCCAATTATATTCATATGTATTTTTCTCCATTGCGATTTCTTGAAGCTTCTCATTTAATGTGTCCATTGCGATTTTGTATTCATCAATGTATTCATCTTTAACCTTGCGACCAGTATCTGTTAACTGATTGCCGTTTTCATCCAGAACAGGTTCGCCATTTTCGTCCACTCTCGGAATAGCAGTTTCTTCGCTCTTTTCTTCTGAGAAATAGATATCACGGATTTTCTTGATTTCTTCGTCACGAACTTCTTCAAATTGTTTAACATCACCTTGAAGTTTGTTTACGACTTTCTTTAATCCATAATATACTTTAAGTGGAAGAGCATTCTTTTTCTCTTCTGCCATATTGTTATAAAAACTTGTAATATTGATCGCTTCAATTAAAAATAATTCTTTCTTCATAATTTAATATCTCCTTTTAATCATAATATTTATAATAAGAGAGTTATCTCTCTTGTAATTGTTGTTTGAGTTGTTTAATTTCTTGGTTAAGTTGTTGGACTTGGTTATAAAGGTCTTGTACGACCTTTATTGTAGGGGCTATTAACTACTCATATGAAAGACTCCAATTAAGTAATTCATCATCGACACTTTCACCAAAATACCCGTCTTCGCCCTCTGGTTTATCTTTATATGAGGCAGTTACTAAAGATAAATTTTCTCCTATATTATTACAAACAATTGCTACATCTTGAGCTATAAATCCCATTCGCTTTCTTCGGTGATCGCCTTTTTTCCACATAAATGTTATTGGATTAAGTGACATAATCAAATCCGTAGCAAATGATAGTTCATTTATATTATCTTTAAGTTTTTTATCTGAATCACTATTAACACCATTATTTGTATATACAATATTCCATCTATAATCTGGCACTCCAAGATTATTTTGAGTACCAGGAATAACAGTATAAAAATTACCATTACCACTATAATTAATTGTACATTTTGTATTATCAGCGTCCGCAGTAAGTTTTAATGTACCATTAGACTATAGTGTATTATTAATAGTTAAATTGCCATTAATAGTACCATTACCACTGGTTGAAACGTAAGGATGTGTATGGGATTTTGGAGCATACTTATCTGAAAGAGCAGTTCCTCCTTCTTTTATACTACCACCAATACTTGCTTCACCAGTACATAAAATTGAGCCACATAAAATCTAACTACTACAATTTATAGTTCCTGTCATGCCATTTATTTCCATCCAATTATTAGTTCCATTTTCAACTATTAATCCACCGTAATATAAATTAGAGTAATGTTCAGGTGGATTTTCAGTCGCATATCCATCCTAATACTACCAAATACCAATTTTATGATCGGTAGTATTAACAGTCTATATTCTAATGTTGCCATTACTTAAAGATTTTTCTTCTATTTTAAAACCACCTATATTTCCATTAATTGAATCAATAGTTCCTTTTATATCTGCATTATTAGCAGTAATTTTACCACCAGTTATTCTTACATAAGATGTACTACTCTAATAATTCTATATACCACCTGTACCAATATATGTTCCAGCTTTAGCATCAGTAACAGATGTTGGGCCAGAATATATTGCACCAGTACTAATATACCAACCTTTATTCGATTCATTTAGATACCCAATATATCCAGACTTAGCTGTAATAGTACCAGAAAAACTACCAGATGTGGCTGTTATTTTACCCTCTATATCTGCATCTTTAGCATATAATTTACCGTCATGTCTTACATAAAACATATCAGAATTTGTAGCAGCATCAGCTGAATCGGTAGCAGTTGACCAAGCAGCACCTTTAGCAATTCTCTTAATATAAAATGCCTTTTGAGTTGGGAGAAGGTTTCCGCTAATTAATCCATCAGTAATACCAGTCTCATATTCATAAGTATTATCACTTGTTTGGTGATAGAGAGATTTCGGGAATCGATGCCCACCCTATGCAGTAGTGCCAATATTGGCAGTAGTTGAAACCTTGAAACCACCAATATCTCCACCATCCCTAGCAGTAATAATACCATCAATATTTAAAACACCGTTTATCCAAGAAATAGAATTATCACTATTATTTATCTGTGCGGCTAATGCTTCCTCGGCAGCTTTTTCAACTGGATCTTCTTTATAACTTACAAAATTATCATTATTAGTATAAGCACCTCGCCCATACCAAAATGAACCATCTCTAAGATTAATCCATCCACCAGTACCACGTAACTTGTCAGTTGTAATTTCTCGTGCCGTAATAGTATCCGCAACAATCTTATCAGCAAGAATAGTACGATCAGTTAATATAAATCCATCAAGCGTACTCATATTTTCGCTCTCAAGACCACCAAGATTATTTAACTAATAAAGGATTCCACTCCCATTACCTTTAAGAAGAATTCTGTCGGCAATAACAGTTCCCGCCTAAACCGTGGCGGCATTAACTTTAACAGCATCAAGATAGTCAGTTACTTTAGCTTCACTCATAACAGCATCAGTAATATATCCAGTTGTTGTATAAAGATTAATAAGATTAGCAGTACTAACACCAGAGAATGTAGAATTAGTAGTTCCACTTGCAGTATTACTAGCACCAGATTTAAACATTCCGCTTTTAGATAACATATAAAATAAATTTGTGGCATATTCTTCGGCATCACTAGCATTACCTTTACCAATTGATATAGAGTTTGGACTTGAAGAACCACTTTCCAACTATAACAATTCTGTAAGATCACTTCTTCCAGATTTTGATGTAATAAAGTTAGAGAATTCTACAGTTAACATCGGGTCAATTTCACAAGGATTTGTAGTATATCCAATAAGTCTCAACTTAACAGAATAATCATCACGAATTCCAACTCTCATAAATCTCAATAGATGGAATTTTTCTTTCCAAGCTGCGAACTCAGGTATATCAAAGAAATTATCAATATCTACATTAAAACTATATTGTGGCTAAGAAACTTCAGAAAGTTTTGATACAGAGTCTTTATATAATTCCTCTTGGTTCTCAAACTTACTCGTAGTTGTTGTGAGAGAAGTAGTCACTATATTACTATTTGTGTAATCAGTATATTTACAAAGGATATTAAATAATTCAAGTTCATCCTCGGTAAGACCCCAATCACTGTGTGTGATTAAAGCCTTGTTTCTAAACTCTTCAAGTTCGGGTTTAAGGGCATCAATCTAATTCTAAATAGATGCCTTTTCTTCATTAAGTTCATCTTCCCTCTCAACCAAACCATCATACCATTCAATACGTTCCATAAGCTATTGATGATGTGTTTTGTATGACATCTCATTATATTGTGCTTTTTCTTGATTAGTCATATCATCCCAATTTTTTTCATAATCAGCTAAATTTAATATCTAATCTGAAATTTGTTTCTTCTTTTCGTCAAGAAGATTCAACCCATATAATTCCCAATTAGTTTCATATTCTTTAACATAATCAGTTTTTTTATCTTCTACCTTAGCCTTATTATCAACTGCTATTTGAATATTTGGAAGAATATAAGTTTTTATTTCATAATATGTGTAGTATCCAAGAGAGTCAGATAATAATCTCGGTTTATAATAATCATCATCTATTTCGCCAGCACCGTTACGGCGAATAATATAATCACCATTTTCATCATAAGATGGGTCACCATCAGCACTTGCAAGAATAGCAACTAAATATGCATAGAACATTCTATATGCTCCATTCAATCCTTCCAAACTCATTGTATCCCATTGCTACCAATCATCACCATCATTGGGAGTTTGATAGGTAATCATATAAATTCGATCATTCAGTTCTTCGACTTGCTTTGATTTCTAAATATATAAATCATGATTATCTTCTCGCCATTGCTACCAAGCCGCTATTTTATCAATGAGTGTTTGGTTCATCCACGGTTCAGCCATAAAATAAGATAAGTCATAAATATATCTATCATTATAATTTACATATCTGATATTTAAATCATCTTCACCAGAAACATTAAATACAGTATATACCGAATCTTCATTTGTCTAAACATCTAAAGTTCTGACTAAGTTTCTCATTGAAACAAATATATTAGTATCATAATACGTAGCATCAAGACTTTCTTTAGCAACAGCTTTTATCTTTTTATTAATAGTATCAAACAAGAATATACATTCTGCCTTTGGTGCAATCACTGATGTTAATAAAGCATAAAGATTTATATTCTCTTCATCAATCTTAATCTTCTTATCATAAAGAACACCATCTATATCCTTATCGTCTACAGACCAGCCTGGTACTTTCTCAAGAATACGGTGAATAAGCGAATATTCCGTTTGTCCAGAATTATTAGGCTTATAAAATGTGACGTACTGTTTTGAAAATCCAAAATCATCAAGATTAGATTTTGATTGATATTCAAGTGAACCGTCTTCGCCAGTATTAACTTTTAATCCAATCCAACTTTTCTCCATAAATTCATGTTCAAGAGAATAACCTTTTACAGTTTTATATTCTTTAACACCATCATTAGAAATAGTAGGCTCTTGTATCTAAAACATATCTTTTCCTTCAAGAAGAATATTCATTCCAACATGAAGATCATTATAGCCATTAGTTTCAACTTGTTCACCATCAACAAGAATATATCTCTACACAGTAAATGATATATCATTAAAATCTTTTACATGAACACCGTATTCAACCGATTCAGTATCAACACCATTAAGCTATGTAAGTATTTTACCATTTGGTCTACATAAATATATTTTCTTTTGGGCTTCAATCATTTAACCATCCACCCACTTTCTTTCTTACTACATCATACGAGACTTTTATTGTGCATGGTTTATCAATCCAGATTTCATTTTCCCCAGGTATCAATCTGGGCCAATAGATATTTCCAACATCAGCCCAACCAACATCATCAAATGAAAACGTACCATTTGTCACACCATTTGTTAAAATACAATGTCGGCAATCCATAATAAGAGGAATATCTTTTTCAACGTTAAGAGTGTTATTATTTATTTCACCAATGTCTGTATGATTTGTAATTTTTATTTCTGTTGTACTATTAGGATTTATAAATGTAATAACAGGATAAACATATTCTTCCAGTTCATCCGAATCACAATCTAATACAAAACTCCAATTGTTTGTATCACTACTAAATGTAAATTCTCTATGTTCCTTTGCGTAAGCGGAATTATTTTCAAATGTAAAAGTTACACCCGAAAATCCTTCACGACTAGGTATCCAAGTTGTTTCAGTAAATTTCCCGCAATATGTACATGTTATTTCATCGTTGTCATTAATAATATATAAATCACTCGAAAATTTTGGTGAAGTTAACCACCTTTCAATTACAATTTGTTCTTCGTTTGTAATAAACGGTGCTGCGTCCTTATAGCAAGGGTCGAGAGTGAGAGAGTATTGAAATTGAAGATTTGAATTAATCACACCATATTCATTGGGGATATGCCGAGTGATAGTCACTTCCCCAATTTGGTTTTGACGCTGTACACCAGTGATAGAGCTGACCGCACCGTCAAAACTGCATAATATTAATCTACGTCCAATAATATTTTCAGTAGATTGATTTCTATATATAAATCCACTCATATCATGGCACCTCGTTTAATAAAATAGGATGGGAGAGTATATCTCCCACCCTAAACAATAGTTACCTACCTGACATTCTAAGGTCTTTTCTAATACGATTAGTAAAGTCTCTGAATGCATCTTCACGATCTTTCTTAAGAAGATCTAATACTTGTTGTTCGTTTAATCCAGTTCCGTTTATAGTCGGAGAATAGTTAAGCACAGGATTAATTTCCTGATTCGGAGTTGACTTAACTACTTCCAAATTAATTCCTTCATGTGTCCACTTATTCGGGTCCATCTATGCCCACTTCATAAGGTTCTGACTTTCAAGTCTTGGTATTACTTGCGTACCTTGCGGTAACTGTCTGAGAATTGCCCCATCTGCCATGCGGATGATTTCACCATCATGAGTCCAGTTAAGTTCATCTTGCTTAGTACCAAGAGTTCCTTTTGCATAACCTTTCTTATTAATAGCAGATGAAACACCAGTCTTTAAACCAATGCCAATCGCAGATGAAATACCAGTCTTTAATGTAGTCTTATCATAACGTTTTAAAGCATCTAATACTGTAATCTTTTCTACACTAGTAGGTTTATTTGCTTTTCTAGAAGTAGCAGAAACATATACACCAAGCGCATCAGCTAATTCAATAATTCCTTTACCAGTGATTGATTTTCCATAATTCTTTGCGACATATTCCCATAAACCAGAATGTGCTTTCTTTTCTGCTTCTGTTAATGTTTTGCTTCTACTAGATAAAGATTTAATAACAGCATCAACGGATTTTGTATTACTCGCAACAGTTTTAACTTCCGTATCTTTTTTATCACCACCACCAGTTGCAGCAGGTTTAGCACCTCCAGCATTCTTAGTATCTTTAGTATCCTTTTTAGCACCACCACCAGCATTAGCACTAGCTTTAGTACCACCTCCAGTAGAACCGCCTTTAGTACCTCCACCGCTAGCACTTTTAGTTCCACCGCCATTATCTGGATTAGCGGCATTACGCCATCTGTCTGTTTCTCCGTCTGTTTTACCTTCGTTTCCAGTTTCTATAAGTTTAGTTTCAATTGTAAATCCTTTATCTTTATTCTTTTCAATCCACTTATCAATACCTTCTTCTGTTGTTTTCATGGCAGTGGAAATAGTTTCTTTCATTTTTCCCATAGAAGTTTCCGCTTCCGTACCCACTTTAGTTCCAGTCTCTGTTATTAATTGTTGAATATTGCCATAGACAGTATTATAATCAGTTTTTGTATCTGTTAGCATTTTATCGGTAGCTTTATATTGCTCAGTATTATTGGCGGCATTTTTAGCCATCAATGAGTCAAGTTCGTTTTTCATTAATTGAACATCTGTTGCATATTTTTTACGAGTTTCATTAAGCATCTTATTATTGTCTTCCGTTTGTTTTGTAGTAGTTTCAGTTGTCTTTGTCCCAGCAGAACCAATCACTTCATTTATGCCACCAGCACCTTCGTAAGCGGTATTGTAATTAAGTAATACTTTGCCTAACATATCAGATACAACCTAATCCTAAACAGATGTGCTTGCTTCAACTGCTCTCAGATTTCTATCAAGCGTTTCATCAATATCTTTCTCTAAATCATCAAGACCTTGTGTGCGAAGATTATATGTATGCTCTTGTACAGTATCATCTCTATCACGTTTTGCTTCATAAAGATCTGCTTCAATTTTAGCTCTTTCAGCGGCAGCTTCAGCACCAGCAACACCTTCTAATGCACGAAGTTCACGTTCAAGCATTTGGATATTCTTATTCTTATCACTTAATTGTCTATCATAATCGTAGTACCCCTTTTTACGATTTAGCAATTCCTTATAAGCATCAATATTTTTCTTAAGAGCATTAGCTTCATTGGTCATTTGAGTCTTATAAAGTGCTATTATTTGCTCACGTTCCTGTTTAATAGCAGAAGCAGAACTTTGAATAACTCCCTTAAATTCTCTTGACTACTGAATATATTGTTCTTCGCCAATATTACGATTCTTATATTCTTCAGAAAGTGCTTTTAAACCTTCCCGATACAGAGCAATCTTTCTTTCATTAGCATCAATCTATTCGCCATACAGAGCAAGTGCGCTAAGACCATCAATTGTTAATTTATATCCATCACCAAAATCATCAAAGAATGATTGTTCGTTCATAAGAGATATAAGGTGGTCATAGTCACCAATAGCGTCATCGATTTTATCAGAAAGTTCATTAAACGGTTTCCAACGAAGTTCTCGGACTTGTTGAGCCAAATCTTCATTACGAGACATAAGGTCAATCATTGCGTCACTATCAGCCCAAATTCTATTTTCAAGATCCATATATGCTTGACTATTTTCATCTAAACCTTTTTGTTCTTCTCGTAATGCATCAATTCTTTCTTGTAATTTCTTTTTGATGTCATTATTAATACTAATTTGATTTGTATAATCCGATTCTTTTACACCAGAAGTAGAATCGTTGGCTCGTTTTCCACGTTTTGCAATAAGATCTGTTATAGAACCCATCTATCCAACTTTATGCTGAAGTCTATCAATACCATATCCAATAACAGTAATATCAAGTTCCATAAGGTCACGCTTTAATTGAATGGTAGCTTCTTTGCTTTCATTTAAAGCCTTACTCATTCCCTTATATGTTGTAAGTGCTTCTTTATATTCGTCACTACCTTCGCCATAAATCTTTTTAGCACGTTTTAATTCAGTTCTATAATTTTCCATTTCTTCTGAAAGAAGACTAGTGACTTTTTCCTGCTAATCTATCTATTTATTATAAGTCTTTTTTATATCTTTACTGTCTTCTGCCTTACCCTGTGCTCTATATAAAGAAGTAAGAGATTCTGATGTTGCTTTTACAGATTCAGCATAATTCACATCAGTTTCATATCTTTTTTGAATAAAGTCAAGGCGTTCTTTTTCATAATCTTTTTGCATTTCAATATATTTTAAATCAGCTTCATTTTTACGCTAAATAATTTCATTATACTGAGCCTATGCCTAACGATATTGATTACTATCTTTTCCAAATGCTTTTATCGCATCTTCCATTTCTTGTTTATAAGCATAAGCTTCCTCATCAAGATTATTTCTCAAAAAGTCTTGTTGTGCTAACTATTTGCTTACATTTTGTTTAATTGATTTAGATCTCGGATCTTCTCCATTAGCAAGACTTAATTGTTTTTCAGAATCAATCCTTGACTACCTTGATTCAAATAAATCACTACGACTATCAAACTCTTCAGTAATATTATCAAGCTGAGTTTGCTCCATCTCAATAAGAGACTGACGGTCTTCATAATATTGAAGTTCCATTTCTTGAGCTTTATCATACCAGTTTTTATAAGCTGCAATAAATTCAGATTCTGGAGTTTCTTCAACTTCTTTTCCATTTTCAGTATGTTTTATAGCTTTATATTCTTCAATATCAATTTTACCATTCTTTATTAACTTAACAAGTTCAGCAATCTTGTCAGCAGAAAGAACACCCTCATTTATTGCTTTATTCTGTACATTATTAGCTTGTTTATAATAACGAGTAGCACCTTGCTCATCTTGTTTAACCTTACCAGTCATTTGATCCTTGAGAGATTGACGTTCTTGTTTAGCCATTTCTATAGAGCCAAAAGATCCAACATAATGCATTTGTTCAGCTGTTTTTCGTGCAGACTTACCAACATCGGCAAGAATACCTTTAATTCTCTTACCGCCGACATCAGCACCCTCAACATCGAGTTCTATCAGTTTAGAAGTATCTCCATTTGCATTTTTAATAAGAGTGCTAATGTATTTATCTATGGTATCTTGAGTTAACATCTCAGCACCCTTATCTGTTTGAAGCATCGGACTAAAAGCAATATCTATAGATTTGCCGTCAAACTTATATGTACTTGACGCACCAAATACAGTAGAAGTAGTACCCTTAAGGTCTTTAGAATATTGTTTCCAATTCTTCTTTGCATCTGGATCGAGAGATTGAAGTGCTTTCTTATTCTTCTTAAGACTCTTATTATCCCAAGTAATCGTCTGGCGATTATTCATATCTATATTACCATAAGTGGTCTTTTTAAGATTTGCTCCCGCTTTCTTTGCAGCAGCTTTTTCTTCTTTTATTTCTTTCGTGACTTGTTTCTGTTCAGCTTTAGTATTGCGACCTTGAAGAACTGTCATTGCGTCTTCAATATGTGAATTCTTCTTCTAGAATGTTCTTGCAAGTTCAGCCTATGCTGTTGACTTATCAATAGAATGTTGCAGACGTTCCATACGGACTTCAATCCAGTCGAAGAGTGAGTCTGCCCATTTCTTGAATCTATCAAGAGCGGTTTCAGTGTTTTCAGCTGCGTCTTTAATATCTTGACCAGCACCCTGTGCTTGATTGCCAGCATCTCCTATTGTTTTACCAAGATTTCCAGTACCAGTAGATTGAGGTAAAGTTCCAACATGTTGACGAGCAGGATTTACTCTTGAACTATCGCCATTGCTATGAGCTTCTGAGTCTCGTTTAGTAGCATGTGCTGGCATTCCATTAAATGCAGTACCTTTAGCAAATGCATTACCTATAAGTTTACCATTACCAAATGCTTTCCCGTCTTCAATAAGATCACGAGTCTACAAATGGTTCAGAACAATATCTCCCTTTTTCAAATGTTCTACATGCATTCCACCTGGAATTAATCTCCAAATACCATCCCTTATAATTGATTCTGTACCGAGTTCATTTACTAATGAATCTTCATCTTGAGGAATAGTAACATCACCATTTGCGTGTGCTTTACCACCAATAATATAATCATCAAAATCTTTTAATGTACCAGTTGCACGAGCATGAGAGAGGAGAGTACCAGTATAAAATGGCGCATCTTTTGCTCCAGAATCACCTTTAACTGGAGCAGAAGCACTTGGTTTCTAAACAGCAACATTCATCAGCGTACCAGTTATATTTGCTACTACATTAGCAGTAAATGTCCTATTAGAAAGAGCATTACTAACACTATTCACAAGCGTAGATGTATCAGCAGATACTTTAATTTGTGCTGTTTTAGCATTAATTACACTTACAGCAGCATCAGCTGAACCTAATGCAGCCGAAGCATTACCAGTAATTCTCATTTGCGGAGTTTTGCCACTAGCATATGATTCAGCTTCATCAGCACTTGCTTTTGCATCATCATTATTTCCATTTATTGGTATTTCTGCTGGATTACTTTCTGCATAACCCTTAACGTTATCTATTGCACCTTCAACTTCACCAGTTGAACCAGGTTCATAATTCATAGTAATTGTTTCTGAACTTTGTGATGATTCTTCGGGAGTATCGGCTTTTTTACCAGTGATAAAATTAACAATTGCAGTAAATGGATTACTTGTAAACGTATTAATTTCACCTTCAGCTTCAGATGTATCAGCTTTTACATTTACTTGTGCTTCTTTATCATCAAGTTGTATACCATCATATTGTGAAGTATCAACATTATCTACTACGGCTTGAGCACTAATAACCATATTATCAGCATAGTTAATAGCAGTAGGAGTTACAACCTATTCCTAAGTCGATGAACCAGATGATGTTGTTTTATCTGGTGTTTCTAATTCTATTGATGCAGACCCACCTTCTTCTATACCATTACCATTATCTACTGTAAGTTTCAACTCAGACATTCTCTAAGCAAGTTCTTCTACTTTTTCAGACACTTCTTCTATAGCATCAAGTGCTTGAGTATTATCAACTTCTGGAATAATTGGTTCTTGTTCAGTTGGGTTTAATGCTTCTGTTATAGAATCAAGCTATTCTTGATCTATTTTCACAACAAGATCATAACCCTCAGATGATGATATTTCAGATATAGTATCACGAACCATTTGAATTTCTTCAGCACCTTCGACATTAAAACGTTCCACAATTTCTTGGTCAGTTAAATTCTCAAGTTTATTAATCGTAGTTCCACCGTCTGCAAGTTCTGTTTGAATTTGATAAACAATTCTACGATGTTGTTCTAATTCACCAGCTTCTGGCATAGTATAGTGAGCACTCGTATCTAAATTCTATTGATGCTCAGATTGAACTCTGCGAGATAATGGTTCAATAGAAGAATAATAAGCACTTGTATCACGATTCTATTCACTTTCTATTTCAGTTTTAATTTTAACTGGTTTCTCAGACTTCTTGTGAAGATTATCAATATTTTCTTCAGCTTCTTTAATATCATTTATATCAACATCTGTTTCAATATCAATAAGACCAAGTTCAGCAAGAGTAGCAATAAGTGCTTGGGCAGTCTCATTTGTAATTTCAGATTTATCATTTATTAATCCAATTTTAACTGCAAGATTTTCAATAGCTGCTTCTGCATCAGCTGTTTCAATTTTATATTCCCCATCTTCAAAATCAATCTCAAATAACTCAGCAGCAGTATTATCACTTATACCAGAATCTTTTAAATACTATTCAGCATTTGCTTTATTTCCCTAAAATGCCCTTTGAATTGCATTATTTGTGTTTGTGATATCTTCTTCGGAAATATCATATTTAGTTTTAATCTTAATCCATTTATCAATAGGTTTCTCAGCTTCTTTTTCAGTTACTTCTAATTCAGATTTATCCACATTAGTGGTAATCTCTAATGTTTTCGGGTCAATACGGAAACCATTCAATTCACCAAGTTCATTATATGTTTCAACAAGTTTATTAATTGTAGCATCACTTGCTCCTGCATCATGCATCCTCTAAATAGCCTATCCAGCAGATTCAGCAGCTTGAGTAATATCTCCACCAGCAGAAGCAGTAGCTTCCATATCATTTAATAAATTCGAAATTTGCTATCCAGCATTAGCTTCTGTTCCAACAATTTTATCAAATGTTTCTGCATAACGATCACCAATACGAGATATATCAACATCATAAGCAGCATCCTTCATCGCCATAAGCATATATTCAGCAAACTCAGTCGAAGTACCCATAGCATCAGCAAACTCTTCCATACTATCTATGTCAAATTTGTATCCTTTATCAGTCAATTTTGCCCAGCTAGTTCCAAGTTCTTCTGATTTAGCGATCATATCATCGACCCATTTATCAACACCTTTTCGATCTTCTGTAAGATATTTACTTCTCGCTTTCTTATTCTCTTCAAAGAAATCAACAGCAGTACCATTAGCAAGCTATTCATTAGTTGCCAATAAATCAGCATAGGTAGTGAAATCATCCATTCCCCACCAACCCTAATCATAAAGTTTCTAAGCATTTTCCATTCCATTACGAATAGTCTGCATTGGGTCTGACATATTTGCTGTAGATTGTGCCATTTGATATCTTCCAAGAGCAGAAGTAGTAGCAAGCATTTGCTCTTTCATTGCTTGGAGATTATCAATTGTACTTTGAATATCTTTATTAGCATCTTGAAGGTTGAGTATCTCAGACCATTGTGGTGAATCTGGATTTTGTGCAATTTCTCTATTAAGGTCTTCAATAGAATTGATAGTTGGATCAATAGATTTAGCAAGTGATAAAATTTCACTTTCATTCTTTTGATAGTTCATAGCTTCAGCGGCTTTTTCGGCATCAATCATCGAGATAGTAAGCTCACCTTGTTCTTGCGCTAATTCAGCCATAGCCTATGCATCAACATATGTGCCAGTTGTAGTTGTCATTAATGCTTCTGCATAATTACGATTTGCATCAATAAGACTCAATAATGTAGAAGTATCATCTAAATGACCTTTACCCATAGCAGACTGTGCAGCACTGAAAGAATCCATAATATTCTAAATAGAACCAAGTGCCATTTGATTTCCCCATTCGAATTGACTCTATGCGAGAGAACGGAGAGAAGCATTGTTACTATCAATTTGTGATTGAATATCACGATATCTCTAAGATGTTCTAGCAACTTCTCCATAATTATCAACAAGATATCTTTGTTGGTCTTTTAATTTATCATTTTGTTCTTTAATATTCTTAATCTAATCTTTACTATTCTTAGTAAGTTTCTGATAATCTTTTACAGTTGGTTTTATTCCACGAGCCTCTCTAAACGACATTGCATCTTGAACATCTGTTGCAACCGATTGTAAATCAGTAAGTTCGGCTGAAAGTTCATTAATTCTCATTCCACCATTAAGAAGAAGATTGTCATCAAGAATTTTATTTTCAAGTTCTATTTGTTGACTACGAAGATCATCTTGGGCAGAAACAGCATCTTTATAAAACTGACTATCAGTTCCAAATCTGGTATCACTTGCAAATTTATTAGCTTCTTCTTGCTTTGCGAGAATTTGAGCATCAAGAGATTCAATTTGCGCTTGCGAACCTTGGATTCTGTTTTGAATTTGATTAGCAGTCGCTTCAAGACCAAGATTAGTACGTTCAGTTATTTCATTATCAAGTTCTTTAGATTCATTTTGTAAATTCTGATATGCGTTTTGTAATATTTCAGATTCAGACTGATATTGTTTTACAGTGTTTTGAAGTTCTTCTGTTTCAGCATTAGCAGTAGCTGTTCTTGATTCTTCATATGCTTTCATCTTATTTTGATAATTAACTAGGTTTTCATTGAGTAAAGGATTTTCATTAGCTTTTCTTTCAGCTTCAGTAAATTCATCAAATGCAATTTTTTCTGCATCCTTATTATATTTAACTTCCTATGCTAGATTCCTTCCAAGAGTAGCATAATCCTATTCAGTAAGAATATGACCAGATGCATCTTTTTTTGACTAATCAGCCTATATTCGACCTTTGGTTGCTTGACCTAAACCTAATTTTCTTTGAATATCCTATAACTTTCTTTCATTAATATTTATATTCCATTCAAGTTCTAAACCATCATATGCATTAAATGTAGATTCAAGATCTGGAGATAACATATCATTTACTGCAAGTGTCCATACAATTTCCCAATTTAAATCTTTTCTATATTTTCCTTCAAGCGCAGATATTATATCTTGTACCTATGCCATCTAATTAGTTGTGCCACCTAAAGCATCAGTATCTACAAGCGATTTGTATACTTGTTCTTTTGCTTTTTCAGCAGATATTCCCAATTCTCCATAACTTGCTATTAATGTATCTATATATTTTTGCATACCTTTCTACTCTTCTGGTGATGCTTCTTTCATTGCATCTTTTATTAATTTAACCCAATTAGCAAGTTCATCTGCCATAGCATTACTCAATAAATCTTCTGTAATTCTTCCAGTATCATCTATTTTTGAAGCCAACTCTGGAAATTGCTCTATTAATTCTTTGGTAGCATCTTTACTTAATTCACCCTCTGTACGTAATGTTTCAAGGGCAGAAGTAAGTGAAGAAAGAGATTTTTCATACTTTTCACTATCTGATTGGTATTTATCATCATTAAAAAGTGATGCAAGGCTTCCATCTTTTTCAACCTTCGGAGAATTTTTCATTTCCTCTTTTGCTTTCTATATAATATTAAGGAGCTTTTCCCACGAAAGTTCAATATCATCAGGTATTTTCATATTTTTTAAAGCATAATCAATGGCTTCAAAATCAGATTGACCTAATGTTGAAAAATCTTCAAATGAAATACCTCCAATAGTATTATTAATTCTTTTGATGCCATCTACATAATCAATCGAACCACCAATATTTTCAAATAATTTTTCTCTAGCATCGTCTACATTCCAAATCTCGTTCCCCTATTTATCTTCATATGTAAATCCTAATGCAATACGAATTTCAGCCTATTTATTTGGAATATCTGTAATTTGAGATATAATTTGATTTATTTGATTAGTATAATCACTATTTTTTAAATCATTACCATCAAAAGATAAAAGCTAATTAAAAAGTTTTAGTTTTTCCTATTTTATAGTACCTTTAGAATTCAACATACCATCAGAAATAGGATCTAAAAACATTTTTCTTATAAACGCTCTTGGATCACTCGCAAATTCATTTTGTCTATCAGTTGAAAGACTAGTAATATCTAATTTAGCTATACCATCTCTAATAACCTTCTGAAAATCTTCGCCAATATTATCGAATTCATCATAAAGTTCCATAGATGATATAATTGATGGAACAATTGAATTCCATTCTGCTTTTAATTCTTTTTCATCTATCGCCTTAATTTTTAATGCATCCAAATATTTTTCAGATATTGTACTATCCAAATTAGCTTTTTCTAGCATATTAAGAAATCTTCCTTGTGCATCTTCGATCTACTCATTTGTTACATCATCAAGAACTGGTTCTATATAATATTTCCCAACTTCTGGTTCAATTATTGGTGTCTTTGTAAAAATTCCAGCATCGTTTAAAGCTGTTTGATATAACATGGCTGCTGTACTCATATCATATTTTAATAAATCATCAGCATTACTTCCAAGTTGAACATTGAATGCACTAAGACTGCCAGATAATTCATCTTTTATATTCCCAATCTATTCAGATATTGGACCTAATGAATCTATTACATTATTCTATTTTATAATATCATTAGCTATCTATTTTGATCTAGTTTTCACTCCAGCAGCAACATCTTTTAAATTCTAAGATACTTGGAAATTAGCAAGTTCTCTTTCTTGTTCTAATAGTTCGTTTAATTTGTTTGAAGCGTCACCAGCTTTATCCCCCATGTTAATAATTGCATTACCTTGTTCATCAAAACCAGATACTAGAGACGGAAACGTTTCAGCAAGTCGATTATTGATAGATGCCAATCTTTCATATTCTTCTGTTGAAATAGTTTCATTATCTTTTTTTGATTGTAGCTTACGATACTCTTTTTCATCAAAATCTTCCACTAATTTGTTAGCTTCTGTATATGATTTATTTATATCGTCAATATTTTTCTTTGCTTCTTGTCCTTTTTTGATTAAATTCTCATCCCATGTAGCTATTGTATAAATACCTTTAAATAATAATTCAATACCTTTTACAACAGCCATTACAGTTAACATGTTTCCTACAAATGATACAAGATTTGTCCCAACTTTGCCTAATGTATTGCCTGTTGCCGTAAGTGCAGCATTATATTCAGTCTATACTTGTTGCGCTGACATTGTAGCTAATTTCGCTTTATCATAATTATTAATAAAATTGGCAAAATTAGCATCACTAAATGATTTAGTAAATGAATCTATACTTCCTCCCCATATTGTCCTAATTTGATCCTCAAATCCCTAATCTGGTTTTAAAATGTCTTTAAATAAATAACTTGTTTCATCTTTAACAAAACCAGTTTTAATTGATTTTATAAAAGTACTAACGAAACTCTAACCATTTATTGCTGCACCCTTTTTTATATCATAATTTAAAATACCTAAACCGTTTTTCTATAAAGCAAAACTAGCAATTCCACCAATTACAGTTTTTAACGCTCCAAATGATTTTGCAAGAGAATTAACAGCCGAAAGAATAGAGTTAATTATATCGAGCATTGTTTTAAGACCATCTGAATTAATTGTAATATTTGCCAATTCATGAAAATTATTAGTTAATTGTTTTGACTTTGCTTCGACAGAATCAAGATAAATGTCAAGCTCTTTCTATCCAATACCAGCTGAATTTTTTGAAGTTTCATATGCACTCTCTAAAATATCTGGAGCTTGAAGAATAGAAGCAAGGACATTAGAACGAGTTTTACCTGCAAGCAATTCAAGTAAAGCATTTGATGTATTTGTTCCAGACTTATTATCTTTTTCTACAATCTAATCCCAAACTTTTGCTATATCAAGCAATACTGAATAAGTATCTCTTAATCTTCCATTATCTTCAAGTACACTAATACCATTTGGATTAGCAGCAGTAGCAGTATATTTTCTTACTTGAGCATCAACTTTTGATTGAGTTTGAACAATAAAATCACTAGTATCTTCACCCAATTCTTCCAATTGCTATTTTGCTTCTTGTGTACCAGCCATTCGAAGAGCAACTGTACGAACACCCATAGATGCTTTACTCATATCCTATGTAACGTCATTAGCCGCCGCTAATAATGCAATACTTTGATCTACATCATTTCCAGCAACTTGTAATACAGAAGCAACATTCTACATACCAGAAGCAATTTGGTCTGTTGATGAACTAAATGCATCACCAACACCATTTAATTTATCAATAGCACTTTCATAACTTAAATCATCAAAAGCCTATGTCATTGATACAAGAGATTTTGTAGCATCATCTATATTAGTAAATTCAGAAACATTTAATAACCAGTTGGATGCTACCGCAGCTTCTTGTGCTTCTTCAAATGTTTTACCGAGACGTTTCCAAGCAGCAACACTGCTAAGTATATCTTTCCCAGTAGAACCGACTTGTTCTCCCATCGAAAAACTATCTAATCTAAGGTTATCTAAAGACTTAGCAGATTCTGTTGATACTTTTCTAATTTCCATCATTGCTGTATCATATTCTTTTACCACGTTCATTATTTGTTTTACATATCCAATAAGTCTATATGGATTAAATAACTGAGCAGTCCAATATGTTGAAAGTTGTTTTACTTTTCCAGTAATAGAATCAATAATACCACCAATACCAGTTTTGCTCTAATCTACTTCATTAGCAGACATACGAATCTATTCTGTTACTTCAGACCATGAGAATTTTAATGTCTGAACAACCCCATTAGCATCTTGTACTTGCGCAGTAAATACAGACATCTCATCACCATCTACAACCTTGGTGGATTGTGTTACATCTTTTAATACTTTTTTATAATTATCTTTTACATAGTTAGATATAAATTCTTTCGCACTATCAGAGTTGAAACTCTGCCCCTCAGTATCTAAAATCTTCATGCTCTAATCTTTTCCAAAAGCTACACGATTCATTTTGCTAAATTTATTAAATTCATCATATGCGCTTCTAATATTCTATTTATATTTTTTTATATCTGCATCATTTCTAAGTTCGGCATTTGCTGATTTTATAGCTTCACCTAATTGGTCATAACCTTTTGAAAATTCTTCTACTAATACTGGATTATTTTTCGCAAGCTTATTGTAATTATTTAACGTTTCATCTATTGCATCATTAATCTCTCTTCTGGCAGCATCCAAAGAAGACGCTTGATTGATACCAAAATTTTCCCACGTTCTATCAAGTGCTTTTCTTCCAGATTCTTCTAATTGATTATTTTCTTCTAATATTCTATGAAGTTCTCTTGCTTGATCTAATTTTTGCAAATAATCCTGCGCCCATATCATATCTTTAGCCTAAATGCTACCACCTTCTAATCCTTGAAGTGTTAATTTCTATGATTTAACCATATTGCTTGGATTAGAAAGATATTTCATTAAATCCATATATTCACGCATCTATTCTTCTGTATCGAAATCTTTGGAATATTTCATTCCAAATACGCCACGACCAGCTTTTCCGCTTGCCTTTAAAACTTCTGCCATGTCAGAAATATGTTTGCCAGCATCAGAAATACGATTAATTAAATTCATTAAATCATTAAAATTATTACCACCAATTCCCTCATCAGAAACTTTTTCATTAAAAGCGGTAATACCATCAGCAAGAGAAGCAAAACTATCACCAAGACTTTTATCAATATTAAGTCCTTTAAACGCTTCACCAACAGCAATAAATTTACTAGGATCGACTTCACTAATAATTTTAGCAAGTTCTTTAAATTGCTAAATAAAGTTTTTATCAAGTTTATCAATATTGCTAAAATCAAATTCAATCTTTATTCTCTCAGCCTATTCAGCTATTTCCTTTATTTTACTAGCAAGAGTAGTAAAATCATTTCCTTCGCCCGATGTTAATTTTGCAACAAGATTTGCTTCTTCCTATAATGCTCTATTCTTTTCTTCAATAGCTGCAATAACATCTGTTCTAATTTCACTCGCTAAACTACTAAATGAACCTTGTTCTTCACCTGTAAACTAAGTTGCATTTTCTGCGGAAGATTTCTGAGCATCTGTCAATGCAATATTATCTTTTGCCTATGCAGTATTATTGGCTACTTCACTTGATTTTTGCGCAACATCGCCTAATGCACCAGCAAGACTACTAGCACTAGCAGTAGCTTCAGACATATTTTGAGCAATCTATTCTGTTGAAGATTCTTGGGCAGCTATTCCACTAACAACAGGAGAAGACATAGGCATTGCTATTTCTTCTGGATTTATAACAGGAATTGCCCTCTAAGACTAACTTTTATACTTGCTTTTTTCAACTTCTTTTGCAATAGCAGCTGCTTCTGGACCATATTCGTTATCTGGAGCAGATGGCTATGCGGCTATCGCATCATTATATTCTCTCTATGCTTTTGTTTTCTACTATAAACCTTCAACAATATGACTTTGATCTTGCTCTGGCTATTGTTGTTGTATTGATGAATTTTCTGCAAGTAATTCTCCCTACCTTGATAATTCTTGATTAGCAATTTGTGTTTGATCACTTAAATTACTTTCAGATGCAGCTAATCGAACAACACTATCTGCTTCTAATGATATATCTCTATCTGAATATTCTGGTTTTGATTTACCTCTTTCTAATGGTAATTCTCTACGTGTTAATTCTTGCTCTAACTCACTCTTATAATATCTCCATTGTGCATCTTTTTCTTTAGATCTGTTTGAACGTAATGCAGTACGAGAATACCCTAAATGCTTATATAAGTCTTTCTCTGGAAGAGTACTTAAATCATATTCACGATATTTTTCTGGACGATTAGCATTTTTTACTACTTGGCTTTCAACCTAAGATTGTTCTTTTAACTTTTCTGTTGTTTGTTCAATTGCAGATTGTTTTTTTGATTCGGCAGCTTGAACCTAAGAAGCTGACTATTCAGCAGAAGAACCAATTTCTTGTTGTTTTTCGTCTTGTTCTTGGAGTGGAAGAGTAGTAGTTGAAACTGGAGTTTTATCGGAGATACCACCTTCATCTCGATACTATTTAGCTAACTCTGGATCTATTTTTTCAAGCTAATATAATATTTCTGTATCAGACATTTTTTGAGCGGAGTCCAACAACTCCTCTGAAAAGATAGAAACGCTTGTTATAGCTGACTCTATTCCATCTCTAACATTAGAGAATACAACGCCTAATTTCTATCCATCCGCTTTTGTTTTTTCTGCAATTTCATCGGTTGTCTATATTACACCATCTAATGATATATCTGTATACTAAGATCCTAAAGCATCAACATTCAGCATCTCATTTAATTTTGACCTTGATATCTACAGCTTATAAATATCATTTTCAAGTTCTTCTGCATACTATAATGCGGCTTCAAAATTATCAGTAAAGAATGTCCCCGCTTCATCATGATACAATGACTTCGCACCATTTGTACCTTTTGCACCTACTCCACGATACAATGTTACAATATCATCCGATAAAACAGGATTTTGATTTGATTCTAACAAAATCTTATCAAAAATTTGACTTTCATCAATTGGTCTATAATGAGTTGTAAGTCCATTTGTAGTATCCTATATTCTATCAAATATTTCCCCGTCAAATAACCCAGATTCTAAAATTGCCTTACTAACATCATCTGTCTATCCTTGAAAATATCGCCCATTACTTTCAGTGAATAATTGCTATATTTTTAAACCAGCTTCATTAAATATTTTAATCTATTCTTTACATTCATTTAATATAGTGTCTAACTAACCCTAGAATAAATCTTCAACACTTCTTAAACTATCTTCAAGATCTCCAGATAAACCACTAGTAAATGTACCAAAATCAATATCAATACCATGTTTCTAAAATGCAGATTGTATTATATCATGTGCTTCTTTCTATATTCTATCCTATTCTATTAACTATTTGGATATATCATCAAAACCAGCACCTAAATATCTCACATTATTATTATCTCTACCTAAATTATCTGTATAGTAAGCTTTATCAAATTTGATTTTACCTTTATATAATTCTTTAACATTTTCGCCATATTCTGCATACCATTTTGCCTCATCGTAATCAGATGACCAATACCCATTAGAATCACTAGCTTCATTTACTCCTCTAAATGCTTCTACTACACGTTTAACTGATGTAATAGCTTGTTCAGAATTATCACTAATATCAGACATACCTGAAACAATAGATTCTGTAGCACTACTTCCAGCCATCTACATATCGTGTAAACTATCTGTAATAGAACCAACATTTTGTGGCACAGTACCCGATGAAATCGGACTTTCATTTGATAAATCATTTACATCAATCGTTGCAGGAATCATATACATGCCACTTTTACTATTAATAGGACGATTTTCTACTAACTACTATAATTCATCAATTGTATCATGTACTAAATTGTTTGCACGAATAATATTGTCTAAATTAAAAACAACAATACCTCCACCTGGTACTTGAAGAGCATCATATCCAAGACCTTTAATTGCTTTGTCAATAAAATCCTAATCATCATAAAATGGCGAACCAGCTATATATTTAATTTTCTTATCTCGTAATAACACTTCATTATCTCTTTTGGGTAATTCATCGCTATATAATGATTTATAATCCCTTGTTGATAAAGCTTTTCTTGCATTTGCAATTATTTCTTCTGAAAAATTTTTATACCAAGTTGAAATTATATTTTCGATTTCTTCATTATTCAGCTAAGTATACATTATGTCAAATATTTTATTTACATATGCATACCATTCTGTCATTTTATTGCCATATATTTTTTGGGGAGTTGTACTAAAATATGCACCTTTACCAAACTTAGCACCAGATACACCCATTTTCTATGGATCAAATTTATCAAAAACATCATCTGACGAATGGAATAATGTAAGAATGCCTTGATTCTATGCATCTATAGCTTTCGTTCCCTATAACACTTTGGCTTTATTATCATCAATTTTTCTACCAAGGTTATCATATAATTTAATTTGATTTTCAATAGTGTCTGACTATTGATCTACACTATTGTTATTTGGCGTTTCTTCCATTGTAAGAACTTCATTTTCAACCTATTGATCTTTTAAAGATTTAAAACGATCACCCATAGATGCAATATTTTCCAATGCCTATGCAGCAGCCTATCCATTTTCTGCTACTTGAGATTCAGCAGAAGCAGCGGCTTGACCTTCTGTTGCAACATTTTCCAAAGAATCGCTTGCTTGACCAGATCCAGGAGTGGCTTGAGGTGCTTTTTCATCATTCGATTTCCATTCCTACAATTTAGAAGTAATAGCTGATATCACATTATCTGCTGACTGCTAGTCTATAATAGATGGTTTTAAAGAATTCCATATACCAACAGCTTGTTCCTTATAATTACCTAAATCTAATTTATTTAATTTACCTTTAGCATATTCAACAAACCCTTGTGGGCCATTTTTTTCATTAAATTCTTTTAATTGATTTGAAATAACAGCAACAACATTATCCGCAGATTCCTGATCTATAATAGACGGTTTTAAAGAATTCCAAAGCGCAACAGCTTGTTCTTTAAACCCACCAAGCTATAATTTATTTAATTTTATAGCAGCCTGATTTACAAAATCATTTTCTTGTCTTTTCTAAGCAGAAGTTTCTTTTTGTGATTGATTATCTTTTGAACTCCATTCCTTGAGTTTTGAAGTAATAGTAGCAATAACTGTATCAGCAGTTTCACGACTTGATATTGTAGGCTTTAATGAATTCCATAATGCTACAGCTTCATTCTTATGTGCTCCAAGATTCAATTTATTTAATTTACCAGTAGCATAACTTATAAAATCATTTCCTTGTTGAGTATTTCCTTTTCTTGTGTTTGCATTGATATTTTCACCAATATTATCTACTTCACTTTCAATATCTTGTACTTGCATTCCCATCTGACGATAATATTCTTCTTCCGTTCCATAATCAACTACACCTTCCATTGGTGCTTGTTGACGTTTCTTTTCAGGTTCAAAAACATTATCAGGTTGATTTCCAGATTGCTGTGATTGCTAACTGCTTTGCGAATTATATTTGTTACTTGCCGTTAATAACCCACGTTGTATAAGTTCTTGCTAAGTAAATTTAGGAATAGGATGAGCTTCTGTATTAGCTTCATATTCTTCTTTAGAAACGAGTGGCTCTACATATCCTTTTGCATTAATTTTCAAGCCAATGTTCTATGCCTGAATTTGAAGAGATTTTAAATATCTATCCTATCTTTCAGTCCTATATTTTTTTACAGCAAATCGTTGAATTAATTTTGCAATAACGGCTTGATCTTTGTTCATATCTGCAAAACGCCAATCGAACATTTCTCTCGGCTTATTCTATGTTGATGAAGCTTTTATATTAGCTCTAGCTTTTCTTCTTGCATTCATTTTTTCTTCTTCAACACCACCAAGTCCAAAACGCCATCTACTAATTGCTGCTGTATCAATCTATTCTTGTTCTTTAGCTTGTCTTTTTTTTCTTTCTCTTTCTTCAGCATCTCTTCTTCTTATTGCTTCTTTTGTTTTTTCATCATATACTCTTGCTCCTTTAGGTACTGGAATACCAGCTTGATTATACAAATATTCCATATATTTATTATCGTTTTTTGCTAATTCTATTTCTCTTTTTCTAGTTTCAATTAATCTATGCTATGCATTTTCAAGATTTTCAATCGAACTCTGAGTTCTCATAAATTGAGAAGCAGCTTCATCAATTTCTGGTACAATATTTGACCCATTAATAGCATCTAATAATCCACCAAATCTAAAATATGCTTCTTTAGAAGATTCATAAAGTGCTTTAACTCTGTCATACTCAGGAGATATTTTTTCAAATTCCATTTTTATTTTATCAAATTTTGCAACGTTTTCACCTTTTGCAATCTTTTCTAATGCATTATCATAATTATTCTTAGCTTTTAAATATTTTTCTTCAACTGATTCATATCTTGTTTTTGAAGAAATATACCTATTAGTAGCAGCATTATAATCAGCTTCAATTTCAGTACGTTCTGGTGTGCTTGTTGAAGCAATAGTTAAAGCTTTTCTTGCGATTTCCTATCTTTGAGCAGCAATTTCCAATTCTTCTTTTGCAAGATCAACAACTTCTTGTTTTGCATTTACTTCCTCATTAATAACAGAATCAGCAAAATCTATTGGAGAAGCACCATTTATCGTATCTTCTTCATACCAATCAACTCTTGCACCAATATTTCTTCCTTCTCCCTCTAATTGTTTAAAAGCAATTGCTTTTCTTCTAAGCTCTTCACCTCTTATACCCTTTACTTCGAATGCATCTTTTAACTCATCAAAGGATTCTTGTATTGGGTCAATATAACCATATCTAATATCTTCAATTCTTTGTTGAAGTTGTTCTTTTAAAGGTCCTAATTTTTCTAATCTTAATTTTTTTCTTTCAGAAGCAGGAGATTTAGCAATTTCTTCTTCAAGTTGACTAATGTCATTCTGAATTCTTTGATATTCAGAATCTTCACTTAATATTTCCTCTCTAGATTTTACAGATAATAATTTATCTCTTTCATCAACTGCTTCTTCTAATTCCAAATCAGCTTGATTAAATGCAGTTCTTCTTTGTTTTAATTCTCTTGTACTTTCGACATATTCATTAACAATTGCATTCCGTTGTTCAATTAACAATTTGTTTTCTTCAGATAACTATGTCTATATTTCAGAAGTTTGATTAGCAAAACTTTCAGTTATATCAGCAATTCTATCATCAGTAGATTTTGCCATTATACTATCAATTTCTTTTTGTTTTTCTTCTATATTAGCCTTTTCTTGTGCTCTTATCTACTCATCAGCAGCAATAACATCAGATACATTTATCATACTATCAATAATTTGTTTTGATCTTACATTAGTATCTCTTATAGAAATTGCATCTGTGCGTTTCTTCTTAATATCTTCTCTAATCTTTTTAAGACGAGCTTCTTTAATGGGCTGTAATTCTTCTCCAGTTCTTGACATTTGATATTCCTGTTCTCTTATTTCTCCACGGAGAACTTCTTGTCTTTCTCTTATTTCCCTTAATTCTTCAAGCATATCACTAATAGGATTCGCTTTAATTTTTTCTCCATATTTGTCAGCAGTTAGAACATCAAGATCCTATAATAAATCATTGATTGATTTTTTAGATATTATTTTTCTTAACGCTTCTGTAGATTCTCTTATAATATCATCGTACTGCTCATATAACGCATTAGCATCATCTAATGTACTAACAGCATAATTACTATCTGGTGTAAATTCTGATATTTTGCCACCAAGATTTTTTTCCACCCATGCTTCAATTAATCTAACACCTAATATCTTTTGATATGCAGCCTCTGCCTATTTATATTCCGCTTCAATATTTTTTATATCAGGAACACTTCCACCATTTCTAATAGTAGTCTATGCTCTATCATAAATTCCTTTCTTTGTGTCATAATCCTATTTTGCAATAGCATACTAACTATCTTCACCTTTACTTATAGTATGTAATCCAAGTTTTCGTTTTTCTTCTCTGGCCCATTTTATGGTTTCTATTAATCTAACTGCTTCATCATTTATACCAGTTGCTTTCTAAACAGCTGTTATTAATTTCTACTCATCCTATATAGATTTAGCAAGTTCTTCTCTATCTTGTATTAATTTTTCACCACCAGTTAAAACCCATTCGCCAGTTTTTTTATCTTTTTTATACTTAGAACTATAAGCACCTCCTTCTAATTGTTCAACTGATCTTTGTAATGCATCTCTTTCTTTTTTAAGACTATATGTAGCACGTTTTTGTCCCTGAATTTCTCCACTTTCAAGTTTTTTATTATATTCTTCCCTTTCATCGATTTCTTTATCTAATAACTCAATACGTTCTAACCATGGAACTACAGTAGCTTTACTAAGTCTATCTTCAGCTAATTTAGCAATTTCAGCTTCGTCAGTTGGAAGAGAAGCAATAGTAGTATTTAATTCAGAAATAACATTGCCAAGGACATCAGAAAACATTCTAAGCTATTCAGGGGTTGTATTCGTTGGTTTGTACAATGTCTCGCCATTCTTCCCATAAATAGGTCTTCCATGTTCATCTTTATATGGAGCAGAGATATCTTGAATTGCTGGTAAAGAAGCATATGCTCTAGCAGTTTTAGGAGATAATCCAAGATTTGCGACTTTCATATTTTCAACTGGGATTTCTGTTTTATTTACTAATCTACCACTAATATCACGAATACCATTACCTATTTCATATCCCAATGCATGTCGCTTTGCATATTGCAATCTGTTATAAGCTTTTGAACGCTATTCTTTTTCAATATCTGTCTAATAACTCCAATCTGGCAATCCAGTATCGAATCTCTAAACAAAAATACCTTTTCTATCTCTTGAACCCATTACAGTTGGTAATGTACTACTTAATTTTCCTATTTCTTTGCCAGATTCAGAAATGGCTAATAAATGTTTTTTATATGTGCTTTTACTCATCTTTCTTATAGTATCACCACTAACCATTGATATCATAGCATTCCTATAAGTTTCCATAATATCTTTTTCTAAATCTCTTGAATGATCAATTCTACCAATTTGTCGTTGAGCCATTTGATATACATCAAATTCTGAGAACCTATCTGGAGTAATTCGAGCAATCTATTTAAGTTCTAAATTATTTTGATTGTACTTATCTCTATCTTTTTTAGTAGCTCCTTTTTTGTTCAATCTTTTTTCTAATTCCATATTTTCTGAAATAATCTAATCTATTCTTTCTTGATTATCAAAATATAATGCGTGTTCGGCTAATTTACCTTTTAAGATTTTAATAGTTTCTTCATCTTCTTTGGTTGCTTCTCCAGCCCTATGACGATCATAAGCAGCTATATACTTCCTATAATCTTCTTCATTTTCAGAAAGCACTTCAGTAATATCACGTTGTTTTTTTAACTATTCCTCACCATATGAACCAACTTCAAGAAGCCTTTCTTCTAAATCATCAACACCCCATTTTTTCGCAATTTCTGGTGTTTTAAATGAAATTAATCTTCCAGTTTTTTCATCAACTTCAAGACCATAACTTTCAAGTTTTCTTATACGCTTTTGATCACTATTATTACCGCCTTTTTTAACATCAGACTTTGCAGTTCCATAATTAAACGTTTTGAAAATATTATTTCCAAAACCTTCTTTTACAACAGACATAGCAATCTTTTCAGCTTCTTTTTCAATTAATTCTTTTCTATATTTATCAAGTTCACCTTTTTGATCATCTGTTAACGGAGAAGTTTGCCTTACTAATGAAACTCTCCTAGCCATATGTTCTCTACGAATTTGTTCTTTAACTATATCTTCATCAGAACTTCCTCTATAACGTACTATTTCAGCGTCATTTTCAACTTTATCAATTGTATCATTAAGATATTTTAAGCGTTGCTCAATTGCTAAAAGTTCCATACTTAATGGAGACTTTTCATCATTAGAACCAAGAATAGCAGGCATATATATAGCTGACAATTCTTCTTTTTCTTTTTTCAAGGCATCCAATTGCTATGGTGTCATCTATAATTCGCTCATTCTTTTTCTAATAAAATTTGCCCGCATTTCAGATATTCTTGTTGGGGTTTCATGTTCTTCAGCAAGTCTTTGTGCTAATCTTTGCCCTTTAAGATCTCTACCTTCATTTATAATATCATAATCAATAAGACGTTTTATCTATGGTGTAACCTTTTCGCCGCCAATGCCAGAATTTACAAGATAAGTAGCATTCATTTCACGTTCAAATTGCTTATTAATTCTAGTATTCATTTTTGCTATTGAATCTTTTCCTTTTACAAAGACATCAAATACTTCATTTTGAAAATCCTCAATATTTTGATTTGCTCTTCCCCAAAATGCTAAATTACTATCACCAACAGTTTGAGTAAAATAATTTCTATCACTTAATCCAGTTCTATAAGATTCAGATAATGGTTCTGTCGTTTTTTTTATATTATTGAGTTTCGATAAAATAAAATCCAACGCTTTTACTGAAGAACTTTTAATCACAGGTTTTGGAGAATAACCAATCGATGATAATTTATTTGATAAATCTTCTCTTTTATTTTCTCTTTCGATTAAATTATTTCTTGCAATAGTAAATCTATCATAATTTCTTTTGGCAGCTCCAACAACTATATTTTTTTCATTGCCTATAGATTTCCCTTTTATATCAGATACTAATGCATTTGCGGCTCTTTGTAATAATTCCCTTCCATAACTTTTTGCATATTCAATTTCATTTTGAGTTAATTCTCCAGCCCTTTCTTTATTTAATAATCTACCAATTGTTAAATATCTTGCATATTTTTCAAACGAAAATGGTTTTTTCTACTTTGGCTCATTATCTACAACCGTTACTGGAGTAGGAGTAGAAGATGAACCACCTTTTGGAATTTCTTGCTATGGTGTCTAATTTGGTGTAACACCAATTGTTCTACCAGTATTAACATTTCCAGAATTCTACATCACAACATTTGGTTTATTAATAGTTACAGTTTTAATTGGTTTCTGTTGAGATACTGGAGGTGTACCACCGCCACCAGATGGTGGAGTAGGAGGAGTAGGTGGAGTAGGAGGAATATTTGATGTCGGTGACATCGGATGACCACCAGATGGTGGAATGTTTCCACTTATTGCAGCAAGAATTCTACCTACGATATCTCTAATATCAACTAATACAGCATGAGATTGTTCATCAAAAGTATTTGAAGATAATATTAATTTTGATGCATCAGTTGGTATACCACGTTTACCATGTTTTCCGTCAATAATACCACTAATATCTTCTTCTGTTTGCAACACAACATCTTCCAATTCCTATTCACTAAATAAAACTGGTCGAAGTTTAATATCAATTGTCTAAGTTATTTTTTTATTAAGTTCTTTTATTTTTGTGTTAATATCATCGAGCATTCCATCAGTAATAGCTCTAACCTCAACAGTTAATTGTTTAACAAACTTTTTGTTCTATTTTTCTTCAGTCTTTTTTTCAAGTTGTTTATCAGTTAATTTTTCGTCATTAACTATTTCTTCTTCTGTTGATAAGCTAATAGGTATTTTTATTGGATGATTCTTGATTCTTTCATTAACTCTAAATACTACTTCTTCACGAATTCTATTAACCATAGCATCTATTGAATCATTTGATATAGAAGCCTCATCTAAAACAACATCAATATTGACTGATACTGGCTATTTAACACCTTTATCTTTTGCATTTTGTTCTTTGATTATAGATTCAGCTTTTGTTTCCCGTCTTTCAATAGAAGCGGTGATTTTACTCTGTATGTCATCTCTAATATCGTTTAAGCTATCTTCAGACATCCCAATTTTTGAAAAAATTAATTTATTAAGATCAACACCTTTGATATGTTTTGTTTTTTTAATTATTCCAATTAAATTGGAAACATATAATTCCATTCTTCTTAATTCTTCTTCAGGAACAAATTTTTGCTTACCATTTTCATCAGTAAATGAACCAATTTGGGCAACTGTTATACTATCAATATTATCATTAAAATCTTTAATAGCATTATTTATTTTTGTTCTACTTTCTCTTAATGCTTCTGTTATTGCATTGGTCTATTTCTACACATTTTGCTTCGTTCTATTATTATTTTTCTATACAGCATCTTCTACCTTTTCCTAAAGATTGGGTGCAATAGTTCCATTATTAAGTCCATCAATAACCCTAATAGCTTCTCTATACGAATCTATCATTTCTTTCATTTGTTCAGAAAAATCTTTAAATATCTGACCAAAACCTTTATCTCCAGCACCACTTAAACCTTCAAATGTTTTTTGAAAACCCTCGAATGAAGATTTCATTGAATCAATAGAACTTTTTAAATCATTTGAAAGATCTTTTACTTCACTAGTAATTTTATCAGCATTTAGTTTATCAAATGCTTTCTATAATTTTCCTACTTCTTCAGCAACTTTTCCTATAGAACCAGTAATTTCGCTTGTAGACTTTTTTAAATCTAAATCAAGTCCATTATTAAGATTTACTTTTGACATAGAATTTGCCAAACTATCTAACTTCTATTTGGCATCATCAACATTCGCCGTTATTTTTATAATATATTCTTTAATATCGGCCATATTATACCTCCCTTTTTATAATAAAAAGTAAAAAATAGGAAGTACAATATTGCACTTCCCATCATACACTTCCTGCAATCATATCAGCCATTTGTTGTCCACGCTATGCCCACCAATTATCCATAAATTCATTCATAGCTTCATCTGGTTTTCCAGATATTCCAATTCCAACTGGCGCAGCAGATATACTTACATTACCTATATGCCCTCTATAACCTTCTGGTAAACCACGAATTCCTTGATCCCAAATCAAATCAAAAACACCTTCAGCTGGAAAAACTCTCCCAGTAGAATTAATATATCCATCCATCTACATTGGACCAACTTGTATTCGTGCAGTAAAAGAATGACCACTACCTGTTACACCCTGTGGAATAATACTATTTTTCAAATTTCCAGTTCGTCTATATCCATGAGAACGACCAGAATAAAATTTTCCACTTGGAGAATAATAATAGTAAGTATAACTACTAACTGGAGTATAGCCACCATAATAACTTTCAATAATAGAAGAGTGTGCCTCACACATATCTTCATGAGCAATTTCTGCAACACCCCTTGCTATCTTATTTCCAATTTTACCAATATCACGTTTAATATCTTGTATCAACTAATAAAAACTCGTATATGCCATATTACACCTTCTTTCCAAGGTCATTAAGACACATATTCAACAAGCTATCACATATAGTAAACTCAGACTAAAACAATGATAAGATCAAATCAATCATTTTAGTTTTACTTAACAAGTCAAACCCTTCTTTATCCATTTCCAAAATAGTATAAGCAGAAATTATATTAATAATAAAATTTCTATGAAGAGTTGCTGTTGGATAGTCTGAGTCTTTTGACTACAAAATAGTAGTGCTTACTAATTTGACTTTATCATCATACGGTATATAATCAACAGGTTTTATCAACTCTGTAATTGTCGAAATAATTTTATCTCTATCCAAAGAATCATTCTTTACTCTTGAATTATATAAAGTTAAAAATGAACTAGGTTTCATTCATCACCACCACCGTTCAAAGCAGTAGCAGTTTCTGAAATCCTATTAACAAAATCATCAATATCTAAATTTTGAATTTGGTTACTAACATAATCTAAAACTTTATCCGTATTATTTTTAAGTTGATTATATATAGAACTAATAGTAACAGCTGGATTTGTTTCAATACGAATATAGTCAGATATTCTTTCTTTTAAAATAGTTTCAAATTCAATATATTCATTACCAATAACTGTTTTAAGTGTATTAAGTTGATTATAATAACACAATTGATCAAAACCGCTTAAACCATTTTCATCAACAATTCCCATATCAATATTAGTAATAGTTTCAATAAAGACTTCAGTAGAAACTCTACGCAAAAGAGTAGTATTTAATCCACCCACAGAATTAATAACTTCAGACAAAACATCACTAACCACTTGCATTTTTTGATCAAATGGTATATAACTTACTTCGAGTAACTCATTATTATTTATATATTCTATTGCTGAGATTTTATTATTTTCCATATTCTTTTTCTCCTTTTCAAAATCATAAATCGTAAAAAATGGGGAACAAAAAATCTTGTTCCCCTTATATTAATCAAAATACGAACCATATATTTAATTCATCTCAATATCTATTATCTCTACATCTAATCAATAAGACGCTGAATAGCATCTTTATCCTATTGATCAGAAGCTTCCATCATAAGATGATTTAACTTTTCGATCATATGAGATTTACTATCATCGTAACTATAACCACGACTTCTGCGAGAATAGCCACCATTACTCATACCACGAGAGTTATAACTGTTACCATCATAATAAACTGGCATTCTTCTCTATGAATAACCGCCATTACGACTATATCCATTAGTCTACATAAAATCATCTTCCTGAATATTAATACCTTCTTCGAACATTTCTATACTGCCGATATCTTTAAGTATATCTGTCAACTCGCCGAGCACTTTAACAGTGTTCATATCCATTTTACCTTGGCGAGAAATTTCATCAAGTTCACAATAAACCATATCTTTAATATTATCAAACTCTTGCATTACCATTTCCCTCCTTACCGTGTAACATTTAAGTCAGGACGCGAAAAAATCACATTCGCATTCTGGACTAATATTGGCTAATCACTCGTATTTCTTATAGCGATTGTCTCACAGCATCCACGCCAAATCTATGCATTAATTGCACAAGATACATTGAAAAACTATTCAACAGCAGCTGGAGTCACAATCATTGTAGAGGCTGGTATAGTAGAGCCATCAATAGTTATAGCAACAGATATTGCTTCTGGAGTACCACCAGTAGGAATAGCTATATTTGCTCCAAAATCAACTAAATAAGTAGCACTATTTTTTCTATTACAGCAACATCCTCTATTAAAACTATTCGGTACATAACCGCTCAAAAGAAAATTTCCAGTATCATCACGATGACGAACAAAACCACGAGTACATGGAACAGGAGATTCGGTGAAAATTATAGTTTCACCTGGATTTACTGTCTGTACAGTGTTTGCTGAGTATTCAGCCATATACACCACCTCCAATCAACCATTCATTCCACAACCGCAACCATAATTATTGTTGCAATTACACCCAAATGGCTGAGGTACGATATATGCGGGAACTGGATTCGGGGCAAGATACCTTTCAATGGCAGCCGTCTGCGCTTCATTACTAGCTAAGATAGCCGCTGTCTGAGCATCCTGAGAACCACGAAGATTTGCAAGATTGAGTTGAGTCTGAAGATTTTCATTCTGAGTTTTAAGTGCATTGATTTCTTGCTGGCATAATTTATCTTGAATAGACTGAATTCCACCATTAATAGTATTAAGAAGAGCTTGAGTATTAGCAGTGTTAGCAGCCATAATATCACGAACACCATCATTTACAGACTGGCGGTCAGCACATGCTTCCGAAGCAATCTGCGCTCCAAGATTGGCAACCTGTAATTGATTATTACAAGAAGCCTGTTGCTGATTCATAGCAATGGTATTCATCATACTGGTAATACTTGCAAGAGTATTGGCACGAGATATTTCTGCATTTGCAAATCCATTGCTCAGGACATTATTAATACCATTAATGCCACTCATAACTGCTGCCTGATCAAAACCGTTCTAAACATCTTGCTATGTAGCATATCCCATCATAGCAGAACCGTTATTTCCACCCCATCCATTTCCTCATCCATTATTTGCGAAGAGGAGAAGAATAAGTAACCACCAGGCTCCATTTCCACCATTACCAAAACCATCATTATTATTTCCAACTACCGCCGCAAGATCAGCTGCACTAAAACCTTCTGAATTCATCATAATAATATCCTCCTTATTGGAATAAAAATAATTTAAAGTTATATAATGTTATTATCCATTTATTCCTTTTTCTCAGATACGGAGAATTAAATATATTATGTTCGCATTTTAATTATTATCTAAAGTTACTATTATTTCCAATCTGATTAGCAACTTGTTGTGCTTGACTAATTTCACTGGCTTTACCATTATTAATCAAATATCTACCAATCATTTCAGGATTATTTCTATATTGTTGTAAATCAGAGTATTGCTACTGATTTATTTTACCATTCTAAAATAATATATCTAAAATAGCACTAGGATTTCTCCGTAACTGTGCTAATTGAGATATAATGTTATTACCAGTATTTGCATAATTTTGATTTGAATTCATATTACCAAATCTATTAAACAAATTATTAGGCATTATTTACCACCTCGTCTATTATTAGAATTTGAGTTTTGCTATGGTTTGCCAAAACTTGTAATCCTATCTTCAATATCTTCAATTTGACCACTAAGGTCATCAAGATGTCCATTAAGAGTATCAAACTAATCTTTTGTAACATACTTATTTAATGAGTTCAACTTTTCACCAAAAGACTTAAACTACTTTGTTAATTCATTAATCTAATCTTTAGTTGCATATTCAACCGATGATTGCTTATTATCTTGTTCGTCAGAATCTCTCTCAGTATAATCAATAATAGTGATACTTGGTTTCCCAGTTTGGTCAAGAGATTTTATATAAATAACCTTCTCATCAGAATCCCAAAGAGCAACTGGAATTCCAGGTTGAAGATTAGAATATGCTTTTGCTCCAGCCAACCCGCCCTAAATCCAAATAATATTTCCACTTACATTCTGAGTATTAGGAGTATAAGATGGAAGAGCAGTAGTACTATTTTGCCAACCACGATAAGTTGTAGGCACATTTGGGTATGTAATATTTTGATTTACTGGTTGATAGCCAATTGGATATCCATAAAAATTATCCATTTTAAGATTCCTCCTTTTCATAATAATAAGTTACAATCTCATCACTTGAATCCCACGAATCATATATATTTTTATTTACACCAATCATATGAGATCCAGTGGCAACTATATACGGTTTATCCTAATGTTCATTAACAAAATCTCTAACCGTATAACAATCAGGACAAGTATTCGGAAGATTACGATGAACAAATCCTTTTGATTTTAAATACTAATCTACTACATAATTTGAAGACGGCATGTCCGACAAACTATATGCAGTAGTCATTAATTCAACAAAGACATCTTCCCACGATTTGTTTTCTACTTTTGAAATAGCTCTTATAACACAATCTCCAACCATTTTTCCAGCTGGATTTGGATTATAATATACATATCCCAATAGAATCACCTCCAAAGAAGTATTTAGATTAATCAACTGTTTTAATAATTATTTCAGTTCGTGGATTATCTTTATCATAACCCATTCTAGATGTAATCTCAGTAACATGAGTGTAATCATCATCTACCCAAAATCTGGCTTCAGTAAACGCATCCCAAAGAAATTTCTGAGTGCAAAAATTATCAATATCTCCACGCCTGTGATGTGGTTGATATACAGTAATATCTACTTTTACTTTTTCCAACATCAAACCATCATATCCTAATTTTTTACACCACCATACTCCGAATGTTTTCCATTTCTATTTTAGAGCATTAGCATATGGTCTTTTCATTATTGTCCATTCATTAAGTGTTGGATGACGAGGTTTAGTTAAAAACGGTTTTTTGGCTCTAGGATTTTGTTTAAAATATATTTTGTTATATTCATCAACCAAATCCTAATCCAATATAAATTTATATTCCATATATTATCTACCTCGAATCTAGTTCTAATAATTATCCAAACATCTTTTTCTAATACTATCTGTTATACCAGATTTTTTAGAAACAACATTAACAGAACCAATATTCTTAATTTTTGTTCTTTGTTTTTTAAACATTTTAATATCATTTTTTGACATCTTATCATTAAATTTACTTATATAATACATAATATCATTTCTATTATTTGAATGTGCAACTCCAATACAATGTCCTAGTTCGTGTATAATTACTCCACGAATTGCATCATCCATAATATAGTCAAAATAACTGCTGTTTAATCCAACAAGATAATGAATCCCTTCATCATTAAAAGTAATTCCAGCTAAATCATAACCTTCCATGTAAATATAATATCTCTCTAATTCTCTAAACCAAATATTATCTTCCACATAATAATCATAAAAGTTGAATATGATAATATCTGCTATACATCCCGTTTTTGTATATATAAAAGTAGTTCCAATTTTTTTATTAATGATATTTATAGCATCAATCACTTGCTGCTCATAGGTTCTATCATGACAATACACATAACAATAACCATCAGCAGCTTTCGGATAGAAAAGGTTTTTAGCTCTTTTCTTATCAATTAAGTATGAATATTTCTTACCAATATCTGTAACATATACTCGCACTGGTTTAGTTGTTTTATATCTACCAGATGTGTCCACCATACGACAACGATAATAATATCCTCTATTTGATTTTTTACATCTAATAATGATAGATCTAGATGTTTGATATTTAATCTTATTCCAAGTCTTCTTTTTATCTTTACTAACATACCATTGATACTTTAAATTTTTACCAGTTGCTTCAACAGTAAAAGTTACTTCTCCAGAAATACGAGAATACTAAGATTTAGGTTGCTTGTTAATTACAATTTTTGCTTCACAAACAGGAGATATCAACATCAATAACATTAATACAATCATCAATTTTATTCCACGTTTCATATGTCACCTTCCTTTTATGAAATTCCAAACATTTCATTTATTTTGTCTTCAGTTTCATCTTTAAGATACCCAGAAGTAGTTGTTAAATCTGAATGATGTGCAAATGCCTATATTTGATCTAATTCAAATACTTTATTTTTCCCTCCATCATCCTTAAGACGGTCATCCCATCCCTTTTTTAATGCTTGCAATCTACTATGGCGGCAACTATGCGGAAAAATATTAACTTCTTCACCACGAACCTCAGAAAGTATTTTACTAATACTTACAATACGATCATATAATGTAGAACAATCAATCTCAGAAGCAGTTTCTCCATGTCCTTTAATCCATAATGAATCAATTCCATCATCACCACGCCATTCAAGATATTGGCGAATAAGTTCTTTCGTATCATTTAAATAAATAAGTGGAAATTGTTTTCCACGTTTACCTCTAACAATATTTGTTTTGTTACCATCAAGAAGACCTTGTTTCTTTACTTGATATACTTCATTACGTCTCGCACCAGAATCATACATTAAAGACCATAACACAGCATCCTACAATCTACCTTGTTCTACAAGAATATTCCTTGTTTTAATAAATTCATCAAATGTAAAGAAGAAATCATCATCATTTGTTTTTACTTTTTCGTTAGGAACTCCACGCACTTTCTTACTATAATTAACTTCATAATCATAATCATCATCTTCTTCGCAAAATGTTAACATTGAATTGATAGAAGAGTGAAGCCTATTACATCTCGCTGGAGACATTCCAGAATCATCAAACCAAATATTTAAACGGCGAAAATCTTTCTTTGTCATTTCTAAAACTGACTTATTATTAAAGTCTTCAAGAATTTTTATAAATATTAATTTTAAATCATGTCTATATGCTTCAATAGTATTTGGACTTTTTTTCTATTGTCGCAACTCTGTGAGGAAGTCATCCATTATGGCTTTATTTTCAGGATTAACCTATAACCATTTTTCGTCACTATAAATTCTGTTGTAAACTCCTCGGCTACGAGCCATCTAATCACTTCCTTTCTATAATTAATTAACTTTCATCTATTAATCTATATTCTACTTCCATTGGTATAATCACAAATTCACTTTCATTTCCCATATCTTGATAATATCCTTCAAGAACCATATTTGCAACTTTTCTTGAAAGTGTTTTACTTGCTCTTTCAATATCTGGAGTTATTTCCCATTTATGGTTATGAAGTGAATTAAGATATACTGTCTTACCAGATAAATCTATAGAACATATCACATATAATTTATTTATTTTCTCTATTGATTTTTTCATCTTGTATTTCCTTCCATAAATTTTCGCTTTCACACCATCTCTTATATACATCTTTAGTATCTTCCCTATCAAATAAAACCACAAGAACTGGATCACTTGATTTGAAATCAATAGAAGCATATATATCAACAGGCTTTTTATTCATCTGCAAATAACTACATATCTATCGAATATTAATTAACCTTACTACATCTTTAGGGTAATAATCTTTTCCAGTAATATCCGAATGTATCAAATCTACTCTATCCATATTACTTTCCCTCATCTTATTACATCATTTATAATATCCGCAACTTTTTCAAGTTCTTCACGAGCTAATTGTCCCTCACCAGTATCTTTAATTAATGCATGAGCAAGATATAGGCAAAAATTTGTAAGATATTCATCTTCATCATTTGATATCTCCTAAGAACCATTTGTTACCTTATCACATATTTCATTATATTTATCTATGCAGCTTCTAGTTGTTTTATAAAAATCTCTCATATGTTATTCTCCTTCTTTTATATATTTAATAATATAAAAATATCATTACTTTTAATAAGCCCGTTGAAATTGAATAAATAGTTACAGACTTATAGAAATATTAAAAAATGGTAAAAAAAGGGGTTCAAACCTGTGAATGTGGTCTGAACCCCTTATAAAAATGCCGAACTATTTACGGCATAGTATTTTTTAATCACATTCATAATATTATTTTTTCTTTCTATTTTTATTAGCTATTAATCTTTCAGCTTGCTCAATAGTAGAAGATTTTTCATTAACAACTTTTTCCTCTACTTCTACTGGTTCGACTATCTCTGCATCTTTCGCATCATCAATGACATCTGCTGTTACAATAGCCTGACTTAAAATATTTTCAATATCAGATTTATATACTGGGTCAAAATTATTTATACCAGAAAGATCACATGTATCCAATATTGCTTTTGCATCCTTGGCATCCAAAATATGAAGTCTAAATTTATTAATTACATCATAAATAGATCTACATGATTCAGTATCAAAACCTGCTCTCCACGAAGGTTGGTCTGAGTATTCTGCACAATGAGGGCAATAACTATAAGATGCCCTACATATTAAACATTTTCTTTCGTGTGGAATATACTTCATAAATATTTCCTCCTTTTTTAGAATATAGTTAATTTATATAAACGGACTATTATCCAATTATTTTCAAATTCATAAAACGAAACTATTGTTATTTGGTTACAGTAAAAAGGTTGCCAGATTTTACTCTGGCAACCAATATTTATTTAGAATAATTTTAATAATTACTCTTCCTCAATATCATCCTCTGCCCAATAGAACTCATACAGAGTCTTTTCAGTACCACAATAATTAACCTGAAGGTCACCAGTATAATCAAGGGTAGCATCAGTAGTCAGAGAAACATTTACTTCAGGACTAACCTGGAAGGACGGAAGAACAAGATAACCAGCACGAAGTTTATCAGGAGAGCAAGGCTCAATAGCCAGAACCTTCATAACAAGACGAACAGTTCCAGGGAATTTGTCGGCCTGATTTCTAATAACAACTGCGCTAGGATTAGTTCTCTGATATTCCATAACGAACTTCGTTGCACCTTCAATATCCTGCGGAAGTGTTACAGTTGCACCTTCTGTGCCATAACCAGTAGCAGTAGCTTTAGAGGTAACATTATCACCCATAGTACCATTATTACCAATTACGTGAACCTTAAGAGTACCTTCGCTCAGATAAGGAGTTGCAACAACTTCACCAGGCTTACCAGTCTTAATTGCTGGGAAAAGATCTGAAGCAGCAAGAGCCTGTTTCTTAGAACCAGAAGCTTCACCAATAACATTCAGATTAATCATTGCATTAGTAGCCGTAAACGTACCACTCTTACCCGTCCAGAACTTTTTAATCAGTGTCCCGTCTTTGTCACGAGCTTCTTTAGACTCCGCAGTAATCTCAATATTAGCCTCAGAAAGCTGTGTCAGAACATAGTACATTTCAGTATCATTAGTATCAGTAGCAATTGCCATCTAAATACGATCAATAATAATATCATCTAACTTAAATGCCATAATATTTTTCTCCTTTCATAATATTTTTTTAATATAAAAGCCAATTATGGGCTTAAATACAGTTTCATTTATGAGATATTTCTCTCATAAAATTAAATTCATCCTTATCTATCTTGGAAGTATCAACGAATCCACTCATAGATCCTTTTAATAAAGCAGTACTATTTTCATATATTTGCAATCTTTGAACACTATCCATAAACTAAACAAAATTGACATTTTTTAGTTCCTAAAGATTATATTTAAATCCAGGATGATTTATACAGCTAGAAACAAGAGGAAGAAGAGTAGAATGATTTTCATCATCTTTCTTATTGTTTAATGCTTGTCTTTCTTCGTCAATTATCCATTCTTTAGCAGATTTACCTCTTACCAATTCTACTTTTGGATATATATTGAATGCTGCCTTCAAATATTCTGAAATTAAATTATAATGATCTTTTGATATCTCAATATCAATTTCTGGATTATATAATGTCACTTCAGTTTTTTCTATATCATTTCCATCTTCATCTTTATCTGGAATTGTTTTTGTGTATAACTAAAATCCTTGAAAATCAACATCTCCAAAAATCATTTTACTAACTACTGGATTCTCGGATTTATATATCATCAAAAACAACTCATAATTAGATATTTTATTCCAGTCTATTCCATTTTCCCAAAGCATTAATCTATATGTAGTTGGGTTTGCAACCCATATATAAAGTGTCTGATAAAAAGTTATATCAGAATTTGGGAGTTCTAGAATATCACCAACAGTTGGAGTTAATATTTTCATGCCATTACCAACATCAAATGGTTCTCCAAAATACATCTTTAAACGGTCAAACTGCACTTCGCTAACTCAACCACCTAATTTATTAATAACCATAGAAGAACCATCTTTTGTTTTAACAACATCTAATGGCATTGTTAATTCAAATGTAAGAGTACGAGTGGAATAATCATTATCCGTTACAGATGGAATATTAGAAACAATATGGCATTGTGTACCAAAAAGATTTGTCCAATTAAATATATGCTTAATTCTTGCAGCAATTAAATCATGTCGTGCAATACCAGTTTGCTTTTCAATATTATTTTTTTCTTCACAAAGAATATAAAAAATAACGTTAATATATTTTAAAACATCATTATATCTTGGTGTTTCTTTAAATGATACTTCATAACAAATAAAATTTTGTACATTGTGTTGAGTAGGATGAATTAAAAACTATGGAAGAATATTTACTCCAAGATAATCACTTGGATCGGCATCCTATTCTTCCAACTCTTTATTATTTAAAAGATAAATTATAAGAGGGTCTTCTATTAAATTCCTCTTTATTATCTCTTTAAACCTAATGTTATCATCATCCATTACAGCTTTGTACTGTCGGAGTTCTTGTAATTGTTCTTGCGTAAGTTCCATACAAATCCCTCCTTATAATGCGATGATTTCAATTTGGAGTTCTGCGACTGCATTCTCCGATGTGTTTTTTACAGTAAGTATTTTACCTATATATGAATCGTCACCTAAAAATTTAACTTTAATCTTATTTTCTGATGATGTTAATGTTAATAAATCATCAGGCACAACAGTACCATCAATTTCAAATGACCAATTACCAATTGTATAATCTGGTAACTCTTCATTATTATAATCATAATAAGTAACAGTGAATGTTTTAGCTGAACCACCAACTTTAATTTGCTAACGACCAGAACATATAATCTTAGCATTAATAGAAGATGTTATTATATCATCATCCTAAACTGCTGGTATTGGCTCAATATTATGATTGAAATAATTTGCCCACATTCCAACAATATTCCCATCTTCATCTTTCTCAATATAATCATTGTGTTGATCAAAAGTATCCTATGCAAGTGTTACCCTACATATTCCATTAGGAGATATTCGATTTATTTTTGATATAAGCCATGCACGAGGTTCTGTTTCTACCTTTGCATCAATAATCATTCTGATATTATAGAATAATGTCTCAGTATCTCTAGTCATCGGAACAGCGAATTTTTGCTAATCTTCTACTGATTGAATTTTATAATCCAACCAAATTCCAGAATTATACGAATTCTGGCTTCTTAAAACAGCTGGACACTAATATTTATATCCATTAAAAATCCACTACATAACATAATCACATCTTAATATCTCAAACGTTGGAAATTGATTACCATTATAATTTGCCTTATCAACAATAAGCCATTTATTATAAGAACCATCCTCATGCATTATATCAACATAATTTCCAATTGGGAAAGTTGCCCCATAACGATTACCAAGAACTTCATCATAATAATCCTGATTGCATTCTTGATTTGGCTACATTTGTAACCAAAATGTAATTTGATCTTTATTATATGTCTAACTTTCATGACGTATAAATTTAATCGACAATGCGGTTTTTTGCGGGTCATCATACGGATGAAGATTATTTAATTGTAATGCTTCATCTGATTGCTAATCATGATAATAATCATAAATATAAGCAGTCTATGCTTGGATATCTTGATTCCAAGTATTAAGCATTATCTAGTCACTCTGCATTTTTCTCGCCCTTCCTGGGAGAGAAGACTCATGAAGACTTTGAAAATTTTTAAAGGTAATCATATTAATCACCTTCCTTTATTTTCATAATCTTAGACCCAGCATCTAATATTAATTTTCTATATTTCTAAAAATCAAAACAATCACTATTATATTCCATATATGCCGATTCTAATAAACTCATTGTCTCAACAAGTTCAATCGGCTCAAGTAAAATACTATTTAACCCATTAAGTTTTTTTTGCAAACTATAAAAAGCGTCTGCAACATTTACGCCTGAATATTCATCTCTAGTTTTTGGGTCAACATAGAGCAATAAAAAATAGATAGATTTGCGAATATTAAGTTTAGTAGAACGAATCTAGTTAGAAGAATAACAACCATATTTTGTTTTCACGTTGTTTCAACTCCATTAATAATACTTAAAGAATAAGCTCTATCACGGATAAGTTTGCGAAGGTCGGTTTGAGCCTTTTTATACATTTCTCGCATCTCAGCTAAGTGAGGAGCCTAACTATAAAATTTTTGCTCAGAATTTGTAAGAAGTTGACTAGTTAATAAAGTTGATTGATATCTTGGATTAACCCATCTCTCAACCATTCCAACCGCCAAAACTTCTTCAACAAAATCTTTATCCGATTCTTCGTCTAACTAATCACGGAGTTCATAATCAATCTCTTCTATATCATCGTCCATTGAGATAGAAGTGAATAATCTTCTAACCATAGGTTTGGAAATAACAGACCGCAAATATCCGTTTAATATTTCCTTTACTAAACTTTCCTTTAATCCAGACATTTCATAATCTTTAACACGCAAATAAAAGCGTGAGTAGATTTCATCATATTCTGAGGTGGTCATGATTCAACCCTCCTCTTAATCAGCGATAATACTTCTGAAATCAGTTCCATAAACATCATCGATGATTTTTATTTTTTTGAGAGAATCAAATGTTCCATCTTCAATTTTTTGCGCAACACGCACTTGAAGAGATTTAGCCAATCCCTTTGGAAGCTTTTTAAGAGCAGCTTCAAAGTTATTAATTGGAAGATTAAGTACCTCTTCAACATCTTCCATAGTATATACTTTTTCATCATAGAACTTAGCTACATCTGCCCAGCGAGGATTTTCAAGCAACTCTTCATCCTCAATTACAAAATGGGGTGCATAGATGTAGTTAGAATGCCTACTTTTAAGCGCAAACAAATCCTGATATTCGATTTCACATTCATCTCCAAAGTTTTCAAATACATAATATTGTCCAGACTTACCACTGCAACCAAGCCAACCAGCAGTTACAGAACGACAAAGGATGAGATCGTTCTGATTAAACTGGCGTGGTTCTTTCTTTGCTTCTTTCTTAACCACTTTCTCGGCAACAGGCTCTTCATTCAAAGTAACTTTCTCATCAACAGTTTCCTTTGGTGCAGTCTTGACAACTCTCCTTTTTGTGGTCGTAGCCATATCCTTTTAATCCTTTCAAATTTAATAAATTAGGTCGTGATATTCCAGGTGCCAAAATATCTGCCAATGATGGTGCTCACACCAAGCTTGGTCATATACTTAACTTCATAAGTCATATCTTGGTTAACAGTATTATCAGTAACCTCTTTAATCATAGCATCACCCTCATAAACGAGTTTGATGAACTTATTATCAGCTACAGGCATAATCAGCAGAACGTTAGGATCTACCATCTTTGTAGTAGTATCATTCTTAGCAAATACCTGCGGAATCTCAACAACACGAGTACCCTCAAAGATACCAACATGACCAAGGTTTCTATGGTCTGTACGATCTTCCTTAGCAATCCAGTTAACATCAGCCAGATTCTTCAGCTTAGAAAGAGCAGTCTTCGTACCCATAATAACTACCTCAGTCCCCCTATTTGCGGCCTACACATCCTCTACCATAGTGATAAAGGCATCATGAGCAGCAGCATCAAGAGCAGCAGTCTTATAGAACTGTTCAGAACCAGGAAGAACCTTCTGTCCAGCTTCCATAACGGCCTGATATACAACCTCATCAACATACTTATCCATAGCTTCATAGATAGCATTTACAAGACGAGTCCAGTCTGCTCTTCCGAGCATAACACGCTCGAATTCCTCGTATACACCAAGACCAACCCAATAAGTCGGTACACGGAACACCTCTCCAATTCCGAGGCGTTGTCTATCAATATCCCAGTGATCGCCGCTAAGTTTACCAACTGTCAGAACGGTTTCATCTTCTGTTTCAAACTCGTTGGTATCACCAAGAGCGAGATTTTTGGTTTCCACGAAGTCCCTGAAAAATTCATTATCTGTCCATCCAGATGTCAACATATTGTCAACAGTATCTTCTATGACTTCGAAAATCTCATTTTTATGACGATTGATTGCTCTACGAATTTCTTTCTTAGAAGCAGTCTCGTCAATACCCATAATAAGACGGAATTTTTCCTTAATCATTTCATCTGCATCAGCCTTGGTAATTCCAGACTGGAATACTCCACGATTATAATCAGCAAGAAGCTGAGAGAAGTTCATGTACGCAGACTCGTTATTATCAAATGCAGCTTTAGTATTAGCAGCAAAATTCATAAATTTACTCATTACATTTCCCTCCTTTCATTAACCATTCTTGCGAACAAAAATCTTATAGAACTTACCATTGGTGCGGTTGATTTCCTCAACGATTTCGCCAACGAAACCAGCACTTGCAGCGGGTTTTGCAGCCTATGCTTTCAGATTATAACCATCTGCAACAATATAAGCACCCTTCTGAACAGCGTCACCGCCGTCAATACCATTAGCAGAAACAGTGAACTTATCACCAATCAGAAGATCATAAACTCTCATGATCTCTCCCTGACCATTATAGAAGTTATGCTCATAAGTAGCAGCTTTCGGTCTTTCATCATAACCAATCGGTACACTCAGTACCAGACCAACTCTGGAAGTAGCAGTAGGCTCAACCATGGTAAAATACTCATTAGCTTCCCAAGCCATATCATCCAGATTAACAACACGACCATTATCAATGTCAGCACCAGCTTTTACATTGAAAATGTGTTTAGCATCATATGTAGCCTGAAGATTAGTACTTTCAGCAACAATGTGCTTATTTACAGCCTGTAAAAATGCATTAATCATAGCTATCATTTCTCCTTTCTTAAATTTTTGCAAAAATAACAGGGATATTATCCCCGCCAAGTAAAATAGACTATGTAATTATTATTTACTTTTTACTTTTAAAATTTTTAAAAAGACCACCGTAAGGAAGTCTTTCTTCTTCTGTATTTTCGCTTGAAGCCATAAATACCATACTACGTTTCTTTGATTGCTCATTAGCAGCAAAAGTACTGTAGTTGGATTTCATAAACTTAGCATAAACGAGGTCAGCCTTATTTGTAAGTTCCTCGACAGAATACTCATCCATATGAGATTTAAGATCTTTAAACTCTTCAAAATCTGCCATTACAGAATAATCATCAGATGCAAGTACTGCTTCACGAGCAGAATGAAGTTCTTTAGCTTTATAAGAATTAAGTTCAGACTCGATAGAAGAGTAATTAAACTTCATGTTTTCAATCTCTTTCTTCTCGTCTTCTGAAACCCATATAGGATATATACGAACTCTGTCCCCAGTAAGACTAAACACATCATTCTTAACTTTGTATGACTGGCGATAATTATTATTCCATCCATGCATATATACCAACTTTTTTTCTGGATCTGCGTCAATCGAGTACCACTCATTATCAGATTCGCCATACGTATCATTAACAAGAACCCAAAGAGCTTCAAGCTGCTCATTTAATGTTGCAAAACAAGAACGTGTTTTACCATTAAAAGTAGCGGAATACTCTAAACTATTCTCAACTCTAGTGCCCGTAGAATCTTCATCTTCAATAGCAGAAGTAGACTGATGCTCATCCTCAGTTGTTTCCTCGGTTGGATTATCAGTTGGATCACTTTCAGAGCCACCTTCATCGACAAGATCGTCAGCAGGATCATCATCTGCAAATTCATTAACCACTTCGGGAGTTTCGTCAGTATTCTTTACAGAATCTTCATCAGAAGTTTCTGCTTCAAGTACCAGAGTTTCCTCTTCAGTGGTTTCGACTTCAACTGTTTCAGCCATTTCTTCTTTTACTTCGACTTCATCAGTATTTGCCTCTTCAAATTCAACATTTACGTTTTCTTTGTCCACTGGAATTTCCTCCTTTCCGTAGTTATAGTCAGCAAAATTTGCCTTTTTATCACTAAGCTGTTTAATAACAGCAGTAGCTACTTCATTAATTAATTCTTGTCTATCAGATAAAACAGAATTATTCTTTTCGCTAAAATCTACGATATCAGCACGAGAGCCAATCATCCCCTCCGCTACTTCTGTACCATCATTATAAGATCCGAGCAACGTCGAAGCTGATACGTAGAATTTTTGAAGTTCAAGATAATTTTCTTTAGCATTGTATGCTAATTCCTCAATGGACAATTCCACTGAATTTTTCGTCCCGCCTTTTCTGCGAATAATATCACAGGCGCGAGTATAATCCTCACTTATGTATGCATATGCACACACATACGTTTTGTCTAACTCTTTATCATATTCAAAAAACGGTTCACTTTCGTCAAATGAACCGACCTATTTTTCCTAATAATCAAAATAATTATTTCCATTTTCATCTGTTTCAATAGTCATATTATGTGCTTCAAAATCCCATTCACCATCATCACGCTAATGAATGTAAGCCATAACTGGTCTATTTTTAATAGTAGGCATTGCATCTTTCGCAGCTTTCTTGGATACAAAACTTCCATTACGATTAGCATCTATATGGAAAACCCTAATTTTTAAACGCATCATTCCACGATGATCATCATCAACTTCGTCCTCAACTTCGAAAGTTGCTGGAACCTACACACATAATCTATAACCTGAATCAGAAGAGGAAAATTTTGTAAGATTATTTTCACGGAAGAGTTGTAAAAGATCTTCCATAAATAAAAGTTTTTTCTTACGCATATTTCACCCCCTATTATAATATTTTTAAATAATCATATAAATATTGCCAATTATATCCACCAGTAGATTTTAAAAAGCCTCTACATACTCTGCTAATACTTTTAGAATAAATACCAGTTGCATTTTGAGCACAAGTCGGAGAATCGTAAGTGGCTATATATTCACCTTGTTTTGATAATTGAACAACTGGTTTAATTGTTATAGTTTTAAGAATATTCGGATTATAATCCCCTACTTTATTCCACAAATAACCACCCGCTGAATCTAAATTATGATTACAACATTGTGAAATAATACTATCATCAACACCAGTTATTTTTTCTGCTTCTATAGTAGAGATAAACGTATTAAGTAATTTACCAGTGCCGTTTTCTCTTTGTTCAATTGCAAATTGACAGTTTTTATAATCTACATCATCAAAAGAATTATCAAATTCATATCTCCATATATATCCGTATGCCGTTTTACTTTTATGTTCACAACACATTTTTATATGTGATACAATATCATTATTATTGTATCTATCATTGGCAATAGATTCAGAAGCTTCTTTAACTGAATCATATTGTTTAATAAATGTATTATTATATCCATACTATCTAATCGGCATTGTATTAAAATGAATCATAATAAAACGAATTTCTTCATTTGTCAAAGGATCATTTTGTTTTCTCCAAATATATCCACCAGAAGATAAATTCTATGGTTTTTTATTAATAACTCCACTAATACCAGAAACCCCAGTGATTCTTTTAGCATCAACAATAGAATCAAATCTATTAATTTCTTCACCTATATAATTATATTGTATCACAGGTATATTTTCAGTTGCACAACCATCATAGTCCCCACCACGAGAATGATTATATAAAAAATCTTTACCATATATATTACGATTTTCTGCTATTAACAACATTTCCCTTTCATTTAATATATTATTTAATTCTGTAAGTGTAAATGCTTGATGAGTTTCTATTGTATCAACACTAAAATTATCAACGCCATACTTTTTAAAAGCTTTGTATAAACCGTATTTTTGATATTTACTTATTGAATAATCTTTTGTATGATTATAAAATCTTTCTTCAACAGTTGTACGAGTTTGTCCAATATAAAAATGACCATTAATATTATTTGTTATTTTATATATAAACCCTTCATACATTCCAGTTTCTTTATTATAAGCCATAACAAATTCCTCCTTTAATAAATTAATAAGAGGCAGAGATGGGAGAGCAGTAGCCGTCCCACTTTAGCTCCTTATCAGATTCTCCATCTGACCTCATTATGGCGAACTATCTCATTAAATATAATGTTCATTAACAACCCACAGGTTGACCAAAGAAACCAAAACAAAAACCACATTTCGCAGTCTCTTAAATAAAATAAAAGAGGGGTGGCAATTATCCACCATATTCTTCTGTTGCCAGTTGGGGACGTAATCCCAACATGAGTATGGCAACTAAATTCTCTCCTGAAGATAGGAGAGTAATGCTTGACATTTGATTGTCAATAGTATATAATTTAATATGTAAAAGTATGGCGTTTCGTGATAAAAAATTAAAACGTTAAAATATCTGTAAAATTAATTTTCATATCATCAGATGAAAACATCATTTTATTGTCATTAATAAACACATATCTATTTCCAGACTTTGGCAATTCTTTAAAACCTAAAGACCTAAGAGTCTCCGCAGTCTGTTCATCAGTAGTGTTGATAAAGTTGGCATTCTTCATATGCATCAACTCCTTTATATTTTTATACATTATCATCAACTATATTTCTCGTTCTCTCTGCGCTTCCAGATATCTCATCATCAGAAGCCCTTGGTCTACCTGCATCATCATTATCATTCGCTGACTTTTGATAACTAGACTCAAGAGGCTCCATCATAGATTTTAAACCAATTGCAGACTCAAATTTTATAGTGCAATAAAATTCATATGGTGTCATATTCATTGCTGTGCCATACTTCATGGCAGAACCACCAAGAGTCGCTGAAGTTTTTAACTTTTCAAGATATTCATCTTCATTATAATGTGTTTGATGATGAATGGTGAAAATAGTATTCTCGGAAATATTTTTATCAATATAATATTGATAATTTTTTTCAAGGCGAGAAAGAAGAAGAGCAACATAGCTAAAATCATTAATTAGCGAATATTTAATACTCAATGCACTTTGTGAATCTCCAGAAGAAACAACTGTTTGACTTGCTCCAGATTGAGCAAAAATATTATTTATATTTTCCTGAACAATACTTTCGTCATTAGTTGAATTAGCCTTATTAAACGTAATAAGTTCAGGCACCATACCTGGAGCCAGACCTACGCCACTTAATTTCGGCATAATACCCTCAAGAGCATCTTTATAAGCATTAGCCAATTCAAGGCTTACTTCAAAATCATCAACAGTATTTTCATCAAAAGTATCAATCTTTAACAGAAGAAGATAGAAGTTGTCTAATTCTGTTCTATCAGCTACCAGTTCTTCAGCAGATAACATATTAAGAATAGACGGAAACAACCCAGTAAAAAAAGGTAATGGATTATCAAATTCATCTTGAAGTCCACCAAGAAGAGTTATAGTCTTAGATGGATCTAACATAAACCATCTTAAATCCCTGTTAGAATTATAATCTTTCCATCCTTGTATAAACTCATCTGCCCAACACCCAGAAGTGTCACCATCAATACCTTCTACAAATATTCTATTCTGACCAACTGCAAAATATGTAGCATCAAAAAATACCACCCATTGTCCAGCTTCATTCTTACCACGTATTTTATAATACTCCACTGGTAGCATATGAAGAAAAGACCCTTCATTTTCATTATCATACATATAACCAACATATGAACCATCACGTATTGCAAGAGCAATAGCAGTGGCAAATTCTTCTTTAAAATTAAATTGATGTACTCTGCGAAGAACTGTCTCATAATCATTCAACATTTTTTTAACATTAGGAGTTTTTGTAAATTCTGGTCTTTCAACAATACAATAATTATATTTAGGCATTGTAGCATAATAAAAAATTATCTTACGATAAATCGCACTAACTCTCCATAAAAATCTGGATACACCAATTATCTAACTTCTGAAGTTATATGGATTCTATAAATAAGTAGAAACCAAACTTTTTGTATATTGCATTGCAGTCTGCGTCCTACCTCTGGAAACATCCTACAAAATCAACTCTTTCAGTTTTTTGGTTTTTTCAAAATCTAAAGCCGTAGGTCTATTTATAACCTCAACTTCATCCTTTTTCTTTTTTGGAACAAGTTGTTGGCTCATAACACCTTCACGACTATCAGTAAGCGCCTCTTGCGCTTTAGGTTTTCTGGGCATGAAGCGCCTCCTTTCTTAATTAATCATAAGTTTTTGAACGGCAAGGTGGAGTAATAGATATATATTTTAATAAATCATTAGATGATTGTTTAGGTCTAAGTTTTAAACCAAGTTCTTGTGCAATCCAATAATTATATTCAATAGAACTGAATCTATCCTTTCTCATTCCTGACCGCTCTTTTAATTTTACCTTGTTATTATTTATCTCATGTTCCAAATTTATCATTTCATTAATCAAAAGACTTGTCTATAAATATGGCAAACTTAATGTAGCCTATTCTTTGGCAGATAACTTAGAATATCCTTTTGTCTTTTTTATAATTTCCTCGGCATCAAATTCTGAAACAAGAAGATTAATATTTCCATTTTTAAAACCAGCCCTCAAAGCAGTAGCAGCATTTGAGTTAAAATCCGCAGATGCTTTAATACACCAAACACATTTTCTTGCATTTTTAACTTTACAACGACTTGCCATATTATCATCATTACATGCGCATAACGCATCATACGTTATACCAAGCTATGGATCATATGTTTCTTTAATAATAACATCATAAACACCTAAACCATTGCCAGAACTATCCAGAACTAAATCAGTACATTTATAATGGTAAAAATATCTCATTATAGTAAGTCCTAATTCATCTGTTGTTAATCCCTCAAATGTTTCAACATATACAATATTACTTATATAAGAAGTATCACTATTCGGTAATGCTACATTAATTGTGATAGCAGCAGCGTCATTATTATGTTTTCTTGATGCCATAAGAGCTACGTCAACCGACAATATTCTTCTTTCCCCTATTGCTAATTCTGGTACATTGATACCACGCTTATCATAAAAATCAATAGGATAATATGGAGTTTTTATTTTTCTGCATTTAGATATATCATCATATCTGAAAAATGCCCCATCAGAATCTCCATAAAATTCAGCACCCATCTCCATAGAGAATGCAATAGGATCAAAATCTGCCTCACTCATTTCATCTTCAACTTGTTCACGAGATAATAATCCCTCTTTAATAGCAAGCTAATAAGGTAGGCTACAACAAAAATATCGCCTTTTATCATCCAACATATTTGCAAAATATGATTTTGTCTTATCAAAACTCCAATGACTTTGATAAAAAGCTGAACTCATATATATTTCAGAGTTACGCTCTTGTAAGTGAGCATACTCTGGTTTACTTAAATATCCAGGCATTCTTGATGTTGTTAAGAATTTTCTCAATACAGTATTGATCACATTTAAATCAACCATCCTAAATTCATCTACAACAACAATATTCGCACGATTATGACGAGCATTATCATTACTAGTAACAACAGTAATCCAAGAACCATTCTTAAAATCTACACGAGCATTATTAACACTCGTTGATATATATTCTATTTCATTTCTTAAATTCTAAGAACCCCATGAATAATTTTTCAAGAAGTCTGTATCAATTTTCGTAATTACTTCAACAGCCTATGATTTTACACCAGATGCAACACAAATCTTTGTGCCTGGATATAAAATACAACGGACTACACAATATAAAGCTGTAAGCCAAGTCTTACCAGAACCACGGCTTGCAATATATAGAAAATTAGTGCTAACCATCATCATGTACACTAAAATTTTCTAAAATGTTTTCAGCTTAATATTTAAAAAATCATTTACAAATCTATGAGCATTCTTTCTATAGAAAGCTGCCCAATATGCGATCCCGTCCATTAAACGCTCAGACTTTTCTTTCTGAACATCTGCTAATGTCTTTTTATTTTTTGGTGGCATTAATCATCCTCCATACTACCAAATACTTTTTCAAAAACAGTTTCGCTATCAGTATCCTCATCATATTCTGGTTTGTTTACTGTATATTTTTTCATAAATCTTTCATATAAATGCGAAAACGTGTTTTTTAATCCTAACATCTTGCTTGCGTGTCCACGGAAAAACACATCAATCAGCAAGCCTATCTTATCAACATCTTCCAAGTCGGGATCAATTTCTGGAAGAGGTCTAGTTTCTTCATATTTTTGAATTAATGTTCCAAACGTTTGAGCATCAGCAGTAGCATCCATACTTGTCTGCCTTGGTTGTATGTTAGCAGTACCTAGCCATTCTTGATAAGTCTTATCCAAATCCTTGGTTGGAAGACCTTTCTTGGTAGCATTATTAATTTCCCACTTTTTAAAACTCAATCTTTCGAATGCAGCTTCTTGAGCCTTTGTATTACACTCATATCTTGTTATCCAATCTTGATATTCATTTTCAAGAAACATATAATCTTCATTTGTGTAACCTGGTCCAAATCTTTTAACTGCGTTTTTAAGAGTTTTATTATTTATTTTTACTTCTTCCTCAAATTGATCTGATGGTAATTCTGAATCTGCCCATCCTTTACCACGCCAATTTGGAAGAGATTTAATAACAGTAATATAATGTGACCATGCAGTATTCCGATGTTTGTCTTGAACATCTTCCGCACAAGAAGTAAGAGCGGATTGATACATAGAATCAATATATGGCAAATCCATCATTTCCAAAACCTTCATTGTCTTTTCACGATTATCAGTATATTGATTTGTTTTTTTATCATAGTCACAAGCCATACCTATTAAACATTTTTTACATATAGGGAATAAACCACTTGCATATTTTTTATCACTATAGAAAGCATCAACACTGTGAAATTCGTTACATTTTTGACATAAATATACATCCCCATTAATTATACGATTATAATCTTTGGCTAATTTATTATATTCCTGCCTTATCTATGCAACGCCAGTTTTTCTCACTTCTTCTTCTGTAAGTGCTGGTCTTAATCTTATCATATAGCACCATCCTTTTCATAAATCCATTTATATCCTTTATAGTTATCAACTAAACCATTACAGCAATCACTTACATTACTCATATTAAAACCATCAACTAAAACATCAGATAATTTATCATAAATTTTTACAATTGTATTATCTTTATCAATTTGAATAATTTTTTTCCCACGATTATTTTTTCTTCTAGAATTACATAATTCATAACATTTTTCTGGAGTATAATTATCTATTTCATCATCATAACAAAACACAAATCCTTTTAATGTATTTCGCTTATGTTGACAGCATTCTCTCACCATTCTAATATGAAAGCCATTTCTGGCTGCATCATGCATAGAATCAAATGATTGAACAATAACTCCATTCTGATCTAATTGAATAACTTTTTTTTACCTTTACTTTATTATATGCACTACGAATATATTGTAAATATTCATCAGTCAATTGATTATAATCATCTTCATAAATATAGATATATCCATGAGAAACCAAAGTATTATTTTCTCTAGATCTAATAGGATTATACCCCAATTCAGATTTAGCTATTTGACAAGTATCCCATTTATTAATAATATTTCCAAATAAATCACATTGTAATACTGGAGCGACTTTTCTATCATCAAAATACCATTTTAGACTATCTGAATTATTATAATCCTCAATATAACAAAAAATATATTTTCCAGCCCGTTTAATTTTTCTGTGTATACATAAATATATGATACTAGCATCAATATTAAGTTCTCTAGCAGCATATAGAGCATTCTACCATTTTTTAATTAAATCACCAGATAAATTAAATTGTAATACAGGATGAATACATGAAGCACCTTTTCCACCAAGCGCATCATTATATCCATTACAATCTGGAAAACCATGATAAGTTCTTAGTTTATCTATCCAATATATTTCTTTCTCATCCAATTCATTTTCATTGCATAACTCAATAATTGAAAATTCAAATTTTTCAGATCCATAAATATTCCAAGAACTCTGCAAATGTTTATTTTGATGTTTATTATTATTTAATAACCTTTTATGATTTTTCCATCTTCTATTTATATCAACAGATTGACCAACATACATTTTTCCATTCTCTAAATTAGTTATTTTATATATTCCAATCATTTTCTCACCTGTCTTTCTCACCTGCAAATTACATAATAAAAAAGAACGGAAGAGTGCTGCAGGTGTAATGCACTCACATCTCGGTAGCTACTCCGAAATGTTTCCGTTCCGATGACGGGAATAGATGGACTTGAACCAACGACCTAGTGATTAACAGTCACTCGCTACCACCAAACTGAGCTATATTCCCATAAAGCTGATGAGAAGAATTGAACTTCCAACCCACTGATTACAAATCAGTTGCGCTGCCTATTGCGCTACATCAGCATAAATAACGGGGGTGCTAGGATTCGAACCCAGATCAAGTGGGTTAGAGCCACCTGTGCTGAACCATTACACCACACCCCTATAAAACAAGCCGCCAACAAAATGTCAGCGGCAATAAATATAATATAGATAACCTGTGGGAGAGTGGAGACGGGAAGTTATCTATAATTATCCACAATATATTTATCCATTAAGTTATCAATAGCCTTAACTAATTCATCCATACAAGCTGGAACAAAAAATCGTACCTGACTATCAGTAACTTCTTTTCCAAACAAACAATCATCACATTTATTATCTTTTTCATCATCTGTATCAAATGTAAAGATAATAGGTGTAAAATCGCCATCTTTTAAATGCTTATTATTTTTCACATCAGTAAGATATTTATAATCAACAGTATCTTCAATAAATACAATACCATCTGTGGCAAGATAATTATCAATTTCTTCACAAAATGCTTTTTCAATTGCCATAGTAGCATTGTTATCATCATCCATCATGAGAGTAAGATAATACTCCTTGTCATAGTCGGTATTGATATCAACATACTCAAATTCAACATCCTCATACCTATGAAAATCCATAGCAATTTCCCAAACAGTTTCAAAATCTGAAACCAAAGACACTGATTTATTTTCCTCTAAATTTTCAATCATGATATCTTCTAAATGTTCAATGCTTAACACATTAATCTTTTCCATATTTATCTTCTCCTTAAAATTTAATATTTGGTAATTCATATTTACTAAAATCATTATTTGTTAAATAATTTCTAAGTTTTATTGAATAACAACAATATAAATCTATATCTTTCATATTTCACACCTTTTAATCCAACGGAATATGGTAGGTACATTCTCTACCATAATCATCATTAAATATAATAATAGTTTGCCCAGGCTTATCATATAAATGTTTCCCGTTAGCATAATCATCAGTTCCGCAAAGAGATCTTACAAGGATACTCTCTATACCATACTGACCATATTCTTCAAGATGATGTTTATCTCCAGAAACTGTATAATCAATAGAACACCCGAATAGTTTAGTAAACAATGTGTTTACAGTTGGTCCAATATCTTTAAAATTAAACTCATCACCATGAATACAAACTATGTTCTTTCCAAGTATATTCATATAAGTAAATTCTTTATAATTAGAATACTCAACTTTTACTTTTTTATTATCTTTGAGACGTTGCTCAAGCCACCACGGAATAATTTTTTCCATGTTATCAGAATGAATAGAATCTTCCTTTTTTTGAACACTTCTAAGATGATTCCCATAACAAGAATAAACAATCACATTGTTAACAACAGACGAAATTTCATTAATTACTTGTGCCAATATTTCAGATACTTGCATAATTTGGTCACAAGTGTCCTCCTCTGACTTTATACGACAAGTTGTATGAATAGCACCATTGGCTGCATCACCGAGAAGAATAATTCTCGCAGTGTTAATATTATGTTCAGTAAGATATTTCTTGGCATATTTAATAAATATTGTTATGCGATTACGGCATACACATGTATTATACTTATTCCAAATATTATCAGTTTCCATACCATAATGCCAATCAGATAAACATATTAAAGCTTCCTTTTTCCCATCATTTATCTTATCAGAAATATCCAATAACGGATATTGTTTATTAAGATTATTAGCAGCTTCAATCATATATTCTGTAAGATGTTCAGCTCTCGCATCAGATGTAAGAAGCTTATTATATTCTCTACGCTGGTCAAATAGTTTACGCTTTTCCTTATAGATTTCATCTTTAAGCTTTCTTAATTCTTCGTAATCATCACTATTACCAAATTCATCGCCAAACTGACGAATAGAAGCGAACTTCTTTCTATAAGTACTCTCGTTATATTCTTGCCCAGGTTCTCTCAAATTTTTATTAAATATATTTGCCAACTCAGCCCAAGTCATATCTAACAGACCAGCAGCTTTTGCACTGCCAATCCGTAATATATAAGCCAACTCACTTTCGTCTGGCTTTTTATTTAATTCATCAGGAGTCATGGATTATTCCTCCTCAAATTCGTCCGAAAGATCCTCATCTGTCTTAAGCATAAGAGAAAGTGCAATTTCCTGACCAGCAAATTTCTCAAAACATTTTGCCACTGAAATTTCCTGTTCTTCCTTGTCACCATCAATATATCTGATTGTTTTGCAATCATCAGAAAGTTCGCCTTTAATATTAAATTTTTCAGTTGTTACTTTATTATACTTATAATTCTGCATATCCTTTTATCTCCTTTTCATCATTTATTATTTCTTGTTGAAGTTCTAGAAGTTACCCTTTGAGCACTTTCACGAACTTGTCTCATTTCAGCCAACATAATTTCCATTGCCTGATCTTCGGTAAATCCCTCATTAACAAGCGCATTAAATCTATTACGTGTATAATGAGCAGATGTTTTAAAGTATTCATCATTATATGCCAAATCACTATACATCTTAAATATTTCATTAAGAACTAAATATAATATTGGTTTATACTGATTAAAAATCCCAGTGATAGTTGCATTAGCAATCTCTGGACTAGCAGTTAATAATTCAATTAATTTATCTATCTCCATTTAATCCTTTTACCTCCATAAGATTTATTTAGTTATCAACAAACACGCCTTTTATTACATCAAATCTTTTTATTATAATATTCCCATTTTCATCACAACAATTGACAAATGTATATGTTGGTCTGTGTTTTACGTTATAACAATGTTGAAAGCTAGGTCTAAAAGTATTTTGCTTCATAGCATTTAATACTTCTACACAATCAATCTTACCTAAAATAAAATCTGTCATTATTTATACTCCAATATAAAAAATGGAGAGTAGTAATTACTCTCCATCATTATAATACTTCATCAATACTACAATCTTTTCCCACGATCTTATCAACAATACCGAGTTCTTGCGCTTTATCAGCATAAAGCCAATATTCCTGTTCATAAACAGAATCGTAAAATTCACTTGTCATTTTAGTTCTACTCAAAATAAATTCTTTAGAACGGTTTTCCATCATATCAAAGAACTCAGCTGTTTGTTTAAATTTCGATCTAGAATTTCCAATTGAAAGATCTCCCTCGTGTTGAAGGAATGAACTATTCTCAAATGCATAACGCTCATGACAAGCAAGATAGCAAAGATAAGCTGCTGATGCTACAAGATCAAGTGCTACACCAATTACTGGAGTCTTACTTTGTGCAATAACATCTATTAACATATTAGCAGAAAATGTTGAACCACCAACAGAACTAATATATAAGCGGATTTTCTTTCTCTTTTCAATAGGAAGATCTTTATCTTCTTTATTCCATTTTAAGATATACATAATGGCATCATCAATTACACCATCACCAATTTCTCCGCAAAAAATAATACATCTATCACTTAAAAAAGAACGATATGTTTCTTCATAAATAGACATCTGATCTCCATTGCTAGAGATTAAAAATTCTTCCATCCGCAATCACTCCTTTGCTTCGTTAAGTTTTGTAAGTTCATCAAGTTTCTTCTGCATTTCTTCCATCTTACGAATAAGGTCATCTTCGTTAGATTTGCGAGACTGTCTGTTTTCATCTAAAACAGAAGAAAGTACTTCCTGAAACTTGTCGGTATTTTCAAAGATATATACTGACTTTTGCGGATTATCTCTATCTGGCTTAATATCAAAAAGCCATACATCTTTTCCACCTTTTGCAAGTATCTGACGAGCAAGTCTCGGATTTCTTACTACCTTACCATTAATATCATTGTTTTTTTCAATTGCATTATCTTCAATACTTCTAATAACCATATTCTTTTATTCTCCTTATATTTTTATTTTTTAAATAAATTTGCAAAAAGTTTACTTGTTTCACTGCGAACATCATCTTCCAAATAAATACAAGCAAACATTTCATTCCCTTTTAATTCATTACACATTTTTGTTAAAGCATTATTTTTTGTTGGGTTAATAACACTTTGCGAATAATCACCAGTATAAAAAACACGAGAGTTCTGTCCGACCCTCGTACCAATTAATCTAATTTGTTTTTCAGTTAAATCTTCCGCTTCATCGACAAGCAGGATACTTTCGTTAAAAGTTCTACCTTTAATAAAATAAGGAGTATTTGCTTCAATAACTCCACGCTGTTTTAAAGATTCTAATTCGAATTCCCCGCCATCAAGCTGATCAGCAAAAGGTAACATGAAATCTAGAATCTTTGTGTCTTTCTCTCCTGGAAGATAACCAATTTCTTTTCCCTCAGAAACTATTTCTCTAAGGGTTATTATTTTTGATTGCCACCCTTTTTCCTGAACAGACATTAAAGCACACTTTGTACTTAACATAGTCTTTCCAGAACCATATCCACCCAAAATAGCACATATGGTTATAGATGGATTATTTAACATATCCAGAGCACAACGTTGTAATGAGTTCTTACCTTTTATATATTTAGAAGGTGGTAATTTTAGCGGAACGAACATTGTACCATCAAATCTCATTTCTTTATGAGTATTATCATCAGTATTATTAATTAAACAATATTCATTAGTATACCAAGTTGATAAATCTATATTAGCCATATATTCATTAATATACTCAGTATTACCAGATATTTCTTTATAACCCTTATATATTTGTTCCTTACTATCAAACCATTCAACGTTTAATTTAAAAATTTTCTCAGCTATATTTCTACAGCTAAGATCGTGAGTTACAAATATTATTTCTTCATCTGGATATAATTTTGTTGCCAACCATACACAACCGCATATCCTAATATCAGTTACATCATCTGAATAACCAATTTCAAGTTTACATAGTTCGTGATATATAGCATCACAATATTGAATAACCTCGTATCCGTTAGGATTGTCGGCAAGCCATTTTATAGCATTACGAGCCGCAGCCCGAATATCTTCAGTTCTATTTCTATTAGTTTTGATTCTCTCAAGTTCAATCAATGTTTCAGAAGATAATAAAAATTGAAGAGAAGAATAATAACTTATATCTTCTAATAAAACATTTGTATCAAGAAAATACTTCATGCAATTCACCGCCCATCATAAGTCATGACAATTTGATTTTTTCTATACTCTTCCAAAAGTTTCAATGTTTTTGGAGATTCAGTTACAAACCTTGTTTTATATCCTGACTTGTGGGTAGCAGAAGCAAGATGGATATCATTAAGTCTTCCTTTACTTACAAGATATTCCATTTCGTCTTTTGTAATATCAATCAACTTTTTCACATCCTTATTATTTATTTACAATAAAAAAGGAGAGTGGGGAGACTCTCCTAAAAATTGTATTTTAGTTTTGTAATCAGCATCATCACTGATAGTTGAATATGTGCGATTTGAACGCCTCCTGATCATCCCAAATGACCTGTGCTACCTGATTACACCACATACTCATTAATCCCAGCAGTTATACTGGGAATAATATATTATCTGACTACCCCAGTTTGGGGAGAGGTTGGAGTAGTCAGTAATATTCAAATTACTTAAACAACCTAATTACTTAAACATATCTTTTACACTAGCACCGAACTTAACCTTCGGCACATCCTTCTCAGGAACTACGATTGATTCTCCAGTAAGCGGATTTCTTGCAGTACGTGAATCCTTGTGTACTGTTACAAACTTAACACCCTGAACAGGAGACACTCCATCTTCGTCCTTCATAGCTTCAAAAATAGCATCCCAATAAGCTGCACTAATTTCTCTTGCATCCTTCTGGGTAATATTAGCCTTTTCTGCAAATAACTTAATAAAATCAATTTTCTTCATATCCTTTTTCTCCTTTTAATCAAGTAATAGTTTAATAATTTTTTATATAGAAATTGCGCAATAGATGTTTAACCTAAACCCACATCCAAAGGTATTATTAGCTTTTATTCATGAACCCATATTTATTTATACCGCACTCGGCAATAGCGGTAGATAAGAAAATATCGCTTTTCCCTCATATAAAAGAATTTAATAAAAATACGAAAATGCAAGCATTTATTGAAAAATAATAAATTCAAATCATATACCCTTAAGTATTTTAAGCTTTAATAAAATTTTGTAAGAATAATTCTCTGTTAGTTCGATACATTAAATTTAAAGTCTTTCTTACATACTTTGAAGATTGGTGATATTTATATTGATTACCAACACCTAAATCAATTCCTAATACACTACCTATTAATCTATTCATTGTATATTTTGATAATTTATATTTTTTTAATTCAGATAGAACTTCTTCCGTTTTTAATCCTAACAAATTAATATAATCATCATTATCATTATCATCTTTCATTAATAACATAATTCTTTTTGTATAACCATCATAATCTTCAATCAACTGACGTATCTTGGACATTTGCCGATTATTAGCCCATCCTGGAAAATTGATAAAATATTTTTGAGTATCTACGATATCTTTTTTTTCAGAACCTTGTATTTTATCTAAACAGTTTTGTAACCAGTTCATAGGACATACAATACTTTCATCTATTCTTCTTTTAACTCTATCCTTATCTTTAGCAATATCCTCTTGAGGTCTTTCTTTACCATTTTTAGTAACTGGAATCTCATGAGTCCACCTCATAAAATTCGGATAATCATTCGCTTTTTTCATACACGGCTGAGATCTTATTCTGGCAATATCATCGTTAACATCAACCTCATAAACTCTCTTACATCCATCTATTGCCAACTGAGCTGCAACAGCCAGTATTACAGTATTCTCATAATATTGCTTACAATCATCATCAAATTCTTTTTTATCAACCTTAGACCAATAATAACTTTGAGACAACTGAGCAGTATCACTTGCTCCACCTATAGCTTTCTGCGCACTCTGCATATTTGAGTCCATTCTCGCATATTCAGACATTGTGTTATTATATGATAAACCGCTTTCGCCAACTTCATTAACAACAGTAGGATAATCTCTATAAGCTATTCTGGCAGCTTCAACCATCTGCGGTTGATTTGTAACAAAATTAAAATCTGAATCAAAATCTTCGCCATTCATACGTGACTGTATATCAGTATGGATACAATTGACAGCCATTATATTATTACTAAATTCAAAATATTCTTCCATTAATGGATGGTGAACATTTTTAAAATAACCAATATTATTTGCTGAATTGTGGGGGTTGCGAATACCACATAGATATTCTCCATCATCAAATCTTTTGGTATATACTTGAATAACTCCTTCTTCTGGAAGAAGTGTTGGGTCATTATTCCAATCCTCTCCGACAGTATAAAGTAAAAGGGCATATGGATTTCCACAAACAGTTATATTATCACCATTTACTGTTATCTTACCCTTGCGCAATTTTGCGACATACTGACTTATAATTTTAGATTTATCAACCTTCCACATTTTACTGTTTTCGAAATCATGATTCCATCTATATAAATCTGCCAACATTTCATAATGATTCACAGCAGTAGAATTCTTGCGAAGAAATTTTTCAAACTCATCATTATTAGATTTTAATAATTCAACATAATTAATACTTGTTTGCGCTATCTCTCTGATATCTTTTTCTTCACACGGAAGAGTATTAATCATTTGATAGCTCATCTGCTGAACGCTACCAAGTTTACTAGGATGATCTGTTTTTACTATCCCCCAGATCGAGCCATCTTTATTAACACGATTACACCAATAATCATAAGCCAGTGGAAGAGTACCGCCCATTAAATCAACAAATTTTTTCCACTTAATAGCATTATCAGTAGTTATTATCTTGACATTCTTTGCGAGATGCTTTATTCCAAAAATATCCTCTATTGTATATGTATCATAGTCTATATCATTTTCTAAACAATAATCCTGAATAAATTCTTGTATTCTAGTTCTAAAAGCACATGCCTTAAAAAAATGATTTCTTAGCAATGCCATACCATTACATTCATCTGGCATAATACTTGTTTCTATTAAAGCCATTCCATCCCATAAAGTGTTTTTTACATCTGTTTCTTCCCTATGAACAGTGCAGCGTTTTCTAATTTCTTTCTTGCCATTTTTCAAAGTGACTTCATAATCTTCCGCTCTGACAATATCAGCAATTGTCCTGAAATAACTATCCTGATCTTTCAGTATTAACACATCATCAATATCAATATGAACAGTTCTTTCTATTGCAGATGTTGAGAGAGGAGCGTATGCGGAGATCTCCACAATCTTCGCTCCATGATGAGGAAGACGTTTTCCAATTCCCATAGTAAGCCAATCATATGCTTTGTCATACAGTTCTTCACGAATAAACATTACAGAACCCTGTTTGGCTTTAGACGGATTTCTATATAACATCTTATAATGAATTGTCTCTGAAATCACCACATCTGTTTTTTTATCTAAATAAGAATAAGTGATTGATACTCCATCTTCGTAAAATATTTTACGAATTTGGTCTTTACTAATTTTTTTATATAAATCTTTTTTAGAGTTAACCTTTGCTTCAATCTCATCTATTTGCTGAAGCTTCTCGGTATTATCACCAGCATCTTTCCGCATCTGTTTTAAATGAGATAATTCTTCTTTATAACTACGAAGCCCAAACTGAAAATCCATACAGATAATATCTTTTGTAGATTCATCCTTCTTGTCGGTTTGCATTCCGTTATTTTTTAGCCAGCGAGTAAATAGAGAATGATGTAACATTGCTTCAGTATAATCATATCTATCTCGTATGCCGATGTTTTTACCATATACAGTTGCCGCTTTAAAGTTTTTTATTTTCCATCCGTATTCACCCAATAACTATCACTCCCCAATTTAGTTAGAATTAATAATTTCCAGAAGCCAATAGACCTCTGGAAATATAAAACGTTTTTAATATTTATAACAATTAGTTATTATCTCCAATTGATGCTATTTGCCTATTTCCATATTTATTTATAGTACCACGTACCTTGCTCCTTATCAGCATATTCCAAATATCATTATCTGGATCACTATATGCTTTTGTCGAACATATTTTTATAAGTCCAGTATACATCTCATTATCCATACGACTTCCCTTAAGTTTATTACATTCTTCACATACACAGCGGAGATTATTTTCTTCATTTTCCCCGCCACGAGAAATCGGAATAATGTGGTCAACTGTCATTTCTGAATAATCTAATGGTCTTCCGCACAAAGAACAAAAATGATTTGATTTATTATAAATATTAATTCTTTTATCTTTTGATAAAATAGTTCTCGGTGCTTTACGTTTTTTCCCAAGAATATTCAGCTGTTCATCTGTAAATTTTTTACATTCACCACTACTTACTACTTCAAGTTTTTCATTAACTATAAAACAATCACCAAAAGATTTAGTTAATTCCCTATGATTACGGATATATGCATCAGCATCTGCAATACTTCGAAATGATTTTGCATTTGCAAATTTGTTTGCTATACTTCCTTTGTCAGCTGCAAAATTCATAGCATTGGTAATAATATAATTTTTACCAGATTTAACAGAGAAAAATTTTTGAATTCCCCAGGTAAGATCTCCAGTCATATTCTTACTTAAAAACTGTATTGCATCAGAATATTTAAATCTCTGCGCTAAATCAATTGAACCACTAACAACACCATAAGCTTTTCCATTTACAGAACCAATTACTTTATTGCCATTAGTAATGTAATATTTCTCAGCCATTTTTTCTCTCCTTCAAATATTTTTCAATTGCTTCACAGAATTTTTCAGTAAGCTCGTTATCATATGAAATAGCAACTGGAACAGAAGTATCTTTACGGAGATGATGTTCCTTAATTATAGAATCTGCGACTTGATAAACATCAAAATTATTAGCCTTACTAACAATAGAATATGATTTCTTATAAACAGTTCCTTGACGTTTTCCAGTAGAAGATAACTTACTAACAGTAGAATAAATACGATTAAGATTATCATTAATATCTATTATATATGTAGTATCTTCTTTTACCGACTTAGCAGCGCAGCCATTATTCCATTTCTTTATATATCTTTCATAATGAAGAATAAATGCACTTCTAAGAGCATCAGATGCTGCAATCATTTCCATCATAGTTGCATTCGGGAAGTTGTAAGTGGTGCGGTATTCTTTAAGTAATTCATCCAAATTATATTTTTCAGAAATTGCAGAATAAATATATTTGTATACATTACCTTTATTAATACCTTTGCTCAGACAAGCACCGCTGATAATTCCTTTTGATTTTTCCATCCACAAAAGCTGCTGCTCTTTATTATAAATAGGAGAAGCAAAGAGTGGATTCAGTGTTTTATCTTTATTCCCATGAATAGCATAAAACTGTTTGCGAGACAGTGATGCAGCATTATCAATTTTTTCGGCAATACCATTAATAGCTTCAATAGAAGCTTTCTGAGCAGCAACCATTTCTTCGTTGCGAGATTTCTCCAATTTGTTAAATTCATCTATAATCTTCACAACGTTCTTATTAACATCAAGAATTGCATTGTCATAATTAATGCCAATTGTTCTGATTGCATCTGTAATTGTACTCATTGCATCTGTAAACACTTTATCATATTTCTCAAAGCTTTTTGATAATGTAGTGTTAATAATATCAATAGTACTAATGCGAGATGCTTCATAAAATGTTGCAAGTTCTTCACGAGTAATTGGTGTAAGAGCAGTATCTTTCACGGCATCTTTTGCGGTATCATTTACAGTATTGTTTTCCATAAGATATCTCCTTTAATTAATATCAACAACATCAACATCAATAACATCAACAACAGAATCAGTTTTAATATGTTTAATTAATTCCTCAAGTGCATCCATTACCTTTCCGCAAGAATCAGCAAGAGTGTTTAAGGGGAGAGCACGTTCTGCGGAAATTTTGCGAAAAGCATCTGAATACTGAAGAGAAACAATTTTACTAACGAACTGATTACACTCACTACAAAAGTTAAATATTTCATCACCATCTTTATAATTAGAAACAACCTGAGATGAAGAACAGCGAAGAGTATCTAACTCAATTTTCATCGTGTCGATTTGAGATTTATAATCAGAAACTTCCTTATTATATAGTGAACGAAGTTCTTCATATTTTTGTTCAATATCAGAAGATGCATTCTCATCAGCAATATCTTGGTTATCAGTTTCATTAAGAAGGTACTCAATCTCTTCTTCTTTTTCAGCAAGAGAAGATTTTAAACGAGAATTTTCGACCTTTAAATTTTCATTTACTGAAGATAAAGATTTTATTTGTTGCTTAATATTTTCATAATCTTTCGGAACTACTTCCTTTACTACTTCTTTGATTACTTCTTTTGGTTTATTAGGAATGCTTTTATTATTTGAAGGTAATAATGACTTAATAATAGTATAAACAGCATTTGTTGATTTTATTCTATTATTCCAATCATCATAATCTCCAGATGAAAGGAGTTCTTTATTTTGAACAATAAATTTTTCTCGTTCATATTGTTTTCCACACATACCGAGTTTTCTAGCTACAATATCACGAGTTCTACCTCTTTCAGCTTCGGGAAAATTTTCCCTAAGCTGTGGATTTGTCCCGCCAGTAGAAGTTGCTTGTCTTTCTTCCGCTTTAACCTTCTCGATTCGTTCAAGTTCCATTCCAACATCAACAACTTCTTCTCTGGTAAAATCTTTACGGTGGATATTTTCCGACACTTCTATTGAAAGATCTTGTTCTGCATCAGATGTTGTTTTTACAATGCAAGCTATTTCATTCCATCCAAGAGAACGACATGCTTCAAGTCTTCGTTCGCCAGCAAGCAATTTATTACTTTCATTAACAACAATTGGAAATATAAGTCCGACTTCTTTTATGTTGGCGGCAAGTTCTGATATGTCACCTATTGATTTCCGAATTCTAGTATTAATATTAATACTTGAAATAGGAAGCGTCTTGTATTGCATCTGGTGGCTCCTTTCATGTGAGAAATAAAGCATCAACAATTACTGATACTGATAATAATACAGCATTTGATATTTGTCAAGTAGTATTTAATAATTAAAATTAACTAGATGCCGAAGAAATTGAATCAATCCAATTCTGGAGTAAACCCCTCATTCGGCTACTTGGAATATAAATCCAGATAGGATTTCCATCACGAATTGCGGATCGCCAAATCCACTGGAGCATTTCCGAGAGAGCATAACCATCTTCGTCAACATCAACACCATGGTCTTGAAAAAATCCTTTAATCATTGGGTTAAGAAAAACATTTACTGGATATACTACATTACTTCTGAACCTATATTCATTCATTGCTCTAGCACCAATAAATAAATACCCTTTGGTATATCCTTTACCTAGAAGCTCATTTTTATAGTCTTTATAACAAGTCCATAAATTATCCGCAGTTTTTGATTTTCTAATATTATTAAAGAAGTTATAAATATTATCTTTTAATTGTTTCATAACTGCGCTGTGTGAATTCTTTTCATACCAAGATACAGAAAGATTATATTTGCCATCACCAATTTTATTTAACTTCTCATTATCTAATATATGAACTAATTTATTATAATTATAATGAAAATCTGGAGTTTCTTCTTCAGTGAAATGGTAGTTATTAATTGCATCACCAGCCACATGTATGAAACTGTATTTAATGTTATAATAATCATAATAGTATCTTTGGATTTGTGAGTTAAACATATATGTGAGAATATATATTTTTTGAAATGCTTTAAACACTTCAATTGGGAACAACCACATCAACATTTTTCCTCTAGCTAATGCCAGACCGCCAAGTTCGCTCATATTCTTGGCATCATCAAATTTTCCATGATAATCCTTTTGAGAATCTCTCCAAATTAATAATCCAGTTTTTTCGTCATAATCACAGTATACATTTAATAAGTTATTAATATCATCTTCTGAGTATTGTGTATCTCTAACGACATCCGCAACCTCATCCATTATAAGCGTATAATTTAGTACACTACACAAATCTATTATCTCTTTATCAAAACGCTGAAATAATGCATGTGTACTTACAATATTTCTTCCTTGGCGAATTAGATCTTTAATTCCATTAATTTTTTTTCCGTGTCTTTTATATGGTTCTACAAATTTTCTGAGGGGGCATTCCCTTTGATAACGTTCTACCTCTGAGATGTACGGAGTTATTATAAGAAAACGTTCTTTTTTATCAGCGGTATTAATATAGTTAATAGCACTGCAAGTTTTTCCACTCCCCATAGGTTTGTCAACAATATATACTGGTGAGTTACTACAATTAGTATTGTCAATATTATTTTTCATATATCACCTTTCTATTATCTTGTTTCTCGCAAGCATCACTGACGTTTGTCTTGGTTCTTATCTAAGATAAAATTTTACTACCTCAAAAGTAGTAAATTTTAAACCATATATAATATAGAAGAAAATGAATTTTACACTCCAAAACGGTCGATTCAAAAAAGTGGTCAAAAGTAGTAAAATTTTTTTTTCTTCCTTTATTTATTGGGAGTTTTAGCATCGTCCCTTTTAAGAAATATATAAAAAAGTAGTAAAAGATTTTAGGGGGTAGTAGATGGTTAGTTAGATATAAAATATAAACAAGAATATGTATATCATAAAATATAATTTATGTCAAACAGTATTTAATATATGAGTTTATCTCTACCAATAAGATTTTTATATTGCTGCCTTTCTACCCAGATGACTATTCTTCTAGGTGGGGCAGCATTAACATTGCCTACGGCGTAAACGCCTTGTCAATGACAGGATTGGATTAATTATTATATGAGATACCAAGTAGTTTATTGGATAAGATATTGGAGATTTGGATTGTACGCAATAAGACTATTTCAATAGATATTAATTATTAACGCAATATGTGGGGAGGGGTTGTTAACTGGGAAATGAGATATATGGATGTATTCTGGGCGGGGATTTTGCAGGAGATCCTTACGGTGAATTACGGAGGATTATACGCAATGAGTTTATTGGTGCGGCGCAGCTAGACTTCTTACGCTTTAAGTATTTTGGATGCGCCTTTGCCGAGGTGATTAGTACTGGGTTGAATTATATAGTGCGAATGTATATATACTAGAAATGTGTGGAGGTGGGGTATAGTAGTTATCAACATTTTGTCAACAGCGAAATTTTAGTTTGTTTTATTAAATGGAGTGGTAGTGATACTAAAATTATCCACAAAGTTATCCACAATGAAGTGGTGAGGTTATGTGTTAGTTATTTGGGCGGTTACGATTGGGATGACGATATGAAACTTCGGAAAATTGTGGTGGTGTGTGGGTGAAGCAGCTTAACGAAAAGTGCCAAAATACCAGCATTTTATGCTGAATTTACCCCCCAACTGGATCTTGAGATTTCGGAAAATGCTTATTTTGCGAAATTTGACATTTTTTTGCCGATTTGGTATGGTATTTGCGACTCGAAGGGAAGGACGTTATGTTCTTCTCTTTAATTTTATTTTATATTCCAGAAAGGAGAACGGAACATGAAGACTAGAGAAATTATTATGAGCAAAAGAGGCTGTGGAACAGTGATTCTTCGTCAGGGAGTATACTCTGACGGACAGAAATGGTACACCATAACAGCTCATGGTATCGAGACAAGTATCTGCAATGCAGATGCAATGAATCGTACCTATCATTCGTACCTTGCAGATAACTGGAAGGTGAAAACTCCCGAAAGTGAGAAGAAAGTGGCTTCTCCAGAGAAGCCAGAGATTCCGAAAACTCCGAAGCCTGAGACAAGGTTTATCTTCTGCTCAGAATCCAGAAAGATCTGGGCTGCAGAGTTTGACAGACGGAAGAAAGAAGGTATCAAGACCATTCTCCATCTGAAAGGGGAAGAGTATAAGACAGCCAGAATTAAGCTGGAGCAGGAAATCAGGAAGGATATGAGGGTATGGGAGGCCGAAAACTGTGCCGAAGTGAATAAAATGCTTCGCCAGAGAAAGGCCGAAGCTGACGCAATCCAGCAGTAAATTATTAAACAGCCATCTGGAAGATCTACCCAGAGTATTGCTTATAATTAGATTCGTAGGGTGAAAATGGCTCACCATCTTGGATTCATCTTGGATGGTGAGTCTTATTGATTCTATGAATCAGTGTAGCCACTAAATAATTTATGAGGATTTATGGAGGAATGATGATGAAGAAAAAACCCCGTAAAACAGTCAAAGTTGGAGAACTTATTGAGATTTTAAAATGCTGTGATCCTAATAGTGATGCAGTTATTGAAGTCGCTGATGGGACTGGAAAAATCGCAAAAGTATATAACTTTGCGTTAGTAGGAGATGAAGATGGTGAAACATTCTTCGCTATTCATCTCAATGAACTCAATTTTAAATATTATCTCTGATTTTCTATCTGCCCATCACTTCGGTGGTAGGTAGTCATGAGTATCAGAGATACTCCCTCAGAAGCTACGATGGTTATGAACAAAGTGGGTTCTAGCTGTTGGATACTGAGTGTAACAATCAGGGTTGCTCTGGGTATAGGAGCAGTTTGCTGTAGCCTATATCTAAACAATACCGCAAAATTCATGGGTAGCCTTATCCCTAAAAGGCTATGGAAGGAGACATTATATACGCTATTTCTATGAAAGATGCATTGAACGTATTGATTGAAGCTGATGACAGCTTCGTGGAAAAACGGCAGAATCGCCGTAGAATTGATGACAGGAAGGATTCCAAGAAGCGTAATTCCTGTTTCAGGAAAGGCTATCATAAGTATGAGAAGGACTGGAAGAAATCCTGCCGTAGAAATAATCGGCGTAACAATCGCTCCATTTCGTCTCAGTATATGAGAACATCTCATGATCTTAATTGGGACAACATTCATGAATTTGCCTATGACATTGCCACGGTAAATGCAGATTTCGATGAGTTCTATTTGTTTAAAGAAGGAGGCTATGAAGGATATAGTTGTGATTCATCAGTATATGTTGCATTTGATAGATATTATACTGAGTGGGACAGTGATATTGAACAGTATTACGATGAGTTCATCGAAACGGTATATATCACATTAACATATGATCAGTTAGTTAAATGGGAGCTTGTGGAGTAATCCACCGATAAACAAGCTACTTCGGTAGTGACCCAAAAGGGTCGAAACGGCTCATCAGATAACAAAAGCGTTGGAGTAAATCTTCAGCGCTTATTTTTATGCCCATCTGGGAGAAAGGAACAACTATGAAGAAACTTATGTATGTAAAAGGATTAACAATGAAACAGTACAGAGCGAAGGAACGAATCGAAGAATTAGAGCGCACAATGAAGAGATGCGATGATTTAGATGAATTATTCGACCTCTTCTGCGAAGCTGATGATATCTGGAATTATAACTTCCAGATGGAGTCCATGATGAATCCAGATCCGAATTTTCAACCACTTCATGAGAAAATTTTCCTTATGCGTCAGGAGATTCTTGAAGCACGGTCTAAATTCGTAACCAGTGCATTAGTTAATGTCAACGGTGGTACGAATGTAACTGTCAATATCACAATCAATGGGAAGGAGGCATAAGTGATGATTGAGACAACCCTTAAGGATATCCTCGATGCTTATAACGAAGCGTCTGAGGATGAAGAGGAATAACCGCTCCTGAACAAACTTGAGCGACCGAATGATTTATTAAACACGATAAATCGCCAATTCGGTCGTTCAGATATGGTCAGGAATACCTACCATAGGAACTATATATGTGTTGTACAGAACAGGAGGTACAAAATGAACTACTTTAAGAACATCCCGATGGTAACTGATGATGACAACATTTTCATCCAGTATCTGGATTATATGTTGGATGAAGAGCGTAAGGATGAGATTGCAAGAAACTATCTCATCGCTATGGAAGAAGCGATTTCCTCAATGGGTGAAGCGGTTTCCCGTCACACCAAGCGGATTGAGCAGAAGGTTCGTCCTACCAATTTCCGTAGAGACAGACGGAAGAACTTTCCAGACTATCTCTACAACTGGGAGAAGTTAGAGAACAAGAAGGTGCGTCAGGAAGGACGCAAGGTTTGCAAAGCCGATGCCGATAATAACTCTGCAAAGCCGTTTAATCCGTGGGAGGATAATGATGGTGAGACGTATATTGATACATATACTGAACTTTTCAGCCTTCCCACGAAAGACTACTACTCCGATGAAGAAATCTCGGATGCAATCGAGGAATACAAGTATATTATCAACAGATGTCATGATGATTCAGATGAGTATGATTACTCATGGGATGACTCATGGAATGACTCATGGATAGATGGATATTACAACGATGACGAGAACTACTGGGAAGATGATATTATCCCGACTACCAGAACCTTCCACTCTGGATGGGACAAGAAATCATACCGTTGCTCTTGCAATCATCGTAAGATGAATGGTTCTGGTTTCAAGGCTGGATCTACAAATTTCGTCTACGTGTGGAACAATGAGAACGGCGAGGTTGTGGTTCGCCAGTAGTATTCACTATCCATTGCATATTGCATATAACATCCTAATTCACTTCTCAATTCATTTCTGAACGAATGTGAGTCCCCGAACATTTCGGTGTTTGGGGATTGTTGTTTGTCCAGAATTGTTCTGGATGATTATTTCAAGAAAGGAGTAACAAGATGGTAATTTCAAGAATTTTTGTAACTATTAAACAGTTTATTTATGATGAACCTGAACTCTGCGGAGTGTTTGGTGTTGGGATTCCTGCAATTATTACATTAATGATTGTGGGATGGGTTTAATTATTAAATTAGTTAAATGAGGAGTACATCGAGGAATTTGATGTATGTCGGTAAAAACTCCGCAGAAGGAGTTATCTGCCGATTCTAATACATACTTACAATTAGGACGGCAACGTTCTGGTAAAGCCAGAAAGAACCGCTCCGAAGTAACAAATTATTATCATTTTTATTTTTCAAGGAGGAAAAACCATGAAAAACATCAGCACCATGAAGAAAGCAGAACTCATTGAACTCATCAATTCCCAGAAGAAGGTCATCGAAGGATTGACCGCAGAGAATAAAGAGCTTAAAAATGCTCTTGCTGAACTCAAAGATGGAATTAAATCATTTGCTACTACGGTTAATACAATTTATAAGAATGACACCGTAAGAGCAGCGACTTCTACCATTACTTCCGACAATATCACAGCTAGTGATAATAAAGCTGCTGTAAAAACTATGAATAAGGGTAAGAAGGAAGCTCCTGAGAAGCCCGATGAAGCCAATGAGTCTGGTGCTACCAAGAATGAGGAGCCTGCTGAGGAAATTGATAACAATGATGATATGAAACCTGATAATAAAGCTGCCAAGACATACAAAGAGGGTCTTGATGAGTATAAGATTAAGAAATACGGCAGTATTGAAATTGCTGACCGTGTTCAGGCAATGACGAAAGTTATTGCTGAGGAGTGGAGAGAAAAAGCTCGTAAAACGGGCAAACTGCCAGTTGCAAGAAATGAGTATAAGACCAAACTGTATGATACTGCATTTGAGAGAGTTAAGGAAGAAATGAAGAAAGAGGAAGAAGCTAAGAAAGCCTCTTCTAAGAAGACCAATAAGACCAGATCCACCAGAAGAACTAAATAATAAATATTAAGCGGTTCGACAGTTAACGATGGGGTAACAATGGGGTATAGATTTAATCTATGCCCCAGTAAATATTTATTAATAAAATATGGAGGAAAACACATGAAGAAGATGAGAATGGTAATGATGATTATGATGGTAATGATGGTTATGATGTTTTCATCAACCAGCAACGCAAAACTGGTTGCAAAAGAAGGCCGTTTATCGGTCTATCAAGGGAAATATGGTACCAAGGTAAAATGGATGGGTAAAACCATCCGATGGTATGATTTTTATGGGAAAGTTCGTATCATTTCAGAACGGAAACTCACACGAAAAATGCTAATTAACAGAAAAAACAAAGTTCTCTACATAGAGAGGACAATAGGGAAAGTGCTTAATAACCGTCTTGATGGAAAGACAGCACTTGGGTATATTAGCTACAAAAATTTACAAGGGAAAGTAAAAAAGGGAGATACGATAATATCGTATTTTGTTTATAGTCCATATACTCATTGGATTGATGACTACGATGAGAGATATGACGTATTTGTTAATATTAAACGGAAAGCGGGGTGAGTAGGTTGAAAGGCTATTATACTTCTATAGGATATATGGGTTTAGTTGAAGGGAAATGGATGCTTTTTGCAACGGAAACCGATTATATTGAATACATTGAAGACGATAAATGAAAGGAGGAACTTCAGATGTTCGCTTCGAAAAGATACGAATATGAACCAAGAAAAAGAGAGGCATATCTTGATGCTTTTGATGCTATATCAATATATGGTATCAAGAGAAAAGAGTGGAATTATAAAAGATTCAATATTTCTTCAAGGGAAATGAAAGAAATATGGAATTTTGCTTCAAGAGATGTGAAAGGTAAATCAAAATTTGTATATATATATGAATATGCAATGTAAATAATAAACAAGGAGAATAAAAAATGGAAAACAAAATCGTTTTTGGCTACGTCAACGGAAAACCAGTTTATTCAAGCGATGAATTTGTATTTGCTTGTCGTGGATTTGGTGCTATTGAAACTGATGAGGAACTTCTCAAGTTTGCCGAAAAGAAAACTTATGGTTGGTCGTATAGGATGAGCAAAGGTAAATTTTCAGAATACTTCCTCAGTGATTATTGTATGGATGAACCTGCGAGGTCCCTTACAAAGAAAGAGTTTAATAGACTTAAGGAGCTGCAAATGGAAGTAAGACGCAAAGAGAAAGAAGAGTATGATGCTCAGGAATGGAAATATCTTGAAACTATTTACTGGGCTGATAATTCAGTTGAAGAAGTTTGGGTCAACAAATACGGCGAAAAAGAGAAACGTATGATTGTTGGCCCTCATGGAGATTGTTGCTGATAGTTACATAACTAATTTATGATGAAAGAAAATGGATTTGAGGAGGTAAAAAATGTATAAACCAGAAACAAACAGATGGTTAAAAATTCAGTATACACAGAAAGGAAAACCGTTCTTTTATCATAAAGGACGGCGTATTTCGATGGGAATGGTTGTTCGTACACATAATTCTCCATGGATAAGTGAAACAGCTTTCCCATATTACATTCATGGATATTTTGCGGATGATATATTTAATCCGTTGTTTATCCAGATTAGTAAATCTGGAGCAGCTGTAAAGGTTTTTGTATTCGTAAAGGAGGAAGCGTGATGACAATAGAAGCAAGAGAATTATATTGTTTTACTAATTGCACTGAGCCTTTTGCCACAAAAGCAAAGGAACTCAAAAATGATCTAACGAAGCTGAAAAACCTTGTAAGTGACGCAGCTGGTACATATCATTCTTGGTATTGTACAAAGGAAACTCGTTGTTTTACATCTAAGGATGTTGATGATGTTGTTGTTGCTATCTATGGAGGTGTAAGATGAAAGGAATTGGAAAAATTGCTTGGGAATCTGCTGGATACCGTGAAAAATTTGCAATGGAATGGGGTAAAAGAAAGGTAACCAAGGTAAACAATCATACACTTTGGGTGTTTACCTATTCACCAGATGCCGAGTATCAGGATGCAAATGGTGCGACATTTGATGTAACGGAAATGAGGTGGATTGGCTAAATGCCAATCCATAACTCATATATTAAAGGAGGATACAATGAAACGGAAAATATTCTATATGTTTGTTACTGTATTATTTGTTTCTGCATTATTGTATGCAGGATATATTGACAATATTTTTCTTAGTAACGGATTAATTCACTAATTTATTAAGTGAAAGGAGAACGCTATGAAAAGAAACGTACCGAAAGAAGCTATTGATTTTCTCGAAGGAAGAATGGAAATCACACAGGAGCAATTCGATGAGTGGTTTGTCAATAAAGCAAATCCTTATTATACTCGTGCTATTCAGCGCCGTATGGAATTGATTGAAATCCTTAAACTTGCGAAATCTCATGGTTGCGAGTGTTATGTTACTCCTGGAGATGATGCATATGATTATGGATTTATGATTTTCCCAAAGAAATTGATAAAGGAATTAAATGAACCTTGTCCTATTGATACAATCATGTATATACAAAACGGAGATTTTTGGGGATGGGACTTTTGTATTGAATATATCCCTTCAAATGGAACTGGTACTGGATGTAGATGCAATGAAGAGAGTATTTCAACTATTGATTGGGAAGGACTCTTATTCCAGAGAAGGGAGGGTTTAAAATTCGCAGAAAAACTTAAAGCAAATCTGTATATGAGTGCAGATAGTTTTAAAGAGAAACATTGGAACTTTAACAAAATGATTCAGTTATAAGATTATATAATGGGAGGGAAGAATATGTCAGTAAGTATTAAAAAGAAACTTGGTGTTATTGGAAATCGTAAAAACAACACAATGGAGCTTAGGATTCTTTCATGGTATAATAAGCCAGAAAAGTACGATATCCGTGGTTGGTATGATTACAATGGAGAGGAAAGATTTACGAAAGGTATTTCTATCTCTCAAGAAGAAGCTAATGAGATATATAATATTCTTGCAGATATTGACTTTTCTGAAAAGAAAATAAAGGTGTTTGGTAAAATTCAGCAAGGCAAAAATGAAATTGTTGTTCAGTTAACAAAGTATGGATATGATATCCGATTATTTTCTGATAACTATAGTATTAAAAGTGTAACATTGAACACTTCCGAAACAGAAACTCTTAGAGATATTCTTGGTAATATTTTTGCAAGAGAACCTGTTGAAGCACCAAAGAAACCTATAAATATAGATACTATAACAACAAAAGAGACTACAGAAGATGAAAAAATTATCCATGCTCTTACATCTATCCCTGTTAATGACGGAAATTATCCGATAAAGAAAGCAACTGTTAATCAGCTTAAAGCAGCAATTTTAAAGATGGAAATGAAACCATCTGGAAATAAAACGAGGTTGACTCGTTGTAAAGCAAAATTAAAACAGCTTGAATCACTAAAATCAACCGACAAAATTGTTGAGAAAAATACCGATGAACATGATATTGCAACAAAAATAAGCAAGTTAACCGTTAAAGAGAAAATTATTGAGCCATCAAAGGAAACGGGGAATATCATCAAATTTCCGAAGAAAGATACTACAACAATTAAGAGACTTCAGCCGACCAATAAACATCATAGCTACGAAGAAGCCGAAGCGAAACTGAACAAAGAGCGGGAGATGTTTAAAGGTGACAGAGATACCGAATATGTTATTGATGGTATACTTGAGGCTTGTGTTTCGGATCAGGAGTTTCTTGATAATGTAATGCGACCTGAAAAATCTTATATTGGTGCTTTCCAGTATTTTGCTAATAAGGCAAGGGAAGGTTATTGTATGAGAGTTGGTAATGTGGCTGTAATGACTGCTGACACAGCTTTGAAGTATGCAATAGACTACTTCAATAGTGAAGAACCTAAGAAACCAATAGAAACTAAGAAAAATACATTAATCAAAGCTACTAGTAAAGGAGCAAAAAAATGAGAAAATCTGAAAAAGAAAGACTTATTAAAAAGTATATGGTTAATATCCCTAAGTTAACTTCGTTCCAGACGGAATGGATACGAAAGGAAACTGCACATTATATTCTTGTTAGCAAAGACAATGATGGAAAACATCATGGTTATTGTACAAGATGCAAAAATGAAACCAATCTTCCAAAGACAAAACATCGTGATAAAATTAATTGTCCAGTTTGTGGAAAGGAAATGGAAGTAATTCATGAATGGAGAGTAAAATCTTTTCCTGAAACAATCGACTGGATTGCTATCCCAAAGGCAATCGACAATACAACGTTGATGCTTAGATATGTCGTTTGTTTTAAAGTGGGTAAACATGAAGAGGTGGAAGAATGTGCAAGGCTTGTTTATAATCCAATAACTGAATCATATCATACATTTGAGATGATTGATGGAGAATGGAAATATTCAAGTCGTAGATTTTTTGCAGAATATTATATGTGGAATTTCCGTAAATGGTGTTGTCTTCCTGCTGATGGATATAAACCTCTTTGGAAAAAGGAACTTAAAAAGCTCGATTGTCTGAAAGATTTTGAGTTTATGAATAGTTTTACCCATTCAAGTTTATATGCACACACAAGTATAAGTGTTCTTGTAGATAGAAAAAACTTATATGAAAAATTGTGTAAGGCAGGTCTTACAGAACTGGCAAAAGATGATTTTGATATGTGGGGAAAAAATTATTACGCAAGAAAAATGTGTATCAATCCTATTTCCAACAAAACATCTTTAAAAGGTATGTTGGGTATCAATAAAAACCAACTGAAATTATTAAGAGAAAATCAAACTATAAAAGCATATCAATTAATCAAAATAATTCCCAATATTAACCAGGAGTTGATTGATTTATGTCTTCGGTCTAAGGTAAATGATGATGTAATAAACCAAATCATCAACTATCGTCTAAGTCTTGAGAAAACACTTAAATATTTTATTAAGACTGGATGTAATCATAACGAGTGGATACATTATGTTAGTATGTTAATAAAATTAAGATATAAACTCGATAAGAGTAATCTATATCCAAAAGATTTTCGCAAATCAGATAATCGTGTATCTAATGAATATATGAGAAATCTGGATATTATTAAGCAGAACGAAGATATATTTCATAACAACTTAATTAAAAACATTTCTATTGGACTACACAACAATAAGGAATTATGTAAGTTTTTTATTGGGTCAGATGGACTTCAGGTATTAATTCCTGAGACAGTTGATGAACTTAGAAGGGAGGGAAAAGCACTTCATAATTGTCTTGGGACTTATGTGGATAGATATGCGGAAGGCAAAACACTTATATTTTTTGTTAGACGCATTGAAGATCCGACTGCACCGTATATAGCAATGGAATATTGTCATGGAAGAGTAGTACAGTGCAGATATGATTATAATAAGAGAGTTGAAGATGAAAAAATTATTGGTTTCACCAACGCTCTTGCAGAAGCACTTGCAAAAGAAAAAATCTTAGTTGCTTAAAAGGAGGTATTATGAAAGGATTTACACTTTATGCAAAAGGTAAAGATGTTTTTATTGAAACATCATACAGTCGTAAAACAAAGGAACTTGTCAAGAAAATTATCAGAGCTATGAATGGAACTGGAAAATTTGATATTCCTGATAATACTGCTGGAATTGATGCAGTTATGTACAATCTTCTCAAGGCAGAGTGTGAAATTCATACTTTATCTAACGGAAGACAATATTACGAAATTCATGGTGATGGTTTCGGAGGTCGTGGTTCTTTCACAGATGATGGATCAACAATTATTATTAAATTATAATAGAAAGGAGATTAAAGATGGGAACATCTGCAAAAAGAAAACAGGAATTGCATCCAGAAAAGTATGCTTCAGACGTAATGAAATACTATATGAAAGCAATGATAACTATAAGAGAAATTGACCGTCTTGGCAATATATCTATTGATGCACAAAAAGAAGTACACAGGATTAACCGTCAAGGAAAATTAACAGGATATATCTGTTAAAGTTTGTGTTGACAAAAAGCAAAACATAAATATAATTATTAAAACAAGGAGGATATATTATGGCAAACGTAAACACATACACGCTTATTAATTATTTTGATGTGTGGGGAAACAAGAAAGACGGTTATGAGGTTAACAACCAGTGTATCGAAAAAGATGATATTAGTATTACGGATGATGCAACGCCAAAGGAAATATGCGAATATCTCAAGTCGATAAAAATGCTTGCGACTTCCGATATGAGAAAATTGGAAGTTATTAATCTTGGTGATGGATTTGAAATCAACGAACGGAAAACGGGGAAACCGCTCTTTGGTCTTCACATGAATTATTAAAAGGAGGACGCACTATGAAAGAAATCAAAATCGACCCGATGCAAGCCCATTATACTCAGTTCTCGAAATTTCTCGACAAACTGAGCGAAACAGACCAGAAATTTACAATCTGGTATCTGTTGGAAGGTTATAAAGCGGGGTTGGATGACGAAATCAACAATGCAAAAGAACCGAAAACAGTGAGTGAAATGTATGCTCACTTGAAAATGTGTGAGATGTCAAAGGCTATTAAAGATTTAAGAGATGTTCTTCTTACTGAGATTTTCTAAGAAAGGAAAAATATTATGAAAAAAAGAGAATATATTATCTATATGACACCCGTTTCTACCGACTATTGTTTTATGGATTTTGAATATGCTATGAAACATAACTGGAGTTTAAACGCTTATGTTCCTGTCTGGCGTGGAACTATTGAAAGCGAAACCATTAACGGTGCGCTCGAAAAACTCTTCAGAATATTCAATACCGAAGAGCGTCCATCTGAATACTGCGGAAGATCTCTGAGTATGAGTGACGTAGTTATACTTGACGGAAAGCCATACTACTGCGACAGATTTGGCTGGAGCGAATGTCCAGACCGCTGATTAATTGATTATTTCAGTTGATTATTAAACCGCTGAATTTCATGAGCAAACAGGACACCAAATGTACGGTGCTTTTTAATTAAGGCAAATTGAAATTTAGCGGTAATTACAATTTAATATCAGAATCTACTGGTGAATGCGTTCGCCAGTAGTCATGTGATATTAAATTATGTTTCAAAAAGAAAGGAGTAACTCGATGACTAAAATTACTGTAACTGAGGTTCATGATTTTATCAATATTTCCACAGGAAAAACCTGTAAGGTTATTTCCGAACGGAAAAAGGATTGTGTATTCCATGTTACTTTCCGTGGATGGAATCCATTTCCGTGTTTTTCAATGGAAACAAGTTGGCATCCGTTCATAGATTGGATGACTAACAACGGATGGATTGAACTTGCAGGAGTCAATCGCACTGTTGTAGAGAAGGAGGTAAAGTCATGAAAAAAGTATTTATTATTTGGAGCACTATGAATCAGATGGGATTCGGTGTTGAAGTCGAAGAGAAAGATTATGAAAAGGCAAAGGAAATTGCCTTGGAGGGTTGGTATCAATGGAATAATCCAGAAGAATATCCTGACTACGAACAGGTAGGATATGCTGAACCGTCAATGATATTAATGGACGAAGCAAATATCAAATATCGTATTCTGGATGAAAATGAAATTACCGATCCTAATGACCCAGATAGTTTTATAAAGGGAATAGAGGTGATTGAATGAAACTGAGAAAACGTTATACAATCGAATATATAGATAACGAAAAAGACTTGGAACGTCTTAAGACATATCCCAATCCATGGGAACTATTTAAGACAAAAGTGTTTGAAGAAGACAAACCTCATGAGGTTTACACTGGGGCAGAAAGTATTGACGGGAAAGCGTGGAAAACGTTTATGCTGTGGTCAATTTGTCCTGACCAGATATATCTTAGCAATGCAAATAATGTAACTCATCCGCTGTTTTGTAAAATGTGGATGGAACTTCTTGATGAAGACGGAAACGTAGTTTATGAAGACTACTGTGATTTGCCGTCAACATCAAAATACACATTCTTCACTGCTATTAATCGTCAAGTTCTTAATGAGCGAGATAATGCAAGAGAAAAAGTTTCCGCTTTTGAAAAGGAACTTGAGCTTTATCGTTCATTTATTAAACAGTGTCACGCAGAGAAAATATTTGATGAATTTAGGAGGGAAAACGTATGAGTCTTAACTGGAATTGGGATAAAAAGGTTGGCGAGGTTACTTTTACTCAGGAGATTGATGGAGTCAAAAAAGACTTTGTAAGCAATCTTTATAACGGAAATGCATGTTTGATTATGGTGTATGAATACACTGATGAGAATGATGGTAAAGAAAAATATCAACTTACTGGTTTCTTTGCCGACAAAACTCACATGAAGCGTTGCCTTGGTATTGATAAAAGATACAAACAAACGCTTGGAAAGAACATGTATGAGGATTCATGGGATCGACTTACAAAAATCCGTCTCAACAAGGCAAAATGTCGTGATGTTAAGGATATTGTTATGGCATTCTATGAGGCTTTTAATAATATTACTATTGAATTATACACGGAGGAATAATAATGAAAAAATACCGTGATAGTTATGGAAAAATCTATACAATCGAAGAACTTAAAAAACATTATTCGGAGATCAAAAAAGAAACCGTTGATAAGTTATTTCCAGATACATTCGAACGTTTTCTGGAATGTGCGCTTAACAAGAACGGAGATTTAGAGGAGATTGCACCAGATTTTGACATTGAAAACCGACGTAGATGGACAGCAACAAAAATCGCTGCTCAGAGCGAAATGAAGTATGAAGAAATTCTGAACATTCTCCAGAAATATAATATTCATGGTAACTGGACACTCTGGGAGATTAACAATCGCCCAGTTGATTATGATGAGTTAACGGAAATGGTTGAAGAAGAATTAAGGAGGTAAATTAAGATGCAGATTCCAAGAAATTATGAAATCAATGTAGTTACACCATCAGAAAGAAACGCAGCTTATGGTAGACATTATTGCCGTATTGAACTCGGTGATTGTCTTCCTGAGAAAGCAATGGAGAAATTCCAGTTTATCAAGGGAATTTTTCCGAATGATTGGAATATTTCTCTTCGTGAGATTATTTGTTACGGAAAGGAGATTGCATAATGAACAAATATTTAGTTACTTATGAAATTGAGGGTGAAATGCAAGAACCAGTTATTGAAACTGCAATGGAAATATTTAAACGTATGGAATTTGATGATTGCTACGATATAAAAATTCGTAGGTTAGATTGGTTGAAACCTTACAATACATACGATGAATATAGAATGGAATTTAGTCCGTATCCATCTTGTGAGTATCGTGGTGTTTGGTGTAACACAAATCCTTATACTGGAAAATTAGATCCGCTTAGAGTGGAAATCAGGATGAAATTTGGAACTATGGAAACGCTTGATGTTGGATATATGGAAGAGCATTGAGGAGGAATACAAATGAAAGTGCTTGCAGTATCTTTAAAAGGTCAAGAATATTTTTTCAGAGCATCAACTGCTCATAAGGTAAGTGAGCGGTCTGCTAAGAAAATCATGGACGCTCTCAATAAAGCCAGATATGGTTTGAAGGAAAATGAAGTATGGCATATTCATGATGTAGATATATATGATAATGCATATGCTTATGCCAGTTATCAGGAATTCAAAATTTACAAAGGGAACATCAGAGAAAGGAGATGATACGTATGAAATACACAAGCCCGAAAAAGAAAGAAGAAATTATTAAAGCTATAATGGATGTGTTTAATGACGTTCAGAAAACTCTTGAGGATGAAACCCAACGTAATGACCGAAATTACGGTCGTTATATTGCGATGATGGATCTTCTTCAGAGGGTCAAGATTTATGAAAAGGAGGAATGCAAATGAATGCTTGTTCAGACAGAATTGTAGGTACTGGAATTACCTACAAAACCTACAATCTCACAGGGAAACCGATTAGAATTAAATTAAATGATGCATGGGATCATTTTCTTTACCATGATGTGTGGTTACCCGCTCATGTGGTAGCCGAGTATCCGAAGTTTCTGATTGTGGAAATTGAACCACATATTAATCCAAATCAGAGTTTGGGAGTAAGTAAACCTTATCAGATTGGGATTAATAAAATGGATATTCATTTTGGTGATGTAGAAATAAGCGAAATGATTTAAAAAATAGGAGAATAAATTATGGCAAAAATTATTTATATTGATGACAATGGAAATCAGGAAGTACTGAAAGAAGGAAATATTTATAAGTATGATGTATTTTTCCGAGATGATTATTTCGGAATGAAACTATTTGGTCGTGAAGATATTGCTATGAGGATTGAAGATAATTATGATCGAGAAGCAACGGATGACGAAATTGATGAAGTTATTAAACATGGTGGTAAATGGTGGGGATTGAATGATTGCACAGATGGAGAATGGAATTGTATTGATGACGAAATCTTTGCAGTTCTTGGTAAACCAGAAGAATATTATGAGGAATATTATGAAGAAGATGAAGATGAGGAATATTGATAATGAATATTAAAACATACAGAAACAAAAGAAACCCACACAAAATCATTGATGTAAAGTACACAAATGATCGCCACTATATGTGGCGGCAGCGTATGGTGTTTGATAATGGAGTTATAAATCCTGTCGGCACAAAGAAAGGAGGATTTCGCCGTCAGAACAAGAGAACGATTGATGAAGTGTTGGAAGATTATGAAAGGAAATGAGTATGAATATTAAAACAGTCTATTTTCATATCAATGGAACGCCAACTAACATTACAGATGATTGCAATGTTAAAGATAATTATATTATGGCAGATTTAGATTATACAAAAGGAAAAGGATATACTTGGTCAATCCGTCCGATTGGTCAGTATACTATCTACGATGAAAAATATGGAAACGCAGTTATGAACAGAGTCACAATACATCTCAATAAGAATATTCCTGAAATTTATGATGAATGCTTGGTGTCATGCAGTAGGCGTGGTAAAGCAAAGGAAAAAGAAGCTATTGAGTTGTTTAATTGCAATGTATATTCTGCCATTAAACATCGTCTTAAATATGATGTGGAGGTGATTGAATGAAAACAATAGAAGAAATTAAAGCGAAAATCAAAGAACTTGAAGACGATAGGGATTGGTCGGAAGATCCTCGCAATAATTTCTCTGACCCATGGGAAGATGTCCCAGTAATAAACGCTCAGATAGATATTCTTAAATGGATATTAAACGAAGAAACGATTTAAAAGAGGTGATTGCATGAACCATAAAATTTATCACGAAAGGATGTTTATTAACAATCTTATTCTCTCTCAACTTAATGGAGATAAAGAAAAAATTGAATTGATTAATAATAAAATTATTGAATGTAAAAAGGAGTACAGAAAGTGGCTCAAAGAGAGACATGATTTGTACTATGATTATTATGGGAAACCGATTGGTATAATAACCGCTTCTCATTGGGAATATGATAGCGGTTGGATGAAGGTTTTCATTAAGGATCAGCATTGGTCTGAAGAAGAGAAACTGAAATTCATTGAAGATAATTGGATACATTGTAGATATAGTGCATATGATTGCACTGGACAGATATTTACATGGGCAATAGATGTATTCAATATTCCAAGTGGAGTGGTAGCTTACATCCGTAATGCAATGGATGTTTGATTAAGGGAACTGTTGAAATGCAGTTCCTTTTTTGATTCAAAGGAGGTTGCTATGGCAAAGAGACACGTAAAATGGAGCGACCTGTCAATCAAGAGATTTGTCAGAAAGGCAAGAACAGCGCTGAAAAAGTATCTTGCTAATGTACATAATCTCCATGTATCTATCATGAACGGAAATGATAAGACGGGACGTAATTGTTACACCGTTTCGTTACTTCCGATCATTGATTGTTGTAATTGTAGTGAATGCAAATTCCATTGTTATGATGTTCAGCACGATGTGATTAACAATGGTTGTTTGCATCAGAGACTTGTCAACTCTGCTATTCATAAGACAGACCCAGAGCGGTACTGGAATGAAGTTGAACTTCAGGTAAAAGCATTATTCATTACTGAACTCAGAATTAATGTCGGCGGTGATTTAACCGAGGAAGATTTTGAGTACATTAATGAGATTGGCAAGAGAAATCCAAGATGTGATTTTCTGTTCTTCACCAAGAACTATGATGGTTGTAATAATTGGCTTGACAACCATGACGGAAAATTTGTTTCAAATGTTCATCCGATTTATTCAAGGTGGCCTGGTATGGAAATGAAAAATCCATATCATATTCCCGAAAGTCACGTTCTGTTTCCAGATGGAACAACAACTGCTCCAGAGTTTGGAGCATATTTCTGTGGTGGAAATTGCAGTTATTGTCATTTCCATAAAGAGGGATGTTGGGTTCTGAAAAATGGAGAACATGTAATTTTTGAAGCACATTAATATAAAATATTAAAATACATATTGACAAGATACAAAAATGGAGGTAAGGTCATGGTAGTATTTAAGAAAGTAAGGATTCTCAAAGATGGTAATGTTTATCCTCTGTTCATCGACAAAAAGAAACCATTTAAGTTTGGTGAATGGATGAGAGCAGAATATCATCCTACTAATGGGTTTGCTCCGAGATCTCTTGGTAAGGATGAAAATGGAAATGAGATTGGCGGTTATCATTGCTGCTTTGAGCCTGTTGCTCCTCATATTGCAGATGAATTAAAATCTGGCGAAAAGCGTGTCTGGATGATGTGTGAAGCGAAGGGAGAAATGAAGAAGTATGATAGACCAGAATCTCAGGGAGGAGCGTGGTTGCTTGTTGAATGGTTGAAACCAATTAAACTCATTACGGTTTAAGAAAGGAGACTTAAATATGAGAATTCCAAATTGCGTATCGAATTATTATCTTGATGAACAAGAAGATTACAATCATGAATGTGAATTGTATTGGAATCGTCAAGAGTGGTATAAAGCAAATGCTGAGTATCGCCGCCAGAAATACATTGATGGTTGTAATGAAATCCGCTTTTATCCTACTGAATGTGAACATTGTCAGTACGGAGAAGAAGCAAAACCTGATAGTGAATCAGATGATATGCCGACAATGATTTGTAGTAACTGGAGAACTTGTCCAGTGTTTATAAAAGATGCAAAGGAAAGTTTTCCAAATGTATCACTTGAAGAATATTGCCAATGGCGAGAAGAATATGTAGAGAAATTAAAGAAGGGAGAGTGATGTAATGAAAACAATGATTTTAATGTTTTTATAAATGAATTAAATATTGAAAAAAGAGAACTTGGTAAAGTTGAGTGGATGTAAAGGGTGATGATTATATGGTAAAACCTAAAAAAGAAAAGTTATGGGTAAATGGTATGTATAGATTGGATGATGATATGGGATGCCACTGTTGTTATCATTATTACCAAAACAGATGTAATGCATACGGAAAAAGATTTGACGGTGGTTACTGTACGAAATTCATTCATAAAAATAGTTACAATAAACCAAAAGTTGATGAGTATGAATTGTATATGTCAACCTGGAATTAAGTAGGAACATATTTAATAGTTAATATATAAGGAGAATGGGATATGATTAAGAACGAAAGATTTATTTGCGGAACAGTTAAAGAATGTGTAGAAGAAATTTGGAAAATGATTAACTGGTGGGAAATGAGATTCCCAGAGTTTGATTTCTGCGGTAGCTGTGATATTGAAGAACTTACAGAAGAGGAACTTGATACTGTAAAAAGTCCAAGCGAATTAGGGAGCGACTGGAGTGGATGTAAAGAAAATTTTGACTTTGACTCAAAAGGATGTTCGATTAATCTTATTTTTGGTTATTATGGTGGTGGCTGGTTTCGTTCGATGTGTATTGAATATGAAGAGCGAAATGAAAAAGAGTGTATTGTGAATGACATAATCAATATTATTTGTGACGTTGCAGATCTTAAGCCTGATTGGAAAACTGTATTTGAGCTTATTAAAGGAGAGTGATTAAATGAAAGGACTTCAAGGTAACATGATGTTTAACAATCTTCTCAGTTACGAACGCAAAACACTTGAACGTCTTGCTGAAATTGAGCAAGAAGATGCAGACCGCTGCGAAGGATGTGGCGGGGAAGATTGTGTTTGCTGTGAGTATTATATAGATCGGCAGAAATGGGAATCTCCAGATGAATTGTTTGGTTATCCACTTTATGAGGATTATGAGTGGTGTGGTTCTTGCGGTTGGGAATATGAAGATGAAGAGGAGGAATGGTAAATGAAGAGATGATTTAATAAGAGAGAGGATTGTTGGTTATTATCATGGAAAACTTGAGCAAAATAAATAATATAAAAGGAGATATGAATATGGAAAAGTATGTCGTAATCAAAACTCATAATTTTGATCCTGAAACAGAAGCTGTTGAATTTACTGATTATCGCAAAGCAACTGCATATCTTCATTGGATGTGGGAAGATTATTATAATGATATGATGGTAGATGATGACCCAGAAGATGATGATATTTCTCACCTTGACGAAGAGGAATGTTATCATGAAGAAACGTATGCAAAAGTCCAGTGGGATGATGGAGATTGCACAGAATTTATATTAGCTGAAATTACTCCACAGAGAAAAGGCTTCCCTGAAAACTGGGAAAAGTATGCAATGTGAATGAAAGGAAATATATAATGGAAAAGTATTATTACTGGATTGACACAGATTATCATTATGGAGATTTTTCAGTTCCTAAGTTCGCATTTTTCCGTGGAGAAATTGTTGACGAAGAAAAAGATCGCAATTCAGAAAAATGTCTCTTCTGGGAAGAATATAAAAATCTGGACGGATATGATGAATGTGTGACGGAATATGGAGATGTTGATACCGAAAGAGCATGGAAACTAATTGACGAGTGTATTAAAAGCAAACTTGGTTTTCTTCCTGACTATGAAGTAAACTGAAAATCTCAAACAAAAATTAAATTAAGAATGGAGAATATAATATGAAAGAAATTTATTCAGTAGAAATTGACAGATACAATCCGATGGCACTTGCTAATGTGCTGAGAGAACTTAGTGATGGGATTTCTGATTTTGAATATGAGTGGAGATTGTCAGTGAACGCTGGTGGAATCGATTATGGAGTCTATCTCAATGTAAATATTAATAGAAAAGAAATTGAGATCTGTAATCAGCCTGAATATGGTACAGACGGAGATGATTTACTTGAAGATATTCTTGAGAATTTTGAAGAAAACGAAGATGATGAGGAGGATGAATAATATGAAGAATTACATGAATTTTAAAGAGTTTAGAACTGATCTGAATAAAGCAATGGAGGATATTGCAAAGAAATATAATATCACACTGACCGCTGGTAATATCACTTATGACAATACAACGTTTACTATAAAGGTAAATGGAAGACGAGATGATGTAGATGTTGATAAAGAAAAATTCATGGAAATGCTTGGCTATATGCAGTACTACGGATTCAAGGAAGACGATTATAAGAAAGAATTTGAAGTGAAAGGAAGAAAATATTATCTGGTTGGGTTTAAGCCAGGTAATAAGTATGATGTTGTTGCCCAGCGTGATGATGGAAAACAGTTTGCAATGGTGAGTTCTGGAGTTATAAAGGCACTTGGTAGATAAAGTTAAAAATAAGGAGATGATTGAATGAAAATTTCAAAAGTTTATAAAAGAGGAAAAAAATTATTCCGTTATGATTATGATAATGCTTTAGTACTTTGGGTGTTTAAAGCAACCAAAAATGAAATTAATGATAATAAGGAATGGCAAGAGAAATATGGTAAGAATTTATGGGATATTGATGATGACGGATATATTGAGATATCTTCGGTTGGTCTAGGGAAAGCTAACTGGACAAATAAGGATGCCAGAGATGGTTATTTAGATTTGTGGATTGATGAACTTGAAGAAGAAAGTCGCTGGTTGGCAAAAGAATTTGAAATGTATGGTTAAAAGGAGATGATTAAATGATTAGATGTTTTATGGACGGTGCAATTGATTCAAAAAGCAAATGTGCAAAATGTTGCATTTATTGCAAAGAAAAATGCGATTATAGATGTGAATTGAGTAAAGAATGTAAGACAGAAGCTGATGTATTTAATAAAAACTGTGTTAATGCATATGAAGAATAAAATAAAAATTTGAAAGGAGATGATTAAATGTGGCATAAGTTTGAGTGTTTGGTGATAGATAGTAATGGAGTAAAAATAAAGATTATCGGAGATTTTGAAGACAGACTACATGCATCTATATGGTTAACATGTATGGGATATAGTGTTGTCAGTATAACAGAACTAAATGAAATCCAGATTTTATGAAAGGAGATAAAATTAATGATCGAATGGATTCTTCAGTTGGAAGGTCAGAATATGTTACAGGTTCATTATTCAAGCGGATATGATCGTTATATATATCCTGATGGTTATGGAAACTATGAAACAAATATGACACGACCGCAGCGGAATTTCATGGATAATTCCATAAAAGTAGAAATGCTTAATGCAGATGGTTGGTATAGAAAATTCTATTACTGGTTGGATAAAGATAATCCAAATAAAGGAATCATGTCACAGGTTAGAATTAAAAATCAGTTGTATGGAAATCGTTAATTATTAAAAGGAGATGGTGTTATGAAATTATATTGGCCGATGGCAATTATTAAACGTGGTAAAGAGTGGGATATTCAGCACACATACGATGCTGCAATGTCTTATGAAAAGGCAATGGATGCAATAAAGATATGGAGAGATGAGTATAAATTCGAGATTATTTCTTTCTGGATTGATATTACTGATAACGGAAAGAAAATTGAGAGAAGCACTCCGTATGTATATCTTGATCTTGTAAAAGAACTCTGGGCAGATTTTGGAGATGTTCCGATGAATCCTGAAACGGAATGCATCGAAGATTTCTGGGGAAGATTTATTCCAGGAGATCACAGAGAAGAGATTTGGCACTGGTTTGAAGAAACATTTCATGTTAGTGTTGCGAAAGATTTGATGTGATATAAGTCGCCTTTGAAAGGAGATGGCATAATGAAAACATACATTATTGATTATGTTGTCGGCAATACATACAAGGTTAAAAAGGTAGAAGCGGAAACGGTTGAACAAGCATTAAAAAAAGCAAGAGTCAAGTCAATTGTTGATATCAACATTGAAGAATACATTGTGAAAGATAAGTATCAGCTGAGAGACTTTTGATAAAAACACGTTTGATGAAAGGAAGTAATTGCATGACAGTAACAATAGCAGTGGAAAGAAATGCAGCCATAGAAGTAACTTGTGAATGGGAGAGAAACTGCTACCATGCCAGAGTTTATGAGAATTGGGGTGGTGAATGGCATCAGACACATGAAAGTAATCCTTATTCAATAAAAGAAGACGCAATGAAGTCATATAAGAGATTTGTTAAAAGGTATATTAAATAAAATAAAAGACACGTTTGATGAAGGGAGATGATAGCGTGACATATATTGTTTCATTCCAGTATTCCGAAAACGTTTATTGTACAAATCTGGCAGTTGGAACGCATGAAGCGGTTGAAAAGGAATATTCAAAATATCCATGGTGTTCAATCAAAGAAGCAACCACGGGGCAGGTTGAAGAAGCGAGAAGAAAAGGAATGCCGATTATTAAACTTTAATAAACCGGTTATTTGAATGGAGATGATAAAAAATGAGTCCTATTAAAAGACTGGAGAACATTGAAGATGCTGGTGGACGCTATAATCTTGCTGTGTGGAAAAACGGAAATCATGTAGATGGTGATTTATATATAAATAGTTTTGAAGAAGCAATGAAACTTGCGAAAGAAAATGATGCGGATGAGATAGAAGCTGCCATCTGGTATTCTGAAGATGATTATAACAATAGGATGGAAGCAGATGATTATATTGTAGTATGGCATAGATAAAACAACGATTTGAAAGGAGAAAAAATATGATTAATGTATTTAATCTTGACACTGGAGCAACTTGGAGTTTCTTTGCAAAAACACCATATGAAGCAATGGAAAAACTTAAATATACTCTGGATTTGAATCATAAAGATGAGAATACTGAGATATGTGAGACGAAGAGTGGTAGATGTTTGTATATGGATCATAGTGGTCAAACATGGGCTGTTGTTAAATAGAAAGGAAATTGGACTATGACAGATAAACAAATTAAAACAATGTTTTCTAAAGAAGTATTAAAATTTAAAGACAAATCTGCCGAGATGTGCTTGAGAAGAATTCTTTTTGAAGAGAAAAACACAATTAATTGGCAAGACGCATATAAAGTGGCATTGGATGAGATGCCTGAACTTGTAAATTACAAATGTTAATAGAGTTTATATTGTACATGATTTGATTAAGAGAGGAAAAGTATAATATGACGATTAAAAAATTGAAAGAAATGATTGCTGATTTGCCTGATAATATGAGAATTTATTCTGATGATGGAACAGATTTTTTTAAAGACAATTCTGAGTTTATTTGTATTGCAGTAAATGATAGATATAATATGGCTGTATTTCAAACAGTAAAGGATATTGATGTAATAGAAGAGACAACTGCTGCTTTAGAATATTTTAGCAAGAATGATTGGAATGAGTTGGACGCTATGATTGAAATGGTTGAAATGGGATATCAGCCAGAAGATTTTCTTGATTCAGAATGGGCAAGAGAATTTATGGAAGATCATGGATTGATTTGAAAGGAGATGATTAAATTGTATGATTATTGAATATTTCAATTATTTTAAAATGTGAAAGGAGTTCTAAAAATGGCAAAACAGATTCAAATGGCGAAAATTGTTTGTAACGGAGAAATCAGAGTGATTCGATTCATGTATGTTGATCACCCATATAGAGTAATTAAAACATGGCACGAGGATGGCAAAAAGAAAACTGAGCAGCTATATAGATCAAATACATATGATGGAGCAATGCGTTTCATTTGGAGACATATAGAAGATAATTATAAGGAAATAAAAGATGAGTGAAAAGGTGGCTGAAGAGATTGTTGATAATTTTACATTTAAAGAAGTTGAAGAAATTGTGATGAGAATTATAAATGGTGAAACAGTAAATAATATAATTCAAGATATTATTAAAAGGAGATAAAAAATGAAATTTGTATGGGAAATCACAAAAGAAGATTGGAAAAATTATCCTGAAGAAATAAGAAAGGCTGCTGAATGGGATACTAAATCATATGGATTTGATGATGGAGATGTTAATACGGCTGGAGTTTTCGGTTGCTGTCGAGTTGGAGATCTTGTTTTTGATTTTAGAGCCTGGGGTGAATACAGTCACTATGGTATTGGATATGAATTATATGTTGGTGGTGTAGATACTGGTTATAATAAAACGCAAAATGGATATCCATATGATATATTTCCATATTATAGTGAGTTTCCGTCCAGCGTTTTAGATATGGAACTTGAAGATTTTGAACGTATTGCAGAACCTATACTCGAAAATTTTATTAAAGAACATGCAAAAAAGTATCATTATGCAGATTTGATAGCTAAAGCAAATGAAGATACTAATTATGAATTATAAGAAAGGGGTGTGATAATATGACAGAAAGGATGATTGTTAAAGGCATTAAGAATAATGATTATTATTTCTTTGATTATCCTGAAGATGATGAAAAAGAAGATGGTATCGGATATGTTGATGTTGATAATGAAGTTGGTTTTCATTTATGCACTAAATCAGCATTATATGATGATATGAGTGGATATGTTGATGAATTACAGAATGAAAAAGAATTACCTGAAGGAAGATATATTGTAACATATTATTTCTTCAATAGCGATTGCGATCTTGAACAACGAGTTGATTTTGGTATTAGTAAAAATGAAATTATTCATAATGTAATTAGCCAAAAATATATTGAGGGAGCAGATTACTTCCTTATTGAACAGTTTATTAAATATTGAAAGGAGATAAAATTATGATGAATATTAATTGGAAAGAAGTTTGCGACAAGATTGATTGCTATAATGATTTGATGGAAAATGATTATGGATATGCTGAAAGCAATCCATTAGAAGCGATTGAATGCGCTGTAAATAATGGATGTATGATTGATTTTGATAATATGGTTTATCTAAAAGAACTTCTTGGGATTGATATTTCATATGATTTATATTCTTTTATAGATAAACATTATGATGGTGGATTAATGGAACTTGATAAATCAGATCTTCCTTATTTAAAATGGTTGATTAATGACTATATAAGAAATAAAAATCATATTTCAAGTGACGAGCTTTGGTGTGGTTATGATTTTGAAAAACATGAAGATAAATATGGATTTTGTGGATGGCATGAAAGAGTAATAAAAGGAATTGAAAAAGATATGAAAATGGTAAGTGTTTGTATTTATGCTGATACAACTGGACTTTTTAGTGAAGCGGAATGTAATCGAAATAATCTTGTTGACATGTATTTTCCATTATGGGTTATCAAGGAATGGTATGATACTGATGAGGACGGTTTTAAGTTTGAAACAGCAGATGAACTGGATAAATCACTAGAAGAATGCACATTTGAAGATTGGTTTAATAATGTATATACTGCAGAAGATACTGATGGATTATATGATTTCGCTATTCAGAATGGTGTTAAACCAATTTTTTATGTTGACTATCATACATATGTGTACTGCAGAGATGAAGATGGATATATAATAATTA